AAACATTTCTGAACACCTTTTTCAGTTAAACCTTTACGAAGAACACTTTCATTGATTGGTTGATCAAATGGTGCAGAAGATTTCATTTTTCTTTTCTGAGTTCCCCCACCGAATGGGGCATCATAAGCAAAACCTCCAGCTGATCCAGCTCCACCCCCTGCTGATGTCATCTCATCAATTTCATCTGGAAATTTTTTATCAGCTTGAGCTACACGAGGTCTTTTTTTAGTTGCGTGTGGATTTGCGTTTGGATTCGCATTTGGCTCTTCGTTTGGATACTGCTTTTCAGCTTGAGCTACACGAGGTCTTTTCTTTAATTCCTCTAATTCCTCTTCCTCTTGAATTTTCGATCTAATCAAAGCATCCTCTTTAGCTTGCTCTTCCTCATCAATTCCATCCGACTCGAACAAATTATCCATACTGCTTAAGAATGAATTAACATCTCCTATCACAATACTTTCTACAACTGATTGTGTTACGTCAGTTTCAACTCTATCATCGACTCCGATTTTAGATTGGGTTAAATAAGCCGCTTCTTTCTTAGCTGCCTCGTCTAATATTTTCTTCATGTCTTTTTTGAATTTTTTCATGTCTGATAAGCTCATATGTAAGTCTTCGTGTACGAAGAAACCTCCATCAAACTCTCTGTGACCTTGGAATACCGCTTTTTCAGTAGTTCGGTAAATCATGTGGATTATCTCATTTTCAGCATCGATTTGAAAGCTTGACTCAACAAACATTCTCTTTCCACCGTAAGAAATCTGCTTCTCTAGGTAAGAGTTGGTTTTACTGCCAACTTTAACATTACACTTCCCACCTTCTCCAAGACCTGCTCCGTAAACGTTTCCGTCACCATATTCTCCTGCGTGAGTTTCCGTGCATTCAATCCCTAAAGCTTTGAAAGCCCTCATAGAGGCTTCTTCCATTGTTTCTTTAAGAAAAGTATAGACTTCCTGCTTCATTTTTTGATTCTTTTCAAAATCTTCATTACGAGGCACAAAACCTTTTGGATAAGTATTATTTTTCATCTGAATGCGTTTTAAACTAAATAGTTGAAAATTAGCATTTGTAACATTTTTATAGATTTTGCGTTATAAATAGAAATAGCAGCGAACATCATTATGGCAACCTTACTAACGAAAGACCTTACAAGGGAATCGACTGAAGTGGTCGATGACAGAAATTTGATTGTTACCCTTACAGAGGATCAAGAAATAGAAATGCGACTTAAAGGCGCACGATCTGATCCTAAAAGTATCGGTATACTTGAGCTTTATGAAAATTTATCTGGAGGAAGTCCTAAAGAGAGTCCTCAAGGTTCTTGTAAGTCTGACAACGGAAGATTGATGGTAAGTCTTTATGACCTTAGAAGTGCGAATGCGATTTCTACTCTGTCTTATGAAGATAAAGTAAAGTTTGAGAAAATTATTGTTGATTTGATTAGTATTAACTTCTAATCATTCCTTTTTTGATCCAGACTTTCCAAGTTTCTTCAGATTCTCCTTGAATGCCCGGGTTATCTAGGTACATCGAATCCTTATACATATATCCTAGAAATCTCTTTGTTTCTTTGATTTCATATTTGACCTTATGATCATCATAGTAGTAATCGAACTCTATATTTAAGTCTCGATTAATTTCATTAACAGGAACTTTATATGATTTTCTTCCATACACAGGTTTAGCATATAGCCAGAAATTGTAGTTCCATGCTAGGTTTTTTAAATAAAATCTGATACGGGAGTGTTTCCAAATGTTTTTTAGTTCCATAGGGGAGTCACGTCTATTGATGACATAAGGAAATATATCAAAAATAAACCAAAAATCAAAAGAGCGGCAAACACAAACCAACTAATTACTGTGATTCTAATTCTTTCCATTGGAGAAGAACTTTCGTAGCTTGCTGCTTTTCTTGTTTCCTTCCAATCAATCAGTAGGAGTCTAAATACAAGAATATCAATTACTAGCAGGATCATCATGATCCCCTTGAGTACTATTACCATCTTTGTTATCTTGTGAAAGTTGGGTGATAAAAAAAGAAACCTGATCTATCGAGATTTCTGTTATTGCCAACTTATCAATTTGTTCTTTTAACTTTTCTTCCGTGACAGGGAAAACACCATGATTGTTGATCATAGTGTTCACAACATTCATAGTGTTATCTTTATCTGTCAAGTACGAGAGGCGTAACCTCTCAAGTATTTCAATCTTATTCTTCATTTTCCATAAACTGATCAAATCCGTTTGCGTTAACGGCATTCTTTGCAGCTTTCTTTGCTTGCTTCATTAATTCTTCAACCTGAGTTGCAGCTTGGTGAACAAGGTCTGTACTGTTCATCACTTTTTCTGCTCCAAAGAATCTCATGTTATCCGTGAACTCTCTTGAATCATAGGTGTTCTTTCTATATTTAACAGTGCCATCTTCTTTCTCATCGATGTTGATCCCGCACATCAATTTGTCTAACTGGATTACTTTATTCACTGAATCTAAATCTTTCCAAACTGGCTGGTAAAGACAAATGATATAATCAAAACTATCATCAATTACCTTTTCCATTTCTGATCTAGCAATTACACTTCCGATTACATACCTACCACCTTCTTTCTTTGAAGAAGTTGTGTACAAGAACTTTAATCTCTCTGGATCAATGTTTTCGTTGTAAGGTGAATGTTCTGTAATGAAATTACAAATCTCCCGTAGCTCATCGTCTGCATCTGCAAACTCAATGCTAGCTTCCATGTCTGGGGTTATTGTCGTTCCTCCTAATTCCGCAATGATTGCGCTACTTCCAAATATTGTACTCATCTTCTCTAATTTTTTGAATGATTTTAGACAAAGGTACAAAAATTTGTTTAATCGGAGTAAATTATTTCACTATCACCCTTCCCGCACTTACATTCCGTACACTTACAGCTCTTGCTAATATTTGGTGGTGGTACAGGTAAAATTGGTTGTGGTGAGTGGTGAGGGGTATCATATAACATCCCTCTTAATGCGCTAGTTTGGGGTTTAAAAGTTTTTTCTCCCCAAACCGAAACTCCTTCGACATAAACTTTTTCTCTTAACAACACCACAGCTTCTGCTGCGGTGATTTTTCCATCTTCGAGTAGCTTTTCTACTACGTCTGCTTTTGTGACTTCTTTCATTTGCTTTGCTTTTAACTAATATACTCTAATTGACTTAAAAAATCAATTAGGAATTCTGCTCTCTATTTTTAACTTTACTCCAAGCTGAATGTGTTCTTTCTGAGCTGTTCATTGGATCGCCAAAAATTCCCATTCCTTTACCTTCTCCAGCGCCTCCAGACTTCTGAAGGTTTTGCTTTGTTCTGTTGTTGTTTTGGTTCAATCGATCTAATTCTGATTCAACCCACTTTCTACCCTCGTCACCTCCATGAAGACCCCAAGTTTGAAGAAGACCAGATGTTTCCATTGTTTTTCCAGCTTGTTGCTCTTGTTGGACAGCGTTTGAATTACTTGCAAAGAATGATCTCAATCTTTTCATTTCATCAAAATTGAGTGTCTGCTTATTAGATAGGTCTTGAGCCTTTCTTTTACCACTACCTTCATTTCCTCCGTTAGTAGTCAAATCCTTCTGCTGAATAGCTCTTAAAGCATTCTGAGCAGTAGATGCAACTTGTGAATTGGGAGTGAATGTTTTGTTGTTGTTAAAATCGAATGCTTCAAATATCCTTGATCTTATTTTCTCTACTAAAGTCATTTTGGTTTCTTTATTTAATTAACCTTAACACTTCTTCCTTAATATCTATCGGGTTCTTTGCAGCGTGACCTAATCTTGATAGATGCCAATTAATTTCGTCATAAAATCCCATATTATTAACAGGAGCGCCTGACTCTAGTGTTCTCATAAGAGATATCTTTACAGCTTCTTCTGGTCTTAATGTTGACCCAACAGAGTCTTCTGCTCCCGTGACAACATTACTTACCGTGTTTAGGGATTTCATTCCCGTATTTGTCCCACCTTGAGAGTAGAAATTTTCATTTACATCTTCAGCATTTAAGTTCTTTTTGATACGATCCATGTCTGCCCTAATTTCTTCTTCATTAAGGTGATCTGTTTCTGTTTTATAAACTTCCTGCTTACTGTTGAAAGACTTTACAAGGTCTTTCATTCTTTGACGTTCTTTATCTTGTTCTTGATTATCCATTTCTTTATATTATTTTTTTACCAAGAGACAGCACCCACTCCGAGGTCGCCCATGTACATCCTTGAAACTCTAGGAACTATTGCGTATACTTTATCTGTATCCCAAACACTAGTACCTGCTAGTGAGGCATTGTTAATTGGCATTGGATTATCATCCATTATTTGACCTGAATCGTCAATAATTTCATTCACTTCTTCTTCCGAATCTTCTTTATCATCTATTACTTCATTAGAGACTCTAATAAAATCTTTGATAAACGATGTATAAATATCTTCTTTATTGTCTTCTTTACATTTTCCAAACCAATTTTTAAATTGACTGTACTTTGTAACAAGGCTCATCTTCTTTCCGAATGTCGTTGTAAAGTCTAATCTGATATAGTCTTCCTCAGAATCAAAAGCAACGTCAGCCACATCGGAAACGTTTGTTTCATCGATATGTAATCTTTCGTCTGACTCTGCAAGAATACCTAAATAGTAGTCCTTGATAGAAATTTTTCCCATGCTATCATTTTAATCTAAATAGCTAGTTATTTGGATTTTTTGAGAATCTTCTCGATTATTTCAGATTTCACACTATATTTGAGAGCCAAATCATCTTCCATACGTATTTCACTCACTATTGTAGGGTGTTGCATAGCTCCTTCAGTCCTTACAGCTACTATTCTCGGTTCTCCTTGAATTCTCATATACTCTAATTTTAGAGGGACATCTTCAAACTCTATTTTAGCTTTTGAGTAAACCTCACCACTCTCGTCTTCTTGAAGAAATTTTTTGATCAAAATATTACCCTTTAAACTGTAGTGACACTTAAGGCGTTCTTCTTTAAACTCAAAGTAATCAACAAGAAAATTGTTCTTATCGTAAATGAAATAATTATTCATCTTCAAAACCTTGCCAGTTATCAGACTTATCAACTGATTCGTTAACCGATATATCTAAATTATCAGTTGTTCCGTCACCATTTAACTTTATATCGTTCAATGGCATGTAAGAGATATCGTTCTGGGTCATCCAGTCCATTACAAGCACTCTCACACGATCTGAAGCTAGTTGGTTGTGGTAAGACTTCAGTTGATGGAATTCAAGCCCTGTATAGGCATTATAATTGAATCCAATAGTAAATCTACTCATTTCCCCTTTCGGAATACGAGGAGACTCATCAACTAGCTTTGCAACTAGGTAATATCCAGAACTTACTTTGTTTCCGTAGTTACCTGCCGAGTGAGACATTTCCTCACCCTCTGCAATAAAGTCTTGTACGTTATCTAAAATGATAACTCTGATATTTCCTGTATATTCTGGGTTCTCTTCAAGATACTTAAACTTGGTAGTAAACTTGGTGAACGGACTTTCTCCGCCATACTCTTGTTTAATGAAAGCGTATCTTGTAACCAAGTTATCATGATACTTCTTAAGTTTATCAAAATCCTTAATCTTATTGAAATACTTCTTACGATCATAATGCTTCGCTTGATCTGGTTTTTCAGCCAACATCTGATTGAACTCTTCAAGCATCAATAAAGCATCATCATAAAAATTCCAATCAAAATCTCTAATCAATTCATAGTTTGTTTCGATCTCATCATCCGTCTTTGATAAGTCTGACCCCTCTTCTAATCTGTATCTCCCAAGAGTTTTTTGTCTTGCAAAAGATGTTGTTAAAGAAATCACTTGATCTAATTCTCTTAAATCCATTTTCTCACGGAAGTATATTCCTGTATTCTCATCAATCAAATGCTTTAAGATGTCGATCTCATATTTATTCAAAATATTGATCACCTCATGCTTGTCATAGAATTTAAAATATTTCAGGAGACTTTTATAATCAGAGAAGTTTCTAAGCTTCTTGTATATCGATTTAGAAATAGAACCATCTTCAATAATTTCCATCACTGTGATACCTTCTCCTTTAGCAGTTTCTTTCTGCATCCCTTTGTGAGCCATTTTAAGTCTAGTATTCTCGGAAGCTTTATCAATCTCTTTTTGATTTCTTACTTTCAAAACAATTTCTTTTTCTTCCGCACCCTCTTGAACTACCAACTCTTCAGTTGTTATTTTTTTCTCAACAAATTCCGTCTTTGGAATCTCATACTCGACTTCTTCACCAGTTTTCTCATCGATTCTGGTTTTCTTTTCCATTACTACACGCTTCTGAGTCTTGCCGTCCTCATCAGTATATGTTTCCATAACATTCTTCTCCACCTGAATAGTTTTAACTGTTTCTACGGTCTTCATCAAAGTTTTGGACTTGTAGACGAAATCGTGTACATCCCTATTATCTGCATCGATGTAATCATTCAGTTTATCTACATAAGTCTTTGTCAAGAAATTGAAAATTCTTATTGGTTTAGTAATTTTCTCATCCTTCATGATTTGTTCATCTGGTAATTCACATTCCCTAATTAAATCAAACAAGAAGATAGGACTTTTTGTTAAGGCGATAGTTGAAAGATTTGAATATCTAAGAATAGAAAATAATATGATCATGATTTTAGAAATCTCATCGATCCCTGAAGTGTTCTTAATCTCTTGTAGAAGTCCACCGACAATATCAATATTACTTGTGTCACTAACAATGTCACATAAGTTATTAACAAACATATGTAAATGATGGAATCCAAAAATAATCTTGATCTCTGTTCTGAAGAAAGTTTCTATTGCCCCAGCCACGTCTTTCAGTTTTACTTCCCTAAATTTATCATCTTCAAATGATTTATAGAAAATTTGTTTGGTTTCTTTATCAACTCTTAATTGTCTATATGAAAGCTCAAACTCAATCTTCTCACCCATTGATCCTTGGGTAGTCAGTTCGGTTCCTTTTACATCTTCAATTAAAGAAACAACTTTAGGGTACACTTTCCAATAAAACAGATTAATCTCTTTATCATCTTGTTTAGTGTTAAATCCTGTAGCAAAATTTTCATCCGTATAAAAAAGTCTTTTCTTATTTTCGGGAATCAAGTAGTTTGTGTTACATGATGGGCAGATAGCTCCATCGTTCATCGTTCTTCTTACGTCACCAAATATCCTTTCAAATTCTCCTAAGAAGTTATCATAATTACCGTTGGCGTATACAGTTTTATCATCATTGATTCCAGACACTTGTTCGCTAGATACATTATTTACGAAGTTGGTTCCACAATTGCAGAAAAATTTCTCTCCCGCTTCAGTGGATTCCGTGTAAGAAAACCTTTGAGTAAAGGTTTGTAGCTCTTGGATTTCTGATATATTCAATTTCATCTTTAATAGTAGTTTTGTTGAATATAAAAACAAAAATCATAAAAACAAAAAAAGCCTACTCGTTAAAGTAGGCTTTTTTTTAATATTGTTGTGTAAGTCTTAAATCAAATCTTTGATCTTTCTTGCTTCGTTAATAGCGAAGTCAATTAGTTCTTTTTTGTTTAACTTACCTTCTGGCATTTGAATAGCATCAGAAATTCTTGGCTCTGTCTCCTTTACTGAAGAATCAGGAGCTGACTCTTTAGCAACTGCTTTCTTCTGTCCAACAGTAGTAGCTTGGCTTCCTACTCCTTCCGATCCAGCTTCAACATAAGTTTTAGTACCTCCGTCTATCTCTCTGTCCATTGAGTTCATTTCAGCTTCACCATTCTCATCAAACGGAGCGCCTAAATCTGCTTTAGGTTGATCAGTTTTTGAAGTAGCATCTTTATCTTTCATACCAGCAGTAGCTGATTGGTCAGACTTAAGCTCTCCTCCAGCTTCTACCTTAACAGCAGCAGAGATGTCACCATCTGAACCTTGCTCTTTATCCATTGTGTTCATGGTCACTTTCGTAGCATCGCTAGTAGCAACGTTTGCTGACTTAGTTTCAGTAGCTGAAACTTTAGCAACTGGCTTAGCATCTGCTCCGCTAACCATTTTATTCATCTTGACTTCGGTAGGGTCTCCGTCAGACTTCATATCGGCTTCAATCAACTGCATAATTTTCTTATCAACGTATTCGTTTAATTGCTCGTTGGTTACCTTTATAGTTTTCTTTGACATATCTGTAATTTTTAAAAATATTCTTACCTTTGTAGTAAATAGGTCGAAAAAAGATTAAATTTGCAACATTGAAACTTTTTTCGTATTTTTACGTTCTAAAAGAAAAACTATTCATTTTTAATGAAGAAAAAAAACGCCAGAGGTAGTAAAGAACCTCAACATCGTATCAATCAACAAATAAGATCAACAGAGGTACGAATTGTCAACGAAGGAGACACTTTTGATAAAGGAGTTTACACACTTGATGAAGCTTTAGATATTGCTAATGATCTAAGTGTTGACCTAGTAGAGACAAATTCTAAAGCAATACCACCTGTCTGTCAAGTCGTAGAATATTCTAAATTTATCTATGAGCAAAAAAAGAAAGAGAGGGACTTAAAGGGTAAATCTCATAAAACCAAAATAAAAGAACTTCGATTCACTTCTAATACGGGAGATCACGATATTCAAGTCGCTGCTAATAAGGCAATAAAGTTTCTTGGAGATGGAGATAAAGTAAAAGCTAACCTTTTATTCAAAGGAAGAAACATTACCTTCAAAGAAAATGGAGAAAAAGTTCTTTTGAAATTTGCCCAACTTCTCGAAGACTACGGATATCCTGAGTCAATGCCTAAATTACAAGGGAAGAAAATGTTTATGACTATTAAACCTAAAGGACAAAAATGAGCGAAAATAATTCCCCAAAAAGCGAAACAGCTAAGTTTATAGGCTTAACTGTTTCTTGCATAGCAGTATGTACTGCTGCTTATTTTTTAGACGAACCAAAAGCTCTATGGGGCTTAGTTGGTGTTGGTTTAATTTTTAATTGGAACTCCAATTAAGATTTATTTGTCATCTTCACTGGCTTAAGAACCATATATTTGTTTTTACTAAACTCCATTAGATAATGCTGACCGTTCTGATCTTTCACTAGATTGTCGTGATTATTATGTCTAACTTTAATTAAAAGCTGATTTTTCTTTTCTTGTTTCTTGTATTCACTTAAAACTTGAAGAGTCATTGATCTAGCTATTTCCTCCATTTGACTTCTAGGATCATTATACTGCTGCTGTTGCTGTTGCTGAGAATACTGCATGTATTCATTCTGCTGTAAGTTTGGAGCTTGCTGACCATACTGTTGTTGCATCATCTGTTGCTCCATTGGCATGTTAGGTTTATATCCTATGTCTTGCTGCTGTTCTTGTTGATTATAGTTGTTGTAATCAAGCTGTTGCTGTTGTGGGTGTCTTTGCTGATTTTGAAGAATCATTTGTCTCGGATCAAAATTATTAGCACCTTTCTGTGCATACATTTGATCTAAGTCAATATCATTATTCTGTTGATACCCCATTTGAGGAACTTGGTTATAACCCATTTGTTGCTGTTGCCCTCCGCCATAAGCGTCAAGAGACCTTCTCCCACCGCTTCCACCAAACAATCCAGCAATAGCGTCAAGTTCACTGTTTCCTGTAGATTTAGGAGGGCCAAACTTTGCAACTTCAACTTTTGGATTCCTTGTATCAAGAGGTCTGTTATCTCTACCTACTTTAGGCTCTGGAATAGCGTTGAAAGTAGCAGCGCCTTGAGGCATTGATTGCTGACCACCACCACCTTTACTATTGGTGTTGAATCTTGTAAATTTAGACACTTCATCTCTCATCTGCCCACTTCTTAGTTTAGCAAATCTATCACTCATTCCTCCTGCCGAAGGAGCGCCTCCTAACATTCCAGCTCCTTCAGGAATTCCGCTTTGCTTCCATCTTTCTTGTAGCATTGTCATTTTTGGGTCATTCATAGTCTTCTTCGTTATCTTCTGAAATAACATCTTCAACGTCTAGTCCATATTCGTCTAAAGATATTACTTCAAAGTCAGTTTTTGTTTTTTTATCTTTTTGGTAAGCATCACTCAATAACTCACCATTCAATTCTTCTTCCGTTTGAAACCTTACATTGGTAATTATAAATTCGTGAAGAAACTTAAATTTCTTATAAATAATGTCACCTTCTGGATTTTCGATAAAATCATTGGTTTTTTTTAAATGTACTTCTCTTCCTTCAATGATTGAAATGAAAATATTATACTGTTCTTGATCCATTTCTAGCTTGCATGTTAAAAAATAACTTCCAGAAATATCTCTTGCTTTTCTGAATTTTACTTTCCCCACTTCTCCCTCTACCATCATCTTCAAGTCTTGATAACTTTCTTGTTCTATCTCTTGGTAAGACACGGAATCACCGTAAAATTCTTCAAACTCATTTTTACTACCTCCGAATTTAATATCTAGTAGGAGCTTTACGGTCTCTTCTTGTTTTATTGGCATATCTGTAAATTGTTGCATCTTGTGTTTCTTCATTCCACCAAGCATAGAATCTTTCACTCCTTTTCTTACTCATGTAAAAAAGGCTTGAAATAAATTCACCAATATCAATACTTTCAATATTATCGATAAGAAATTCCTTTTCTTTTTTTATAAAGTCATCTACCTCCTCAATATCATTGAGGATTTTTCGAGACTCCTTAAAATCAAGTTCAATCCAATACCGTATTTCTTTCCGAAAAGTGTTATGGTTTTCCATTATTTCCTGAATACTATGCTTCATGTCCAACAAGGTAAGTAAAGAAATAAAAAAACTAAAGATTACTTGGTAGATTCTGTCATGCCCACTGGAGCCATACCAGCTCCGACTTGAGGATTAGCATCGCTAAAGTTATCACCAGCATCACTAGCAGGGTTAGCTCCGACTTGAGCTTCAGGTTGGTTGGTTTGAATATCTACTTCGGAAGAAGATTTACTCATCTTTTCTCTCCATTCTTGTTGCCACCCACTATAGTAGTCTTGAAGGGTCGTGATGATTGCCTTGTTTTCTTGGTTTATAGCTACAGGTTGATCCGCCATAATCTTCATTCCATTTTGTAATGAGAATATCCATTTAATAGCTCCATTGTCAGGCATGTTAATACTACCTGAAGCAAAAGCCTCAGCGCCTTGAGTATTCATTAACAGTTTCATAAAATGACCGTTATCCTGAGTGTCAAATGCAATCGTTGCGTTTGGAATACTAGCAACAACTTGTTCCATAGCATTTTCAAATTCTTTTATTTCAGCAGTAGTAACCTTAGGTAAAGAATCAACAGCTTCTCTTAGGTTGAATTTTTTCTGAATCCCATCAAATGAGTTTCCGTCAAAAACAATTCTTTCAATTTCTTCCGAACTTAAATCTGGGGCATCAAAAGATGATTTCTTATTTTTCTCCTGCATTATTCTTGATGCATTTGTAAAAATAGATTTCTGTATTTTTTCTCTTAGTTCTCTCTTTGTCATAATTAAATGTTGTTAATGAAGAATGCTGACTTCTCCCATAAATACTTGTATTGATTAACAATAGTCTTTCTGATCATTTTTTTAACCTCTTCTTTAGTTAAGTGATCAGCAGTATCTCTTTTTTTAGAATAGTCTTGAAGAGCTTTCTTCATTTCATCCTTTACAATTCTTCTAATGTCTGTTTCAGACATTTCTTTTGTTCTAGCCTCATTTAAAGAAAGATCAAAATCACCAATCATATCAGTGTGCATGTTAACGGTTTCAGGCTCAGGATTCATTTCATTATTAAGAGTTTCAATAATCCCTATCATAACATCCCTAATCTCCTCAATGTCTTCGTAAGACACATAACCCCTCTCAACTCCATAGTCCATCCACACTTTGGTTAATATCTTATCAATAGCATCCCAATAATCTTCTTCATTACCTTCCCATGCAATCCACAAAGTCTGTAGAAAACCATCCTCCTCAAAGAAGTGCATTATTTCGTTTTTAGTTGCTAACATTATCTTCCGTATTTATTAGCTAATCTGTTTAGCATCTCGATAATTCTGTGATCAGGGTAAAGGTCGAACTTATCCTTACGGACTGAAGTATGTGACCAAATACCATCTTTCTTGTTTTTGATAACACTTGGGTCAAAATCAAACCATGAGTAATCAAAACTAGATTGTACATTAATGTTGTAGGTTCTAATTAGGTGATCTAGAAGTAATTCAGTTGCTGTGATTTGATCTTCGGTAAAAGCTTCAAAATAATGAAATCCCCTGAATTCTCTCTGTAAGGAATAAACTTTTGAAGGGTCAACTGTGGTATTGGAGAAGTTTCCCGGCCATGCGTAGAATTTATCCCCCTTCTTTTTGAGTGGCCCGTAATTACAGATTTCAATCCCAACTGAAGCTTTATCTAGTTTTCCTTTTGTTCCCTTTACGCCTAAGTGATAACTCCAATATTTTGGATTAAAACACTCAAATATATTTCCTCCGTATCCGTCAATAACATAAGCGGTGGCGATTCTTGGCTGATTGCCATCCCAGTAATCAATAACCCCTTTAGCGTTAGCGGAACCAGCCGTAAAGTGTAGGTAAAGTTGATTCTTATCGTGAACTTGCTTGATATACTGACTACTAGATAGTTTGTGGTCTCTATTTATTTCGAAGTTATACTTTTGATCTGGCAGAGGATTTCTGTTCTCTTTAGAGCTTCTCTTCTGAGCAGCTTTAAGAGCCTCAAAAGTCTCGTCTCCAATAATCCCATCATTCATTAGACCATATCTTTTCTGAAAAGCCTTAACTGATCTTTGAGTCTTCTTTCCGAAGCTACCATCAATAACTAAATCATAGCCCAACATAGACAAAAGCTTTTGTGCTTCAGCTATCTTTTCATTTCTATCGCCTATCTGTAATAACATTCTTCGCTTGTTTTAAACTAAATAGTGGGATATTTCTGATATCGATACCAACCTTATGCAACAAACTACCATTTTTTACGTTATATTTATAGTATGGACAGAATACAGAAGAGAATAGACGAAATAGACAACAAGCTTGATCATTATTTTTCAGAAGGTCAGAAATTATCTGGCTTGATAATAATGGCGCTTTGCACCTTGTTTTGCTTATCTCTAGGAGAAGGGACACTATTACAGAACATGTTTATGTTCCTCAACGTTAGTTTCCTTATTGGATTTGCAATCGATTTTGGAATTACTTTCAAAAAATTCAGATACAATTCGCAAAATAAGAAAATAACAATATCTCTAAAAGACAATTTCATAAACGAAACTTTCAAATAATGGTGACTAAACTTAAAATTCAAAACGATCCCGATAAGCAAAAATCTATCAGAATTCTTGATATTTTTAAAAAGAAAACGGGACTTGATCTTATGGATCACTGCTTAGTGAAAGTAAGTTCTTGTAAGAAATTTGAATTGGTCTATGTCTTCTTAAACACCTCAAACCTTAACTCTCTTATTGGTGTAATTTTAGAAGAGAACATCACAATCTATGAAAAAGCGGATTACACCGAAAGAATCGCAAACAAAGTTAAGAACGGAAAGCTTTTGCAATTCAAAAGCGAGTTTGTTTGTGAGCCGCAGATAAACGATAACTTTTCAAAAATTATCGAAAATAACATTCCTCAAGAATTAGTTGTCAAGAAAATTGCCCTAGAAGCCTTTGGAGATTTACAATTAAATTAGGACAAAAAAAAGCCAGCGTTTAACTGGCTCCCTGTTTCATATAATTAATTTCTTTACATTCCTGCGGTATTCGAAGTGGCTCCTGCTCCAAAGTCTGCCATTGACACTCCACTCTGTGCTTGCTTCACAAATACTTTGTAATCCATTGGTTGGATCATCTCCATGAAAGTTCTTCTAAGAACTTGAATATCACTTCTATCGGAAAAACCAAACTGCTTAATCAAACTACTCATATCGGTAGGTAGTGCTTGCACTAATGCTTTTGAAATCTCAACATAAGCCATATCTTTAGCTTTATATGCCTGAGTCAATTGAGCAAGCTCGTTTCTTCTCATTTCAGCATACGCCTTCTTTGCTTTGCTGAATTTCCCCATTCCGAACAATTCATCAAGCTCCGCACCGTCATACATTTCGTTGACGATAGTTTTGATCTTATCTTTTTTGATTCTAATCTCATCAAGCCTATCTTGTCCAACAGACCCTAATAGGTCTTTTTTAAGACCTTCTGCTTCTTCTTTGATAAGTTGCTTCACAAAGCTATTTTTAAGTTTAAATTTCATGGTTACATTCGTTTTTATTTAAATAGCAACAAAAAACTTATTTCCTCATCATTAAAGCCTCTTTTAATACTTGCATAATATTATCTCCTTCAATAACATTTGATTTTATGCTGTAATCTCTGTTATCTTGGACTTTCGAAACCACTTGAGCTTTTTGCTTAAGTAGTTCGTGGATAATCTCGTCTACTGTTCCTTTAGTTAAATAGGTGATAATTTGAACATTATCATGAGTAGTAGTTGCTCTGTGGATTCTATCTTCCGCCTGTTCCATGTCGGCAGGAGACCAAGCCTGACCAATGAATATTAATTTATTAGCAGAAGTTAAAGTAATACCTACACCAGCAGAGTCAATAGTTCCAGCAAAGATGTGAATGTTATCTTTCTTCTGAAAATCATTCACGGCAGCATGTTTATCTTGAGCTGACATCGTACCATCATGAACAACACAGTCATCTCCAAACATCTCTTTCAACTGTCTGCCTGTCTCTAAGTAATTGAAGAACACAACGATCTTATCCTTTGATTCGATTATGTCATCTATCAATTCTTTCGCCTCTTTTAATTTTAGAATTTCAGTATAACTTTTAAGCTTGTGAATTTTTTCAATAAAAGTTTGCTCTCTTTCATCTTCTTCTCCTTGATCGTTGATTATAGCAACCATTTCATCTTCTAAAGCATAATATTCCTTTTCTTGCTTTGGAGTCATCATCAAAGGAATCTCGGTAAAGGTTTTCTCTGGAATCTCAGTAAGAACATCTTTCTTACGTCTTCTCAAAAAGAAAGGAGACATTCGTTCATATAGCTCCTCAAGATTTGAGGCTCCATCATATTTCCATCCGAAAGTATCGTCAAATGCAGCTGCATATCGAACTCCAAAATCATGATATGAATTCCAAGTTTCTGGATCAAGAAAATTCAAAGGAACGAAAAGCTCAATAGGTCTGTTTTTAATAATAGTACCTGACATTAAAATCTTCTGCTCAATCTCCCGCATAGACTTGGTGATGATTTGAGTCCACCCAGTAGTTCTTTCTTTAATTCTATGGCACTCATCGATGATTAACAAATCATAATCAGAAGGATCAAGCCTTTCACCTTTTTTTGTTTCAAAATAAGCTACACCATTAATTCTGGACTTAAACGTGCCTTTCCCTTTACAGTTTGGGCAATCCTTATACCCTTTTTTGATATCAGTGATTTCCAAACCACATTTCTTCCACTTCTTACTTGGCTTATCATAAGCTTGACCAGAACATTTATGTTTGTATTCTAACTTTATAAATGTTGAGACACTTTCAAAATTAGTGATATGAAACAAAGACTCTTCTTTGGAATTGTTGATCATCCCACTTTTTTTAGTAGGATGGAAATTGAAAATATGACCTTGTTCTTGAGTCCATTTCTCAATCTCTTCCCTCCACATAAGTTTTAGGGAGGCGGGGCATATTACTAATGTTTTTAATTTATGCTTAGTGGCATAAGCAATTCCTTGAGGAGTTTTTCCGACACCGGGTTGATCTCCAATGATTGCTCTTCCCTTATTGAGTTCCAAAAACCTTAGACCTTGCTTTTGGTATTTATAAAGTTCCCACCCTTCATTCAAGAAGTCGTAAGTCTCGTTTTCTATATCAAACCCATCTACTCTTTCTTTCAAAATATTTGCAATCCTTCTTTGTCTAGATTTGTATGCATTCACTAGTTCGGCAACCTCCTCCTTCATCACATTCTGAAGTTGAAACTCATATCCGTTATCACGAAGAAAGGAAATTAAGTTTCCAATCTGAACAGGTTTAACAACTCTAATCCAGTCATCAACCTCACTACCGTTTTTGTAAATCTTATCCACACGAGTAGTCATGTGACCTTTGGGGAATGATTTCAAATAAGCTAACAATCTTTTGTCATAATCAAATCTGATTTCAAAGTTCTTAACTTTCTTTTGAATATAAACAGTGGTTAGTTTTTTAACTCCCCCTTTTTTGGCTTTCCTTGGCATCTCTTGCTTTTTTTAAATTCTCAATTTTCCTCGCATGCTTTGTTTTCACGTTCTCAATTTTTTGTAATTCTTTTTCGATTTCCAATTCAATCAAGTCACGCTTTCTTTCTTTTCCAAGATCGAGTTGCACTTTTGATCTAGTTACATCACAAATAAATTTTATCTGACCAAGATATTTCCTAGTATCTTTGGAACCCTCAATTTCATTCTTCATTGCTCTCTCGGCACGAGGTTCTAATTTATTCATGATCTCATCAATTTTGTAAACAAAATCCATGACACTATAATGGCGCATCTGCTCTAATTCTTCCAGAGTAAACATAATATAATTTAGTTTATTTATATAAGAAAATCAACCCCTTACTTAAGGAGCTTTAAGAGTTCTTCTGGAGACTTGTCATCGATGTATTTTTTAGCTTGACCTTGCTGCATCTGTCTCTTCCGAATTATATCTCCAACCGTCACATGTTCTCTGACAGCTATTTGAGAATCAATAGCAAACCTATCGTCTGTATAAAGATCGGGTTCAATCTTTATAAAAGCCTTCCCATTCATCTCAATATCATTTTCCAAGGCTGTTGTCCAGAATATTCCTAGAATGTCGTCATCATTCTTAAACTGCTCCGCCAGTTCTTCGGGAGAGCTTAATAGTCTATGTGTTTTTTGATCTTTTTCGATGATAGCAAGATTACTTCTGAAATAATCCTGCACCCCTTCTTTGCTGTAGTATGACATTATAGAATAAATTTTTTATTCTATAATGTATACAAAAACAATATAAAAACAAAAGACCCTTAAAAATAAGAGTCTTTCATTGTTGCTAGTTCATTTTCATGGCTTAGCATCTTCAGTAAATTTATGAAGCTTTCATAAGAAATTCAACATCAGGTGTTGATTTGAAATTGAAGTTTCTTGGCTTAACAACAGTAGTTTCAACCTTAGCGTCTGGGTGAATTCTCCAGATCAGTAAGGATAATTGTCTGAATGAGAAGATTCTAAACCTTTCCCACCTTGTTCTTTTAACGATAATCTCAACAACTGGTTCTTTTTTATATTTTGCTGGAAGCCCCGCTAGTATTCTCATCCTATTAGCATCCTTTTCAGAAATCCAAGATTCCTCTTTAACTTCTGGTTTTGGTTTCGGAGCAGGTTTCTCTTTTTTAAGATAAGTCTCATACCAGTTTTTAAGCCTTTTCCCTAGTCTTGGCATCCTCAATTTCTTTTTAGATTTACTCTTTTTGATAATTGCATCAGCAACTTCTTTTACTGCGTGTTCAATGTTTTCTTTCTTCTCTTGAACTAACCCTTCTGCAAAAAAACTACTACCTTTTGTAACATTAGAACTCATAACGGTGTCTCGGAAAGATCGGTGTTTCTTAAAATTACCTTCGATAAACAACTTGTCTTTCGTTTTTTCAGGACTTCTTAAATCCGCCTCTCCAGAAAACAATTCACCAATTGCATCTAACTCAGAATGTTTTGATTGTTTTAATTTGAAATCCTGATTGAAATCTCTAACGAAAACTCTGTTTCTAGGATCAATTGGTCTGGGGTCTAATGTCCCAGACTTCGATTCCATAACAGGAACAAATGCTCCTGTGAAGTTTAATTTTGCTCCCGAAACAAATTCGGAGCTTTTTTGTTTCTTAATTGCCTCGTCTTCTTTTTTAATGAATTCTTTGTAGAACTCATTATCTTTTTTTGAAAATTTGAATCTTCCCATATCTATTAACTTTTTTCCAATTTCTGGAATTTGTAAAGTTAAATAGAGTGGTTTTTCCAAAAAACGGAAAAAATAATTTAGAATACTCTGTTGTTTTCCTTTAAAATAAGTTTATCCTGATAGAAATTAGAATTACACAAAGAGTGCTTTCCTCCTGCTAGGGGACAAAATTTACAAGGTTTCTCATCTAGCACCGCCTGACCACGAGAGTCTAATTTTACGCTACCATCTTTGTTTAAAGTAAACTTAGCTTTTCTGAATCTTTTATCTTTATAAATGCTTTTCAACGATCTACCGAGAGCATTTATTGCTTGTTTGATTTGTATTTGAGAAGAAGGTATATCAACTTCCTCAACTTCTCCGAACCCTCCTTCTGGTTTCTTTTTATTCTTCAATCTATTAAGGACAATATACTTACAATCCACATCATCTAATTCAACCCCGTTCTTTCTGCACCAGAAGTATTTATAAAATCTCATTTGCATCATAAATGCCCAATCCTTTTCTTTCCAATACATATTCCATTTTTGACCAGATGTCTTCCAGTCAATGATAATATATCTACCTGTCTCTCTATCTCTAACAACTAAATCGACAAATCCTTTGAAATAAAATCTATCATATACACTTTCGTATAAAGGCTCTTCTACTGATATGATTTCATATTTCTCAACCATATCCTCTACATCAAGAGTCTTGAGTATATTTTCTCCTTGTTCAATAAAGAACTCAAGCTTATCCGTATCTTTTGCATGAACATCATAGTCTGGGATGTTATTCATCATGTCTTTAACAAACATGTCTCGGAAGTATTTAGCTCTGCGTTCTGGCCCGAATCCTTCTTCGACACCATGTTCTATAGCTTCGTGGACAGCACTTCCAAAATATAAGTGGATAGAAGGTGGTTGTTCTACTAGTTTTAAATGCTTCTCAACCAAGTGACGGTGCGCACATTCTGTGAAAAGTTTGAATTCAGAAAATGAAATATGGATCAATCCATCTTCTTTTCCTTTTTTCATGATCTCTTCTAACTTTTCCTTTCCTTTTATTGTATGAGTCTTCATATGGCAAAGATACATAAAATTAAGGTATTTATAGAATGATGGACAATATTAGAAAAAATAAAACTTTGTTAGAGTATGTTTCTGCTGAGGACAAGACTAGGCTTTACGGTAAGTCAAGCGAAAGAGTTCCTTTTAGTGTGGAGATGATGAAAGATGCTATAGAGCAGGGTAGAGAGGTTGGAGTGTTGTTTCAATCTAACAATTCTAAGTACAAAATGCCTGTGTCTAAATATCGTTTAATTCAACCTGTAGCTATGGGTAGAAATTCTAATGGTAGGATGGTTATTAGAGTTGTTCATGTTTTTGGTCAATCTGAAAAAGAGGCTAGGAGAACTGGTATAAGAAGTGCAGAGGCGGAGAATGAGTGGAGACTTTTAGGAGCCGATAACATTAAAGGAATGTGGTACACTGGCAGGTTTTATGCAGATTCAATTCCAAACTACAAATCTAATGATAGCATGATTGTTAGTCAATTAGCTTCTTATGATAGAAATAAAGCTAAATCATTTCAAGACCAATTAGTAGCTCAAGAAAAAGAGGATCAAGTTCAAGTTCAACCCCAAGAGGAGCCTCGACAGCCTGATCCAAATAAACTTCCCTTAAAGGAAAGAAAGAAATGGGTGAGAAGTTTGTTTAAGACTTTTTAACGATATCTGCATCAATGTCTCCTGAGACATCATTACATCGAATCATTTTACCTGCAATATTTCCAGTAACATCTTTACAGGTTACATTATCTGAATCGATATTTCCTTCAACATTTTCACACTTTACATCGTGAGCTTTTACGTTTCCGTTAATATCTCCGTTAACTGTGGTTCTAGCGTATGAAGTCAATGCAGCTAGATCGCCTTTGAATTCAATTACTAATTTTACTTCTGGATAGTTTTTAATTGGCATGCCATTTACACTTATTCTGCTTCCGTTAGGATCAGAGTTAATAATTATGTTTTCTCCATCAACTTCGAATTCCTCTCCATTAATGATTAGTATGTTTTTTTCTTCATTCATCTTTCACAAATTTTTTCACAATTTTTACAGCTCTCTCTTTTAATTTCCCGTAGTGAGGAGAATTATGAGTTAAGAACTTTGTTTCTTTATGGTAGTTCTCTTGTAAATCTATATCGATAATTCTTAATGTATAGAGAGAAATTCCTCGCTTAATCTCAAAGAGGTGCTTCTTTTCTAAATAGCCATTAATTATTTCTCCTCTTTGATCTGGATTACTCCATTCGATGCCATTTGTTTTTGATTCAATTCTAACAAGGGCTTCCTGAACTTGATGATTCCACCACGAATCTCTTTGAGCTTTACTTAGAGCCTTTCTCTTTTTTGATTTAGAAACATGCTTATCATCATCATCTCCTCTCTTTTTTCTTTCCTCTTCCTCTTTTTCTACCCTCTCTTCCTCTTCTCTAAGAACTATAGCATCTTCCAAAGCTTCCACGCCCTCCTGTAAAGCCTCAAACTCCTCTTCATCTAAGTATTCATCTTCAATATCTAAAACCTCCTCCCGCATAAGAATAAGGTCAGCGACACTTAAGCCGTCAAAATTAAAACTTGATGGTGAGTTTTCTATTTTCATCGAGTTACTAATTGTGTAATCCCAGCATTAGGATTGGTATTCAAGTCTTCTTCAGTAAGCTCTGTTCTATCTTTAAAAGCTTCGAAAATATAATCGGCAGCATCTTTGATCTCATCAACGTGAGTAATAACCATCATGTTCTTATATTTCGTCTTTAAATATCTCAAAATACCTACCATCTCAGTTACGGTCTCTGGGTGCAGCGTGCCAAACCCTTCATCAATTAAAAATATAGAAGGTTTAACCACATAATTTCCTGAGATGTATCTGAAAGCATCTTTGATAGCTAAAGAAATTAGAAACTTTTGCGCTCCCGATCCACTTCCAGCAACTGGGAGCCTATCAAATTTGTTTTCCATAAAGTAAAAATATTCTTTAATATCACCTTTCTTATCAATCTCAAGATCAACCTTATAGTTTGCCATGTGTCCAATAAGACTGTTTACTCTACTGTTCATCAACGGAAGTCTTTTTTTGATAATCATAGAAGGAATACCATCTCTTTCGACAGCCTGAAGGTAAATTGAATATATTTTAAAATTCTTATCAGCTTCCTTAATTTTATTCAATACCACTTTACTTGTTTGAATAGTGTTTTCAAGCACACTAACGTCACCTATCATTCCATTAATTTGGTTGCTAATTGCATGAACAGCTAACTTGTACTGATCAATTGATTCCTCAATATCTGTAATGTACTTTTCAGTCTCAATATTCTTTTTCTTGTTTTCTTCGTTTTCATCGAAAACATCAAATTGGTTTTGAAAAACAGCTAAAGAATTCTTAAAGTTCTGTAAATCACCTTCAGAAGTCCTTAAATCTTTGTATTTACGGTCATACAGAGTGTTGTGTTCAATGATACTCTTTGACTTAGCAATCACATCCTTTTCTTTATTTAAAGAGTCTAATGCCCCCTCAAACTGCTTAATAGATGATATCAATAACGACAGTCTACTTTCTTTTTGATTCAAAAGATTGTTATGATTTTTATGATCCTCCGCCTTTTCAATTAATTTCCTTTTCTCGTTAATGATTACATTCTTCTCTCCGATTAATATCTTTGTTGAACTCTCTGCTTTAGGTTTTGGTTCAGAAGTGGCATTATTACAAGTTGGACAAGGCTTTCCTTGAAATATAATTAAATCATTCTGAAGAGAAATAACTTCCGATTGAACTTCCATTATAACTTTAGAAGCACCTGAATCATCTATAACCTCTTTCCTTGGGTTCGATTCAATCCAAATTTTTAATTCTCCTTTCTCTGTTTGAGAAGAGTCTAAGAGTGATTGGTTTTTATCTATTTCAGACGAAACTGAGTCAATTGTCTTTGTTGAATCAAACGGTAATTCTCTTTTTGGATTGATATCGACCCAACCTTGAAGTTCATTCTTAATTTTGGTTACACGATCTACCTTTTCAGTAATATCAGAAATCTTTTTTTCAATCTCTTCCTTATTCTCAAATGGAAGAATTTGAACCTTTTCTAATTTAGACGTTAAATTGATGATTTTCTTATTTTCATCTTCACGTCTAGTTTCGTTCATTTTCTTTTCCTTCCCTAAAGAATCAAGTGTAATTCTTTTTGCTTTTAATTCTTCTTCTTTAGTGGCAATTTCCTGTTCAATTTCTACCGCCTTACCAAGATCACTGTAGCTTTTCTTAAAAACGTTAATTTTCTTTCTGGCGTAAGCGACTCTTTGCTTGAAAGGATCAAGTCCATTGTATTTCCAAAACAAAGAATTCTTATCTTGCTGACTTAGGTTGATGTAATCATCCTCCGAACCATGTATGTGAAGAGAGTTGATGGAAAAATCTTCATAAGAACCAATAGCTTCTTCAATCTGCTTCTTAACTTCTTTTTGCTCAGAAGTACCGCTGTCTGATTTCACTGGAACCCATTTTTCCTCGATAACCCCTTCCGTATCAACTTCTTTCCATATTTCAAATTTCCTTCTGTAAGAATTTGATCCTTTTTCTTTTTGTTCTATCCTTCTTGAGATTCTGTGGAGAACCCCATTAATAAGAAGCTCGATTGAAACAAAACCTTTGTTTGATTCTGTGTATAGGTTTACGATTGTGTTGGAGTCCTTGTTGCCCGGCACGACTTCGAACATTCCCCAAATAATTGTTCTAATAAGGTTTGATTTACCAGAGTAATTTTTTCCAAAGATTCCCAATATTCCTTGGTATCTTTGAAGGTCAATCGTCAAAGCTTTCTCAGGAAAAGAAAATAGATTTGAAAATGTAATTTTAAGAGGCTCAATATTCGTCCTATTCCGAGAGTCTTTTGTTTCGTCAATTTCTAATTCAGAATTATCAATGTCTGAAGCCAACTTAATTATATTCTTTTTCTCCTCATCGCTAATATCACCTTCAGTTTGGTCTAGCCATTCTTCAAGTAAATCAAGAAACAATAAAGACTCCCCCTCTTCAACTTCCTTTCCGTCTAATACATCGATTTCTTCTTTCTCAATTGCTTCAAATGATATATTGATTTCTTTACATCCGTATTGATTTCTAATCAGATCACGAATATACCTTTCTCTCTCTAGGGAATAATTCTCTTGATAGTCCTCATAGACTATACTGATTTTTGTTTTCTTTTTATCGTTTGAGAAATTAAGATTTTCAACTCTTTCTTCAATAGACTCTCCACGAGAGATGTTTAATTTAGCAAAACCCCAGTCGTTTAAAACATATCTTCTTTGGTGGGTAATGTTTTTCTTATTCGACAAATCCCACATCAAATACCCTTTATCGATTGACTCTCCGTAGTTATTTTGAATTAGTGACCCACAGTAAGCAATAGTTTCATCCTCACGGAAGGTTTGATACTCATGGATGTCTCCCATCATAACAGCATCAAAATTCTTGAAAGTTTCCATATTGAATCCATCATCTATTCTGATCTCGTACCCATTATCTCCAACAGAACCATAAAGAGTTCCGTGCCAAAAAGCAACGTAAGTTTTTCTAGCTTCAGGTGTTTCTAATTTTAGAACTTCATTATCAACACAAGAATAAATCCCATAAACCAAATCTCTTCCTACATCAAAAAAGCCAGAGCTTGGGTAATAGTAGATTGAGTTCTTCCAGAAATCAACATCATCTTTATTCTCTTCCGTAACAGTGACTGCCTTCTCTCCAGCATCAAGCATTCTGGCTGTCTCTAAAATAGGAGCCATAATATCACCTTGATCAAGGTTTTGTAAATTAAGGTCATGGTTTCCTAAAATTACATCAGTTGGTGCAATCTTGGAAAGTTCAGTTAGGAAACTAACCAAAAGGATGGATGATTGTGGAGAGGTTTTGATTTTGTGGTGCATTAAATCACCACCAACGTATATTCTATCAGGTTTTTGATTCCTTAGGTCTTCGTAAAATCTTTCAAATACATCTCTAAATTCATCATGTCTTGCACCAAATCGTATTTGGATGTCCGCAGTATGAGCTATCTTCATTCTAAATTTTTATACAAATATAGGAAATTTTTAGCTCATTTGATCATCTAACATGACCAACATACATAAACCAACAGCATAACTGTCAGCCATATCGAAGTTTTCATCTAGGAGTTTCCTCGATCTTGGCCCGTATTTCCAATCAAGTTGTGGCTCTAATTGTGTTACTCTTTCCCAAACTAACATCTTTCCACTTTTGTCCTGACCACGCTTGATGAGACCCGGGAAGGCGGTTGCTCTAATCGTAAGTACATTCAAATGCACAGGCTCAATTCCAAAATAATTGTAAACCGCACTCGACACCATTCCGTTAAAGAAATTAAGTTTAGCAATCGTTTGAGGATTTGACTTTCTTCCTTCAAATGACTGCAAAGGCTCTTCTATAGCAATATGCTCAATTCCTTTCATATGAGAAACTTCTTTCATGAAAGCATCTAATCTTTCCCAGTAATTTTTCTTGGAATTCATTTTTACATAACCAATCTCTGCCATTGTCCCTTCCGAGTCAAAAGTAGTGTATCCTATACAGGAGGTTGAAATATCTAGTGCTAATAACATAATCTTTAATTTTTAAGAATGTAGTTATTAGTTGGAAAAAATCAAATAAAAAAGCCCCTTGATATAAGAGGCTTTTTTTATTCGAACCATTTCTGGTTATACGTCTAGTTTTAGTGTAAAAGTCAATAGACCTGTATAGCCTTTTGCTTTTGGTCTATCAAGTTTTGTGATAGCAACCAATTCATTATTTGTGTTATACAATCCAACTTCTGTTACATATGTTGTGTCAAAGTCGTTTGCTCCTTCTTGATAAGTGTTCAAGTTAGCATCGTAATCCCAAGTTGGGTTGTTTGTAAAGAAAAACTCATTCGGAAGAGCAATGCAAACAACTGATGTCTGGTATGCAATATCGATACTGTAAAAGTTTACAGTTGATAGAGCTGAATCATCCCAGAATATATTTGTAACTCCTGAAGTTGAGTTTGCGCCTCCACCCGGGACAATCTTTCCTAGACCCCAAGGCATATTTGAAACAATACTTGGGTGAGTAATCACCATCAAACCTTTATCTAAAGCTACAAAACCTACAGGGATATCATAATTATATCCTTGGTTTGTAGTGGTTGGATAGTTTTCAAATACAGTTGCTGCCAAATCAACATTAGTCCAAGCTCTTTGGTCTGTATTAATATCTACCGCTGCCAAGTCCTGATAAGATACAGCAGAAGGTCTGTCTAGGTAGTTTGTAGTATCCCAAGTCGAAACTGAGGATTTATTAATCACACCGCCATCTGTATAGCCTGAATAAGGTAGATTAATCCTATCACAGAATAGGAAAGTGATATTATTACCCAACAAAGGACTGTTCTGCTTTTTAGCAAAAGTCCCATAAGTACTAGAAACTAATGTTACAGAAGAAAAACTTGCACCACCGTTATTTTGTGGAACAACCCATGTAACTGACCTTCCGTCCATAATCTCATCATAAGATGTATTAGGAATAGCTGATATCAAGAATTGATCAACATTTAATTGCTGCAATTCAGGAAAAGCCTGAGATAAAGTTGAGCCTGTCGGTAAAGTTGCTGAGGTCGCTGGCAAATTTACAGATTTGAAATAGTGTGTAAACCTTTCGTTTAGCTCAGTTCTGTCCACCAAGCTATAGACTAGCTCACTTGTAGTGACTGTCTTCAGTGTTCTTATTTCATTTCTTGTTGAAACAACACTTGAAACTGGTTTTAAAAAATCGTTTGCCATTTTATTCTAATTTATTTTTTTAACATTATTTATCCCGCATTAGGAGCTTGGGTTCCTGTTCCTGTTCCTGTTCCTGTTCCTGTTTCAAGCCCAATTGGAACTTCAGTGTTATCAGTATCTGGCTCATTATCAATAATCCCTACATATGAAAAAGCAACTTTAAACATTCTTGAATTTTCTACTTGGTTGCTTTCTCTACCGTAAGCTGAAAAGGTTAAGTATCTTGTTCTAGCAGTTCCCGTAGTGTTAGGAGTTTGTCCGTTATCGATCCAGAGTTTAAGTGAATTAATATATGCGGTTGGAAGATTTGAAACATAATCTTTATAACCATCTACATAGCTTGAATCCTTTTTACAAAAAGTAACATAAAAAGTACTGTCTTCATTCTGGGTAGTCTGAAAAGTGGTTGGTGGATGCAATTTCAAGAAATGCCCTCCTTCTCCCATGCTCTCTGTTAGGGGGATAATAATTTTATCACCACCAACAAGAGTTGTGGTGTTTAAGTTCTGAGCAATAGGCCCGATCACGATGTGTGGTTCGGAAATTATCCCATTATCATAACCCGTGTAAACACGAATTTTTCTATGCAGAATATTGTTTGGTGTTGCGTTTGGTGTTAGCATTTTTTATCTTTTTATTATCTTACTACTTGTTGGTTATTAGCAGACCCTCCATTATTGGTTAACCCTCCATTTGGAGAGACAGGAACATTAGGAAGACCAGTTCCAGTTCCAGTTCCGCTTCCACTTCCAGTATCAGTTCCAGTTGGAAGCGCACTTCCACCAAAATTAATATTGATTGATAACGTGTCGTCTGATACAAATGTACCTGTAACATCATAAGTCACAGCACTTGTAGCTAAATTATCAAAATTGCTATACAATAGCATTGAAGATTGCACGTAATCTACGGCAGACTTCAAACAACCTTCAGACTCTCCTGAGATATCTGGCACTTGACCCGGTAGTAGATTAAAACCCACTGAATAATTGTGATCAGGATCACCTAAAGCGAACGATTTAATTTCAAATAAATCATTACCTTCCTCATCGAACCTGATATTTCCTTGGTTAAATAGATACTTTCTACCTACCCCAGTGAGATAAGCAGTTCCTTGTATACTTGAACCTGATGTTACAAAACCCATTTTCTTTTTTCTTTTTCTTTAAATAATATCAAATTAAAAATCCAATTCTAATTGATAAGTTAAATATCTAGCACTTGATTTAGGTAAAGGGTAGCTAGGTTTACCTATAGCAACCAATTGGTTGTCCCCATTTAAAATTCCTATTTCACTAACATATGTTGTTTCATCTAGTGAATTATCAAATGTTTCGTTATTAGATGAATTTAATTCATTATCTGTTGCAATTAAAGTAATTACAGTTTTAAATACTGTAGCTCTAATCGCACACTCTACATTTCCTAAGAAAAATGTCTCATCTCCGTAATTTAAACCACCCGTTGCGGTATTCATATTATCGGTAAAATAATCCCCTAAAGTATATGTTGATCCAGAATCATAATCTTCTTTTGAAACTATAAACTGATGTGCTTGTAGGTAAGTAGGGTCAATTGTGTTATTACCAGTCTCTCCTGTGTAAATTCCGTTTCCTAAAACTCCGTCCGAAACAAGTTTCCATCCATCAGTAGGTACAGAATTTAAGTTTTCATAAGAAGATGTCTCCATTTCCTTTATTAATATCTGAACTTTATTTGAAGACCAGCCAGTTCCTGAGTAAGTAACAAATCCTGCCTCATTTCTTAAATAAGGAAATGAACCAGCTGGAAAACTTACGTTTAAGTACTTTGACAATCCAACGCCATCAGTCTCCCCTTCAATCTTTTGAATATAATTACAGTGCATAGACTGCTCATACCCTAAGGTTGCCCCAGAATTAGCAACCGTATCATTTTCTGTTCTATAAGAAATTAGATAGGTGTAATTTGATCTACAAAGTCCTGAAGAGTTTGATGAAGTTAAAGGAGCTGCGGGAGAATCTACCAACCTAACGTTAGGTTTTGGAAGTGTCCAGTTCCTATTTGACTTATAACTCATTGCAGTTAAAAGTTCTGCATCAGTTATAACAAACATCTTCAGTTTGTGATAAACTCTACCTAGTGGGTTTGAAGTGTTTGAGGAGCCGTCATACAGAATTCTGTAAGATGTCCCTGCTACTGAATCATAATAATCTGTACTTGCTACATCTGAAAGCCTTAGGCCTGCTAGGACTCCTGTTCCCGGGTCATTATCGGCTTGATGCCAAAGCACATGAGGAATCTCCAACTTAACTGTTCCAGCAACCAGCTGTTCTGCATAAGTGTTTCCTGAACTTAGGTTTGTGTAATGAATAATTCCGATAGAACGGAAATTCTTCTCAAACCCTAAATATTGTTTCGTTCCATTGTATTCCAATGACCCGTAAGAAGTATAACCCGAAATTGAGTTTGTACTTCCAATCTCAGAAGATGTGCGAACAATATTCATGTTCCAAACTTTCGTTACCTTAGTAACTCCTGATCCCCAGTATTCTTCTACTTCTGTTTTTGGATAAACCCAATAAGGAATTTCTAAAGTTGACCCTGTTCCTAGTGTAGGGAGGTCTCGATCAACGAACATTGTTGTTCCAACTGTTTCAGTAACTCTGTACCATAAAGAAACAAATGGAGAATTAGATAAAGAAGGAACATAGTCGTAAGTTCCCATACCTGCATACCATCTAATGTAAAGTAAATCTCCAACGTCAGCCACGTTTCCAGCTCGATCAGCCGCTAGTGCTTTTGAGGTTCCTGAAATAGTGTCATATGTAGTGTATCCCGTATGTTTATAGCTTGCGGAATCTAATTTAAACTGAGCAGATGTTACAGATGTTGCTGATGTTGTTCCAGCCTGTTGAGCTAGCCAAGCTCCGATGCTCTCTGTGTTTGCTGTTACAATGTTTCTACTTGAGAATACAGAAGCATCACCTAGCTGATATGCTGATGAACCATCAAAATTTGTTGACGGTAAAATAGGGTGATCATCTTTTGGAGCTAAAACTCTGTTTTCTGGAATGCAGAAAGCCGAGCTATTTCTAGCAACTCCATAATTTATCTCTCGATCTGAAAACACAGCCTTATTAAAAGTAAGACTACCAAGAGATAAAAGTCTCCTTCCAGTATCGGTCAATTTAACATTTATAAAAGTCTGTGGCTCTTGCGGCAAGTAACTCATTTCTTAACTTCTTTGATTTATTCTAAATAGAACTCAAAAAAAATAATACCTTTAATTTAAAAAGTAAAGGGTTTACTTTATTTTTGAGAATTATTTATACCAAAGAACTATTTCTTATGCCATTTGATTTACCAAATACAGCGAGTACATTATCTCCCCATTTTTCACCGGGAGAAGACCTAAGATACTTTCCAACCACAGATCGTTCGATATCTACCGTTGGTGATTATCGTGTGCAAACTAATTTTGATCCAGAGTCAATAGATCGAGTAATTAGAAATCTCAGTTTCGATCAATACGAATCTTTAAACTCAATGAGCATCACAGGAGCCACTTCTGCTGATACCATTAATGTTTTCGTGCAATCACAAGAACTTAATCTTGATTTTCAAAGACCTGAAAACAACACCTATTTTTCAAGCTTTAAAACAGAGGTGATAAAAGGAATAGCAGAAATAATTTCAGACTTTCCATACGCTATCTATGTAACTTCAGGCTCTACTAGCGCCAATACTCTTTATGATTTCTCTAAGGTCTATGACTTAAATACAAATGAAATTCAATCTACTTTTAAGGTCTCAGCCGATACTATTGTCAACCAAGGAAACGTTTTACTTAATTCTGGGTATTCTTATAACAACAACAGTTTATTTAATAATTTCAATGATTACGTTGTTCAGTTTAAAAATGGAGAAGACGCAAACACTGGGTCAACTGTTCCAAGATTAACAATCCTAAACTATTCATTCTCAGCTGGAGTTTATTTAGAACTCACAGTTAAAGGAGACTTTTTAACAGGTCAAACGTCAGGAACATCATTCTCTGAATTCTATATTGCTCCCTCTCCTAAGATAGTTTATAAATTTAAGAAGGATATTACTCCTCTGCAAAATCAACTTTTCTTTAACGGAAAATACAAAATTGCAAACCCACTTCTAAATGATGGCTCTACGATTGAAGTAACTTATACTTGGCCGAAGACCATTGATGGATACAACCCTAATACTTACGGAACGGAGTTCGATGTTTGGAAAGATAGCATGCTAGACTTTGCTGAGGACTTAGATTGTGACAAGACTGGAATTATGGCTCAGACTATGATCCCTGATTCTTATTTCGAATTTGATAGTGATAGTGATATCTACAAAAATGTTACCCAAGCTCAAGCTCAGGAGTTTGATATCATCAAACAATATATTGATGGTTTAGTTTATGCTCACACAGCAACATATGACGGAACAGAGTCTGTCCCAGACAAGTTCATCTTTAAACTATCCCAGTTACTAGGGTTTGACTTATCTCCTCAATTCAATGAGGTAGACCTATTGCGTTATCTTTCGGGAGATGAAGATGGTTTAGATAATTCAGGAGCTTATTATAACTTGCAGCTTTGGAGAAAGATTTTAACTAATATTATTTGGCTTTTAAAGAGAAAAGGAACTAGAGAGTCATTGCTTTGGATATTCCAGCTTATCGGTGCGCCAGAGTGCATGATTAGGTTAGATGAGATTGTATATGATATCTCTTCGGCAGCAGCTTCTGGAAATACAGGTACTTTATTAGAGAATGAATTATCTTTTAAAGTAAAAACAAACGGATATCCAGATTATAATGTTTCTCCACACATTTTTCAAGAAGGTGGAAGTGGTCGTGGAAATGGTATGAAGTATATTGATTTCTGGAGACCACAGTTTGATCCAGTTTTGAGATTTGACAACATCAAAACCCAATCTGGAGATACAGTATATTTCGGAACTGAAAATATTATAAACTCTAAACAACTATATGCAGCACTTGATCCAGCTCAAGCAATCGAGTGCAACGTACATGAGTGGTATCAATTAACTGGTACAGTTTGGAACTACTGTTATTCAGATATTTCTATGTGTGATTGGGATTATCCTTTCCAATGGATTCCTAGTGATCCATATGCAGCAAAACCAACTGGAGCTACGGAACATATTTCTGGAATGACATATCAAGAATATATGACATTCTTGTTTGCTAACAATGTTGACCCACAGACTAGAAAAACGAATGATCAAAATCATACAACTTTCTATTATCCAGCTCTGAAGAATATTTACTTGAATTATTCTTACTTAAACAATCCACAATCGAACAGGATTACAATGAGTAAGCTTGAAAACTTTATAAAGTTAATTGAAAGGAAGTTCTTCAATTATGGAAAACAACTTTTACCAGCCACATCAATTTTGTTGGCTCAAGGAGTGATTTATAGAAACACAGAATTTCATAGAGAAAGGTTTATCTATAAAGAAGGAGTTAATAAAGGTTCAGAATTTAGAGTAGACGTGTCTCAGCCAGAATCTCTTATCGAAATCATCGAGGTTACCAATGAGGTAGTCCAAGAGATTGAAGGAAACGTTATTTCGATTGAAGTCTCTAATGAAATTGTTCAAGAAATTGAAGGAAATGTTATCCCTATTGACGTGAGCAATGAAATTACGATTGAAATTGAAGGAACAATTAATGGATATAATTTGATTGTAGAGATTAATGATCTTACTGAAGATTCAGAAGTTGTCTCGGAAGTAACTGCTACTCAATTATTAGAAGACTTATCTAATATCATCTCTGATCCTGAATAAACATGACAAATAAATATTCAATAAAAAAAACAATATATAATTCCATTAGGAAAATTATATTTGAATCCGAAAGTAATAGTTATTCTTATAAAGTTTACCACTCGTCTAATGAAAAATTTAATCATTTTAAATTAGAAAAAATTACAAATTTAGGAGGCGACTTGTATGGTAAAGGTTTTTATTTCACTGATAATTTGAATTATTCAGAAAATTTTGGAAAAATAACTTATGAATGCTTAGTAACTTTAAAAAACCCTCTTAATCTAACTAATTCAAATTCAAAAAATCAACTAACTCAGTTGGTTAATTACATTAATGATATTCCTGAAAAAGACTTAGAATACATAAGTGGGTCTATTCAGAACAACAGCTTTACAACTGCTTTCAGAAAAATAAGAGATTTCATTTCATTTGAATCACTTCACGAATTGTACGATGGAGTAATTGGGTGGTCAGAAGAAGGTGGGAGAGAATACATTGTATATAATCCTAGAAACATTAAGATAATAAATTTTACGATCTTATAATAATTTTGTAACTTTGCTTCATGGAGCAAGTAGGGCAAGTACAAATATTTAGTCAAACGGACGACCCCGAAACACTACAACGTGAGATGAATGATTGGTTGGTTGATTGTGATGTGACAGTTGTTCGTGTCCTACAAACCCAATCTGGTAGAATGGATACCACCTTGACTATCACTTTATTTTACGTGAATAATCCCGAAGATTAACGGTTTGTGTATGTACCGTTTGAGGTACGAAAATGGAATATAAACAGTGTTATAAAATTAAATTGATTATGGGAATGTTTGATACAGTAATAGTTCCGTGTCCAGAATGTGGAACAAAAGAAGAATTTCAGAGCAAAAGTGGTGAATGTTTTTTACAAGAAGTAGAATTAAAAGACTGTCCAAGTGATATATTGTATGACGTGAATAGACACTCGCCATACACTTGTTGTGATTGCGGTACTTTATTCGAGGTAGACACAAAATCTAAAGAAAGTACTAAAGTAGTGTTGTAGATAACGATGTACCTTTTTAAAAGCAAAACGGGCGAGTGTAAAATTTGAAAATTATGGATGATAAAACGATAGCTTATTATTTACAGCACAAAGTAGAAGTAAAAGAGAATAGCTTAAAACCTATGGATAAACGTCATAAAATACCTAAGCGCATAAAGAAGGAAATAAAAGAACTAAAAGCAATGATTGAACACTTGACGGAATAATTTTTTGTTTTTATACATTGTTGTGCTTAACGAAGTGGTGTTTTAATGAAGCACAACGGTTGCAAATATGAGAAGTAAATCTTTTCATTAAAAAATAGACAAAGTAAGATTTATTTCTTATATTTAGTATCAAAAATTTTATACAAATTAAAAAATATGGAAAATACATTTGAACCAAGAAAATCCATCTCCGAAAGATATAGTTTGGAGAATATGTCTAAACAAAGAGGAATGTCTATTGATGACTATAAGTTAGAAATAGACAAACAACTCAAAATGAAACAGGATATTATTGATAAACAACTATCAAAAGGATGGACACAGGAACAATCTGAAACTCACGCTATGAGGTGTTTGTATATTGATGGATTTTCTTGACCGACATTCAAAGATTAAGAACTCATAAAATTTTTGATATTGAATATAACGCTGAGTATATGAAACGTAAATTTTAAACAGACAAAATGAATAAAACAGGATATTATATATTAGGAATACTGAGCGGTTTGACCCTATACAAACTAATTTATGTTTTATATACATTGTTGTTGTTAGTTGATTTTACGCCTTTATACCCTTACTTAATAGATATAAACTATTATTGCGAAAAGTATACAACTAAAAATATTGCTGAAATAGGTGCAATACTTTTGATAGTAATACCAATAGCAATATTTGTGATTAAAGAGCGCAGACTTAAGTAAAATCTATTAACTACAATGACTACTGTATGTGGCGTAGCTTTTCGCTATGACATATAAAGTTTGTTAGCATTAGTACGGATTAATAACTAAAAACTTAATAAGATGACAAAAAGAGAAAGATTAAAAGAGTGGATTAAAACTCTAAACGAAGAACAAAAAGATACTGTGATACTTGAACTTACAGACTTTGCAATAGATGCCGAGTATGTTGGTTTTTATGATACTACGAAAGTACCATATTATGATTGTACTGGAGAAAATCTAGATGGAACTGAAAGCGATGATGAAGATTAGTATTACTGCTAACGTATAGTAATATGATTAGTGCGGATTAATAACAAGAAAATGGCAAAGACACGAGAACAAAAAAGAATTGAAAATGCGGATAAAGTTTGTAGAGAACTTAGATACCAAATAGTAGAATATGGACTAATAGGCGATTGGGATGCAATTAATAAGCATTTTAATTCTTGGATGAATAATGCTAAAAAATCTAAATACGAAAGACCTTAGCATTAGTACGGATTATTAACAGATAAATTATATAAAAATGGAAGGAATAAAAGTAACATTAGTGCCAAATCAAGAAACAGACTACCAAGCGTTTAGATTTGATGAATTAGGTATTACTTATTTTGAATGGTCAAAAATGAGTGAAGATGATAAAAGAATCTTGGTGTTAGAAAACATTATGGAAAATATATGCTCTCACGTTGACTCGATGGATGAGTATTAATGCTAACGGATATGGTTAAGGTTAGTTGCGGGTAGAATATTAATGAATTAAATAAACAAAAATGAAAGCAGATTTAGAACAGTTGGAAAAAATGCAAGAAGACTTATTTAGGCAACAATGTGATTTAGATATACAGAAAGCAATGGTAAAACACTTTATAAAAAAGAAAGAAGACGAGCTATTAACTTTAACCGATGTTGTGGACAGTTTGCCAAGTGATAGACCTAAATTAAGACCATCTTACATTGGCGATAAAGACTAAAAAAAATAAAACAATACGGTGTAATTGTCTACAACACCGAAATAAACTCTTGTGCGTAGCATAGAGTTTATTGAATGTTAAAGTGCGTTTTTATGCACTTTTTAGCTATTTAAAACAGTGTTAAATGTTTGAGTTAAATCAGGGTTTATGATTCTCTGCTTGTAATCAAGTTCTCCCGAAGTAAATTGAGATTTTCTAGTCAATAGATTGAATTCCCTAAACAAGAACCCATTTTCATCAAATACTCTGTATTTACCACTTGCATTATCACGAATAGTATTCCCATAGAGAGCGTATGAGAGCGTCTTAACAGTTTGATCGACCATTTCGATCTGAATCACTGTAGGATCGAAGGAAGTGGCTGTAATGAGTATCTTCTGCCCTGCATTACCTAAGTTCACTTGTTGTGAATTTGAAATAAGGTTTCTTTCATCAGGAGTTAGAGTTAAAAACAAGTTTGTTCCGTTTGGATCAAGAACATAAGTGCTTGAACTAGCATTGGCGTTGTTGTTGTTTGTAGAAACAGAAACAACCTCAGATGTAGTAACAATCCTGTGAAAGTTTTTTGTCTTTACTCCATTTTCATCAAAGTATTCGATCATGTAACCGATCAACGACCCGGGACTCTGAAACTGAAGTTTTGGAATAATAATTCCTTTCTTAGAAATCTGAACCTCAGTATCTGTATTTGTTGTAATCATCGAACAATCAATAATCGTTGTTTCAAACGACTTAGGTTTAATAAGCACAGTGTAGAAACCTAATCTGTTAAAAATTGAAGCAGGAAGCCTCAATTCGTAGACACCATCTGCTCCGATCAGTTTCTTAAATTCATTATCTGATATTGCACCAAATAATGGAGCCATCTGAGGGTTCGTTGGAGTCTCTCTAGAGGCTGTATATGAATACAAAACATCAACATCATTGCTGTTGACATTTGAAAGTACTTTTGTTCCGTATATTCCTACACTCATTTCTTTGTTTTTTTATAAATATCTGTTTAAAAATTATCCACCCGTGCTTCCATCAGTTGTTTCAGATTCATCCGTAGGGTCGAATAACTCATATGGAATACTTTGCCAAGAGCCAGCCTCTCCATCAAAACCAGTTGTTATTGGACAAATAGTACTCAATAAAGTAGATAATCTAAAGTTAAAATCACTATAGTTAGTGTCATTACTATAATCATCAAGTATCACAATTCCATTCATAGTTATCTTATGCTTATGAATTTCACCTAAGAACGTGTCGGTGCAAAGACCTCCAGACTCATAAGTAACCGCCATGTTAGTGTAAGTTGTTTGTAGATTATATCTATTCACAAACGGGTTCACTGGAGCAGTTGTAGTAAATGTTCCTAAATTTAGAGTCTCGCCATCTTCTGATCCCTTCATCACAAAATTGTGGAATCCATTTTCAATCCCACTCACTGGAATAGTTGGGTGAATATATCTTAGCTTCATTCCATAATCTGCTCTTAAATAAATTGGTCTATTAAAAGTAAACTCCCCTAATTGAACAGTAGTCTCTCCTAGTATAGCGTTTGTGGGTAAGAAGAATTGAAATTCATTTCCTGTCACAGGAATAATAAAATCCTCTCCCGCAGGAACTGTCTGTCCGTCAAAAATAATATCATCCCCATTATTGGTAATGATCATTTCAATTTTAGAAACAAAATCTCCATCACTATCGAATCCAAAATTAAAATCAGGGAAACTAGAGAAGCTTTGATCAAAATCTTGAGTTGCCTCATTATATTGATGACCCATTTTAACTAACCAAACATTCGATTCTTGATTTGTAGCTTCAGATGAAAGCCTCCTTAAGTGAGTAGCACTATTACCCTCTGTCATTCTACCCTTTTGCCTATAAAGGTCACCTAGATTGAAAACTACAGGCTTTGTAATTATAGTAGCATCTACAATATTAACAGCTCCTTGAATTGGGTATACAGAAGTATCAAATTCCAATCCGAAAGGATTCTCTAAACTAACTGTAACAGATTCAATAAACTCTGGAATTTGATCAGCAAGTAATTGAATATCTACTGTCTTAGTTAATTCCCCAATTCCCCAAACAACCCTCTGAGGGCTTATTAACCTAAAGTCTGCTTCTTGGATAGCTATATTTTGTGCTGAATTTAAGTAAGAAAAAACAACATCAACACTTTCTCCTCCGAGAGAGCTAGTTTGATCTAAAGTTAATTCAAGTCTAACTAAATCACCTTCTTGCGCATTTAATGTGAACATCAAATCACCCCTTAGTGTTTGATACATTTGCCCAAGGTCTCCAGTAAATCCTACTTTTCTAAATATTGTGTTATCAATAATTACAGCATTATGCTCTAAATTGTCACCTCCATATACATTTAAGAGAGAAGTTAACTTTATAATAATACTTTCAGGTTGTTCAACAACCAAATCGTTATTAACAGTAAGATTTATAGTTTTAAATTGTTCTCCTATACCCCATTGAATTAAGAAATTTTCTCCAATAATAACATCATTAGGATCAGCGGTTACATATTCGACAACAACCTCAACTTCTTCTATCCCTCTGATAGAAGGTTGAGAAAGAGTTAAGGGTATGGGATACCCAGCGCCTTCGATATACTGCCCTCTGTTTTCAAGGAAAGATACACCTAGCGCATTGTTATTAAACACTACGTTTTCGTTTGTTTCTAAATTTGTATCTACGAAACACTGAAGAATACTTGAAACAACGTTGGATTCACCCGGGTTGCTTGGAGAAACATTTTCTAATATTTCAAAATATTCAGCATTCAAGTCAATAATTCCTCCCACATAAGATTCAGCCAGAATTGGCTGAATCTGAACATCAATCACATCATTACAAACTTTATAAGTCTCAATAGCTGTTTTGTCGTAATTCTTGTAGAGTTTTATCGGAAGATAATAACTATCCTCATTCGTGTATTCATACAAATAATCACGAGTAGAGTCAATTCTACTTGCGCCCCCAATGCTAGCTGGCGCACCCGAAGGTCTCACAAACTCATTCCCATCCCAAGCAAAACTATTGTCACTCACGATTATGTTAATTGTGTTTTTTAATTGATCATCAATAAACACGGTTGGAGAAGGAGTTCCTCCAGCTACGGTTGTTTGAAAAAATTGGTTAAAAACAATTGAAAGCTTTCGGTCATCATAGAATATTTCCTTCCTCTCTGCTTCGTTAGAATTTTCGTTTAGATATTGAATGAAATTATCGATAACAATTTGATTTTGAGAATTGTTCAAATACCCACGAATGTTAAACTCACTAGTAATACCTCCACCCAAACTTTGAGTATAGACATAGTAATCATCACTTAATTCCAATTCGCTAACTGTAATTGGAGAGCCTGTAAAACGTGGGTTTAAGAAAAGGTCAAACTGTTGCATTACTTGTTAATTGTTATATTTAAATCATTTGCTTTAGACGTTACATTAGATAGGTTAAGTTGTTCTAAATCTAAGTCATCTATCGTTATTGTGCTACCATCTGTCAAAGTCCAAGGTAGACTGTTCTTCCCTTGAGAATCAAACCATCTCTTCACTTCTTGATTGCTGAAATTAGATATCTCTGGTCTTAAAGACCTGATATAATCTATTATAGTCACAATTAAATCTTCGCCTTTGTTAATATGAATTTCATTTACATTATCAAAGAAACCAAACTCCATGTAAAAAGGATTTACTTCCTGTCTTTCAATCTTCTTAATAGTGTCGTCAATAACAACATCGACATAATCTATGATTTTCTCTGTTCTCAACATCGGGAACTGAATAAAGAAATCGTTTTCAGGCACTTCTGCTAGAGTTCTATCGCTTTGAACGATACCATATCCTTGCGAATACCCGCTAAAAGGTAGGGTGTTAATATAGAGTTGATATTTTCTTGAGTCTTCCATTTACATTAAATAAGAGAATATTATATTTGATAGGCAAAACCACCTAAACCATTTCTTCCGACATTTGCATCTCCAACCAAAAGATTAGGTACAATTGTTTGCGCTGTAATATAAGTGCCTAACACATCTAGTTGAATTTGTGATAATTCCAACCCAGCTAACCCCAACTCTTCTTCATCGCTAATAAAGAAGTTATTGCTTGTATTTCCAAAAGGATTGGCGAATTCCATACCGAAGTTAGGATCATATTCAGCAAAATTAAACCCTCCTGTATTATTAGAACCTCCCCCTATTTCCTGAATAATATCAACAAAACCATCAAGAAGTTGTTGAAATAAATCAGCAGTGTCCTCAACTGGTGTGTATTGATCGATATTTGTAACAGCAAAATCTTGAGCTAAAAATTTTGATCTCATTCTAAGCTTATCAACTTCAATAAGCTCTCCATCCACTAAGCCTCCAAAGTTTCCATCACTATCCCCAACATCAATAACCTCCTGCATACTTGGGTTTCCAGCCAATGTCTCACCTTCTGAGTTATAAACCCAAACTTGATCACCATTTTCCCACCATATACTTGCATCACCATGTAAAGTGTTGGAACCACCAGCTCTTCCAATTTTATAAAGAACATCATTGTTCAGTTTAAAATCAAAACCCCTATATCCATCTACTTCTGAAAAGTCAGCGAAAGGAATATGGACATCTATAACTTTTTTAGTTGGAAAAGATACTATGTTCTCATCTGTACAGGGAATGACTTCAACTGAATTTGAACTCCAAAAAGAAGATTCTAAAATTTCTCCATATAGATTAAATCTGCCATAAGTTGTCAGATTTAATCTAGAGTTTGGCAAGATATTATCAGACAAAAGAGCTATGTGATTTATGTAAACTTTTTCCGAGAAAGGCATTGGAGTTCCAACATACCCTTGTTCACCTTCGTCTTCAATAAAAGTAGTAAGTATGTCTTCCGAATCAGGAATAACATTTCCTAATCCATAAAAATTACCTCCGTTATAAATTGATCTATTCAAATAGAAGCACTCTTCATTTTCCTGATCGTAAGGAGTTAGTACGCTCCCTAACACATTAACAAGATATTTATTTACACCTTCCTCAGAAGTTTCTAAGAAATCTGGAGGAACTACCATTGTCCTATATCCTTCTTTTGCAAAAGATATTTCATAATAACACTTTTGGTTTGCTGTGTTAGCGTATAGCTCAAAATTGACACCACTCTGACTAGAGGGGGTGTATTCTTGGATTGTTTCTAAAAGCCACCCTTCCACTGTAATTTCTACCGTTAAGAATCCTCCACCATCTTTTGAAGAAAAGGTAATCGATGATTCATTATCATCAAAAGTTGCTTTAAAATCTTTCTCTAATCCCTGATTTTTAATATAGTCATATTGACCGCCATCAAGCTTTGCTTTAAACCTTACATAGTAGCTACTAAAGGCTCCCTCAGCATCAACAGGCAGTTTTGTTCCGTTAACAATAAAGTCTTTGTCTGCTGGGAAAAAATCATAATCATTAGGGTTTGTAGACCCAGTGTAAGTTGCCTTAATTTTATGAGGAACAAAATTATCGTAACTAATTTTCACTGGGAAACTCTTTTCTTCTCCCGCTAAAATCGCAATTTCCTGATCTAAACCAAAAACTGGATTCACTGGAATTACTGAATTTATCCCAGTGTTTCTAATTTTAACAATCATAGTGTCGCAGGGAAAAAATTCAGCGTTCACCCCTTGCCAAGAAGCTCCGTTCCTTAAAACTGAAGGGCTAGAATAATTAAACACATCATTGTTAGAGAAGTTTGAGTTATAAGCCTTTCTTCCTTCGAAGAGTAGCCTGTTTTTGTAAACATCTCCAATATTGAATTTAACCTTACCTCTTTCGGTTTGATCTAAAATGTAAAGCTGAGAAACTGGAATAATTCCATTTTCTAATCTGAATTTTTCAGATAATGAAAAATTAAACTCTTCTTTAAGCTCAATTTCAACATCATCATTAACTATTATTTGTAAATCCTTGCTTATCTCATTTTCTTCCCAAGACATAGAATAAGGGAATTCAATAGACTCCCCATTTAGCAAAACGTCCATATCAGGAACAGAGCCAATATTGTAGTTGATTATGTCAGAGAAGGTCTCATCTGCATTATCTGCATTAGGATCATAAGAAGCATCAAGAGTTATTCTGTATCTTGTGTAATATTCATCACCTTCTACATCAGGGTTAAAGAAAGAAATTTCTTCCACATTAAGAATAACATGAGTTCCGATATAACTTCCACTACCAATAACTAAAGAGAAACCAGCCGTAACAATATCTAAAGCCCCAGTTGGAAGCGCTGTATAGAATGCAACATTGCCTCCAACATTTCTAAATAGTATTCCTTGAGAACCCTCTTCTCCCTCAAGAGTTTGCGATGCTACCTGACCAAAGTAATAAGAAAAATTCGTAGCAGGAGAAGCTAGGTTAAATAAACAAGTTTCATTTCCGAAAGGAGATGCTTCGTTTAAATATATTTGCATATTGAACACTTGACCTTCTTCAATTTCATCACCAGTGGTTGAGAAAGAAATTTCTCTAGGTTTTTCTTCCTTAACGTCTAAATCCAATCTAATCCAATGCTTATTGAAAAAGAAAGAAAAATCGTTTTCAATTATAAGAGCCGACTCTCCAAAAGCATCAAAATCAAATGTATTTGTTCCGTAAGAAACAAAATCTCCATCAACATTATAAAAAACAAGCTTTTGTTCCCAAGACTGATCCTCATAATAAAAGTCATCTGATACTAATCGAATATAAGCAGAATCGAATGGATAGTTGTTTAATTCAATAAGATATTTTCCATTTTTTCTTCTAAAAATGTTATCTGTATCAAAAGAGTAAGTACTACTTTGAGTTGTGGAATATAAATCAGAATAATTTGCATCTGAATATATCTCAAGAGTCAAGTTGTTGCAATCAATAATTGTAGAGGATAGTTTTCCGTATATTCTAAAGTTACGTGATCGATCTCTTTCTATTCTAAACTGTCTACTTAAATCGAAATCATTGTCGTATTTCTCTTTTTGAATTTCATGAAAAGTTCTCCCTAAATCTATTCTGATGAATTGATCTATATTATCGTCATTGATTAATATTTTCTTTTTATTTGCCATTATTATATTCTTAAGCTAGATGATATGGTATTAAATTACTAACCCCTCCATTACATGTATACCCAACATAATCAGACATAAATCTTGAGTCATACCATCCTCCTTTATTTTGTGCAGGATTAGCTATAGCCATTCCGTTTACCTCTATTGTGTGTTGACCTTTATTCCCACTAACCCAATGATCTTTACATCCTTCGCTAGAAGTCCAACTACCATCACTATAATTTGTTCTACAATTCAATAACCTTGTTCTCATGTGATAGGTCGGTATTGCGTTTTCGTCACCTCCCGTATGGTTTAAAGATACTATAGGGACTGAGAACCCTTCTGGCCCTTCGGCTTTCAAGTTATTTCCCCCATTATAAAGAGTGATATTTTTCCAAACTAAACCGTATCTTGCTTTAGTGTATTTAAAGTCATCAAAATCAAATACTGCATTTGTCGGAAGGATTAACTCTAAGTGATTAAATGATCCAAATAAACCAAAAGGTATTGGGTATGATTGATTTGGGGTTAAAGTAATCATGCCCATAATATCCACATCGACAACTCCTTTATTAGTGATTTCTAACGTCATAGCTTGCATGGTAAGCATATTACCCTCACTATCATTTGACCAGAACTTTCTACCTCCAGCGCCTCCATCGTTTTTCGTCTGTGGTCTTAATCTATTTCCTGACTTACCTCTTTGAGCGTAAAACTTTCCGAACTTCAATTTTACAAACTGAGAAATTGGCACTGGGTCTGGTGAAACCAAGTTATAAGGAGATGGGTCTAATATTCTATAAATATCTAAAGAACCCTCTCTAATATTAGGGGAGTTTCCCATTTCTAAAGCAATTCTTCTTCCATCTTCAAAATTTTCAAAACTAATTGAATTACTATAAGGAGCAACGGAAGTGTAGTAGCTAGTAGTAGCTTCGCTCTCTGAGACTGTTAAGTTTGGTCTGTCAGTATCGTTTTCTAACATAGCCTCTGAACCTCCCCACCAAGGGTAACTAAACACTCTCGGCATACCTTCGGGTCTTAACCAATACCCGTACCCACACTCAACTCTCTGATATTTCTCCCCATTTAAAACAGATGAGACACCATTATCAATCGGAAACAAAACATTTGGTTTATAACCGTTGGCATACATTTCATTCTGGTTAACTCCTTGTTCGTACTTATATAGATAATTTTGGGTCACTGTCTTAGAAAAATTGTTCTTAAACCAATTTAAACTAGCCCCAACACCTCCATCATAAGAAACCCCATAGCCTCCCGTACCACCCAAGCCAGAATCTGAATTTTCATCACTAAAGTCAGCAAACTGCCTTCCAACTAGATCACCATCTATATACTTTGGTCGTTCAATATATTTTTTACCTTCCTCACTAAGAAGGTTGAAGTCAGGATTCATTACCACAGGCACTTTTGGAATGCTATATTTTTCTGGATACAAAGGACTCCAAGGTTTTTCGTAAGGAAAGAACCCCTCAACACCAACTGATCCTGCGTTTGGTGTTGAGTAAGATGTATTGTTTCTGTTTAGATTAAAATGATCTCTTGTTGCATACTCAACCTCATCGAGATGAGTTTTTTCTAACCCTGTATGTCTAAATACGGCATCCTTAGAAATGTATTGTTGCGATATCTGATAACCAGCTAGCCAAACTCCTCTCTTGCCAGTTGGGTTTCCATTAGCATCAGTTCTAAACCCGTCAGGGTCATACATATTAGCTGGAATCTTAAAAGCATGATATCCTTTAGTTCTAAATTCAGCATTCTTTTTTCTTTGAGCAAACTCATTATACCAAAATATTCTTGAATCCTCATCACGGTCATACATGTTGTGGATTTCAACAATTTCTTTATTTTTGATTGGATAACCTTCTTGAGACATATCTCTAACTGAAAAAGTTAGTGGTGAATTATAGCCTTTAGCCTGTAATTCCTCAATAGCTTTTCCTTCAAAAGAAATTGGAGTTGTAAAAAAGGTAACCCATTTTCTTAAATCTAGATTCACATCAATATTTACTTCCGTATAACCTGTTTGAAATGAACCCCAGTTTGGAATAATATCTAACGGAATCTGACGGTAGAACAAACTAGGAATAGTATCTAAGTTTGGTTCGTCATTTACTGGGAATGGGAAATTGTTCAAAGCAATCTCATCCTTCGTTAGTCCTTGTTTAAATAAATCTACTTCAAACAACATTACTTGACTTCCTGTCGGAACATTGTTTAGAATGAACTCCCCATTATCGTTGGTGTATGTGAAGTGTTTGTAGTGAGAAGGGATAGTGTCAAACTCGCTACCACTTCTTAGATATTCTGAATTGTCTTGATTAAAAGACTGAGGGTCAAAGTACTCGTCTGGACTTGAACCTTCTTTTAGGTTTAAAGTAATTCTGTCACCTTGAGAATCTAAAGCTCCGAGTCTTGGGAACTGAGTTGAAGGCACAAAAACACCAACTGGCACATTGGCTAGTGGAATCCTTATTTTATTCCCTATTTCGTCTCTAATTGGCTGTAAAGCATTAAGAGTCCCCATTAGAGTCCCCGTGTCTGCCTCTTGATCAGGTAAGCTGTTGGTGAGATTATTGTAAACGTCAAGCGTATTTAAAAAATCTCTTGATCTAACAAGTTTTGTTGTAACAAATAAATCATCAATCTCTGCATCGTGAAAAAAGACAAACGACTTTGAGTCTCCCCCAAATCTTATGCTCATCTCTTCTAAAAAAGTTAATTTGAATGCATTTTTATCCTCCTCGTTAAAAACGAAATTATAAGCATTCGCATAACTATGTCCTGTGTAATATTGATCGAACTCAGTTGGTCGTACTAAATTATTTTGAGAGTTTCTCAACCAAACCTCGTTTCCATCAAATTGATTTACGTATTGTGGAACACCCTGTTGATTCAACAGGACAATCGAAGGCACACTATCTTTCTCACCCAACGGTATTTTGGTGTCGAAAAACACTACTGTTGTTCCTGTGCGTGACTTTTTAAGTAAAATTTCCTCTTGCATTTTGTACTTTGTCTTTGATATAAATAATACATGTTAAATTTCTGAAAGTAAAGAATTTTAATTATCTTTGATTTATTATGAGAAGCTAGCGTATTAAAAAAACAAAAATTTGAAGAAATATCATAATGGAACTATCAAAAATAAATAATGTAGTTTTTGAAAACATTGATTTCAATGACTACCCAGATTACTCAGATGCTTATATATTTAGTGCTGACTATGACGGAAAACCAATGAGTAAAATAGAATTAGATTCACTTCCTAGCGAGTGGGTTTATGAACTGTTAATCAAACAATTAGACTAAAATGGAATTAACAGAACAAGACAGGCAAGACCTTAAAGTAGAAATAGATCACATTTTTGACTCAGGAGCAAATAATATTCGTTTATCTGAAATGATGGATAGATTTATCTCTCAAAAAACAGGCTCTTTAGATGTAAATTGCTTGGGCGAAACTCAAGATATGGAGTACTTAGAGAAGAATCTCCTTGCCTCTTTAAAGAAATTACCGCATGAAATAAAATATCCAGAAGTAGATGGATTTTATAAGCACTATAAAGGTGGGGTGTATAAATTCATGTCTATGTCTGAACATACAGAGACAGGAGAAAAATTAGTCATTTACCAATCTTTATTATTCGGAAGTATCTACGCTAGACCTTTAGAAATTTGGAATGAAAGTGTAAATGTTGGATCAGAAGTAGTGCCGAGGTTCAAAAAAATGACTACTTAAAATTATGAAATGCGAAAAACATAAGAAAGGCATGATTGTACTTCATGCTTTCTCAGAAGGTGAATGTATTATTTGTGATACTCATATTGACACTGCCCACATTCCCTGCGATTTGGTTTGTCAAAAATGTAGTGAAGAAAAAAACTTATGCCATATTTGTGGTGAATCTACTGCTTGCCCTGACAAGCAATAACATCATCTAGCTCCTTCTTTATAGTTTCCATATATGATGCATCGAAAACATCATAAAAGAATCCTATCCTCATTGTGTGATAGGAGTTGTTTATAATATTTTTAAATTCTCTCTGATTATCTTGCTCATACCTTTGAAATGAATCCTTAGAATCTAGGACTTCAACAGGAAATCTATGAAAAAATAACTCAAAATGATCTCCACATTCTTCTTGTAATTCAACCATTTCATTATAAGTACAGTCCGTAGGCTTAACGGTAGAGCCTAAAGTCAAACAAAAAATCAACAGTATAAAGATTGATAGCTTCATTATAAAGAAGCTACACGGATTGAAACATCTTTTGCTACATCCATAATCTCGAACATCACCAAAGGTAAACCTCTTACTGAATTGTCTAGTAAGTCAATCTCAGTAATATAACCCCCTGTTTCAGGAATCAATTGTGTGTTTGATCCAGCTTGTGGGTGAAGAGTTTCTGAATAACCACCATCTTGCATGTTGAAGAACTTAATCTCGACAACGTTAATCACGCCCGGTACCTCTCGGAGGGTGTCTACAATTTGAGATACGTAAATATGCTCATTCATTTCCCATTTTTCTACATCAAAGAAATCGTTAATCTCTTTCACTGTAGCTTGCTTAATCTCTTTTGAATTAAAGTTATCTCCATCAATCAACAGATCAACATTTATTCTAAGATTTATAATCTTTCCATCGTTGATCTCAACAAAGTCGTTTATCATTCTGTAACGAGAAATGTAATTAATCAAATTGTCTTTAATTCTATCGGTTGAAGGAGATACTAGTTTTCCATTTCCAGCTCTGGAAATGATATGCATGATTACCTTATTCTCATCAACTTCAGCTGCAATTCTAAATGGTGATCCGAATTTTCCATCAATCTGATAGGCACGAGATGTGTAATCCCTGAGAGTAACACATCTCTCTTGAGCTGCGTGGTTAGCTGCTGTGTTGCTGACGATTTCTTCAACAGAAGGCAATCCTCTACCCCCAAGAGCTGGAAATGGGTTACTTACTCTTGTTGAAGCTACGACTGCATCGTTAGTTCCTTGGTCGATTCCCGGGTTGGTTGAGTTGATATTACTAACCTCCTGTAAAACATTTGCCCCAACATTAGAAGTCAAACCCCCACCAGCTCTATACTTTACATAAACAGTACAATTTGCAGGTAATTTTTTTCCTAAAGCCTTATTATCTAGTACATCTCCAATATTGATCGCACTCTGAGGCTTGAAAGGATTTTCAACCCCAATCAATGAGTCCAAATAATTCTCATAAGCATCATACGACTCTACGCCACCACCAAAAGTAATCCTACAAGAACCGTCTGCTAAAAATTCTTTCTCAAACCTTCTAGGAACTTCTTTCCAATATCCTTGGAAATTTCCATTTGCATCTTGAACATCTGATTGCTTAAAAAATAAATCATCAGTCGGAAGAAAGTCTACTTCATACCATTTAATCGAATCGTTGTTGAAATCTGAAAATGTTGGATTAGAATCCAACCCTAACTGCTCGTATATGATTATAGAATCTACATGAAGAACATTCTTATCAGGGATATTGAATTTATAGAAAGGCTTATTGCCATCAGTAATTTCTCTTTTTATGATCTTAGTAACCCCTGCCTTAACCTTTTCTCTCTTTACGATTTGATATCTAAGAAGTTGTTGGTTCTGGTTTAAAACCTCATTAATAACTCTGTTTGGTATTCCGTCTTCCGAGAAGTCAGAAGAAAAATCTATATCTTCAAGAGTTTCAAAAACTTGACCACCACCAGCAACCCTTAACCCTGAACGGTATATTGGTAAATATGAAGTGTCTGGCCCGTCAGAGGTAGCTGGTACATCAATGATTATATCAACAACTGTTACCGCAGGGCGTACACCCGGCACCCTATAACCTTTGGTTTTTGCCAACCTATAAGCATCAACTCTTTGACGAACTCCGTCTAAAAACAGTGAGTTGAATTTTTTGTCCGCAAGGTGAGAAAGAAGATCACCAACATAGGCATTCAAGTCGAGTATTGCCATGCCCGGTGATGCTACATTGAAATCTTGCCACTCATCTGGATAAAAGGCTTTTAGATAATTCTCCAAATCTGTTCTAATGGAAGAAAAATTTCTACTTAAATAATTAACTTGTACTTGATCTGACATCTTCTTTTGTTTTTTAAACTACTGGGTTTTGAAATTGGAATGACAAATTTATCTCGTCTTCCAGTGAATTGAATACAACTATGCTGTAAACAAATCTCACTTTCAAAACGTAAGTGTTTTCATCAAATTCAAAGATTAATTCTTCTAATTTAATTTCTGGAATTACATCCTCTATAACTTGCCTAACTTCGGCTTCTAGCATATCCTCAGTAATATCATCCCAAGGATCAAAAATATAGTTATAGAAAGGTGAATAAACGTTAGAGCGCATGGGACGCTGACCCGGTTTCGTAGTCATCAACGAAATCAAGTTTGTCTTAATCGCATCTCTGGTGGTTTTTGTGGTTTGAAACCTACCTCCTTGAGAAGAGTCATTAAACGGAAAAGCTATGCCTATATTCATTTTTATACCTTTGTATTCATAATGTAAATAATGCAGCAAAAAAAATAAACTAATTAAATCTTTTTGCCACAGTATTTATAATAAAAGTTCACAATGGGAATCTACAGAATATATCCTTCCTCATCAAACACTATTGCTAACGGTAGGTATGCTACATACAACTCTAGCCAGAATGCCGTAGCCAATTTGTGGTATGGAGGTGGAATGGGTGCAAACACCTCTTTCCGTCAAAATACTTACAGTAGATTTATGATGCAATTTGACCTATCTACTTTAATGCAAAATTTTGCAGACAAGACAATTGTTTCTGGAAGTGTATCTTCTTATAAATTAAAAATGACCAGTACTGTTGTAGGTGGTCGTGAATTAGAGAGGGAGGGAAGGATTGCAAAGTTAGATGCAGTTATTGCTACGTCTTATGACCTTCTTGCTTTTCCGATCAATAAAGATTGGGATGAAGGTAGGGGTTATGATATTCTAGAATCTGAATTTGTATTTACCCAATATGGTGTTCCTAGAATTACTGGTTACTCAAACTGGAATTCGGCAACGACCCTAACCGCTTGGGATGAAGATGGAATTTTTGAAGACCCATCAGCTTCTACAATTAACAACGCTACTCAACATTTTGCTTTAGGAAACGAGGATATTAATATGGACGTTACAGACATAGTTAGCTCTTGGGTTGACGCATCGGCTGCAAACAACGGTGTAGCGCTATCGTTTTTACGTCCCTACGAGCTTATAAGCTCCGATACACAGAGTTTCACGTCTTTCTTTACCCAACACACCAATACAGCTTTAAAGCCTCATATAGAGGTTAATTTCGATCAATTGATTGAAGATGATCGTTTGTATGTTTCTAATAATAGAACATCCAAGCTTTACCTCTACACTTTTAGTGGTGATTCACCAGCAAACTATGTATCAATTGGGTCGGTTGATATCACCGACAACGCTGGAACTGTAATTTATTCTGGTTTACCTGTCAATCAAACTGAAAGAGGAGTTTATTATGTGGAAGTTCTAATGAGTGGAGCTACTAGAGGTCAGAAATATAAAGACGTATGGAATGACGTTGTATTTAATGCAGGAGTAGACTCAACAACATTTACTCAAACATTTACAATTAAAGATAATTACTACCAAAGAACTCCTTCGGTAAATGATTATTCAGTTGATATTTATGGAATTGAAAATGGTCAGAAAATTGTAACGGGAGACAAAGTGAAAATCTTCTGCGATCTTAGGTCAAACTACCAATCTTTTAAAGCTCCTTCTAATCCATTTAGAATGTTTTATAGAATTGTGATGAATTCACAAGTAGAGGTTGTGCCTTGGAGTCAAGTGAATAGAATCGTTACGGATAATTGTCTTTCTCACTATATTGATCTAGATACTATTTGGTTGCTTCACAACCAAAATTATAGAGTTGAATTTAAAATGCAAGAGTACGGAACCAACAGAAGGCTTCCTGAAACTCTTGAGTTTAAAGTAATTAACCCTTTTTAATAGCGGCTCTAGGCTCAAGGTCTCCTTGTAACATTCTCCTAAGGGAGCTAACAATGTCTTCTTCAAATTGTTTTACGTAATCCTGCGCCTCATTGCAATAGCTGGAAATAATCTCATAATTTCTATAAGAACTATCTGATTCAATTCCCCACAATACTCTGATCCCAGTTTCTTTAGACAAAACTTGTAAATCCATTATGTAAATTTTGTTGGAATCTTTTAGGCTTGATTTATCTAATTCTTCGAAGAAAGGAATCACCTCTTCCTCAACTTCTAAACAATCATTGTCGCTAAAAAAAACAAAGTTAACTTTATAGTTTTTTATTAAGCGCTTTATATCTCTTTTACTTGAATCCGTTATCTCGTAGTTCTGTTTCATTTGGGTATCCTGTTTTTTTGTAACACGTTGTACAATACTTGTAGACATTGTTGCTCTCCCCAAATTTAAGCATTTTTTCTGAATGATTACAATCATTTTGAAAAATAGTTAATTCTTCTTGAAGAATCGCCATCTGCTTTATAATTTCAGAACACCTTTCATGCCTGTTTACTTTTTGAACCTTAGGTTCGCTATTCTTTCTCATGTGAGTCTAAAATACTGTAATGATAAGTACATTATAGATTTTTCTAACTCTTATGTTTCCAAAAGGAAAGGTTTTAGTTTATTCTTACATAAGAAGAAATTATTCTCTGCAATTCCCCATCAACAGTGTATCTTGAGAGCTGTTCTGATAGAGACGTTGGAGCTAATGGGCTTTGTGGAGTGTGAATATGAGTCAACAACAACCTGATCATCAAATCAAGCAATTTAATCAACTCATCACCTTTAACGGAAGGGCTTAATGAGTTAGCTAAATCTCCAAAAGAACTTAAATTATCATTTTTCTCAAACTTCGCAATACTCTTGTCTCTAAATTTACCTAAATGAGAATATAGATTAATTACTGTTGATGTAAGGTCAGATTTCGAATAAGCTTTTAACTCAACATCTTCATCAGTGTTTTCTTTTTGAGAAATACTAAGGAAAGCAGGTGTTTTGGTGTTTGGTTGTAAAGTTCCTTTTTCAAAAGCTCCCGCCACCAGTCTAACTTCTTTTGATTTCAGTATTACCCAAGCATCATCACGACCTTCTAATCCTACATCAAAACCTTTAGGGATATCTAAATTACTTAAATCTTTACTTGAAATCTGAGCTTTAGAATTTGTAGCTGTATCCTTATATATGTTCTTAGCACTAGAATAGGATTCAATCTTGTGTTGAAATTGAGAAGTGTGGACTGGCCCTGACCAGTATCTGATTCCCGTATTATTCTTTGGGTCTTCTAAAAATACAAAGACCATTTCACCTACTCTAGGTTTAGAATAAATAAAAGAACTCTTCAAAGGTACACACCAAGGAAGTTCATTGACATTCTTAGCCAAACGATCACGATCATCAATCCTTACTTTGATCCTACCTTGAGCCAAAGGGTCATCAACAAACTCTACTTTAGCAGGGTAGACGTTTCTAAAATTAGCATCACCCTTGCTTGAGTAGCTTTTTTGACCCTGAATATTCAGGTTATGTCGCATCTGCTCATCAAATCCACTCATTACAATTGATTTATTAGTTCACTATGATTGTGACTTAGTTTATTTAAATCCTCAATACTCTTTACTACCGCTAAACGAATAATTTCCTTTTTTTCAATAGTTTCCTCTTTATCAAGGTCATCACACATCTCAAGGATTAAGTCCCTCAGAGATATAATTTCTTTTTCAACATTCTTTGCTGATTTTAATATTTTATCTTTTCCGATCATCTTGCTATTCCAATTCCAGTGTGAGGTGCAATTGTGGCTCCAACTACTGAGATTGGCCCACCTGCATTAGCTCCGTTTGCATTTAACAAAGCTCCTTGATCTAATACTACATCAACTCTCATTTGACCTTGAAGGTGGTCAACAACTTCTTCGCACATCACTTTTACAAATGCCTCGAATACATTTGGTGTTCCGTCAGCAAGAACTCCTGTAGGGATTCCCGCTTCATCAAATCTTGAAACTATGGAAGAAGAAAGTAGTTGAGAGTTCAGCCCGGGTCTACCCTTTGCCATCAATATCTGTCCAATAGAAAGTCTAGGGACAGGAATCCTATCCTCTTCCAACATGAACAAAAGAAAGTTTGCCACCTCCTCTGATTTATTTAATCCTTGATCTATTTTTAACATCTTGTTTTTTTAAGCGGTTGGTATTGGTACTATGGTTGCTAAAGTCGATGCAGCAGCGGCAAATTTTCTTGCTTTCTCTGCCGTTTCAGCAACGTCTCCCAGCATTCCAAACCTAGCCTTTATTTTTTCAGCCTTTCTTCTTTGTCTTTCTAAGAAAGTTCTAGCAAAATAGTTTGTCACTAATCTTTTGAAAACTTTGATTACTTCCAACAAGATAATTGCTAACAACCCTTTTAGTAGAAGGTTTAATATTCTTTCGGAGAATTCAGCTTTTTCTTGGTTGTCTGGGTCGTTTATAATAGAGCAGGGATCAGAAAGTAAACTATCCTTTGTTACATTAACTCCCGCAGGAGTTGATTGAATAGCGTCCATAATTGGATCAATATAAGCGTAAATTATAGTAGAAAAATATCCAATCAACTTCTCTATTAATATTCTGAAGAAACTTTTACCAGCCTTATTAGCGTTCTGTTCGTTATTAATTCCTTGTGTTTGACTTTGAACGTAATTCACCATCACCTCCATACTTTGAGCTGGAGTCACAGCTTGACCTTCTATGGTTTCTGTTCCTCCTCCTTCAAAAATAAAAGATGGGTCTTCTGGTAATTTAATCTTTATTGTCTGACAATTTATCTCAAACTCTACTTGCCCAGCCTCTAATTGTCTTTTTAAAGCTATTCTATTGTATTCTAAATCTTGATCCTTAACAATTGCTTTGTTTGATAAATCAAAATTCGAAGCAGCGCATACAGCTGCATTAATAAGCCTATCTCTTTCAGCAGCACTAGGATTTAAATATTCTCCCGCTGGTGAGTCCTTCCCTCCAAATATCATTAAAGCTAAATCTTTAGCCATCTGTTGCTTAAAAGTTTCTAGAAAATTAGTCGGCATCACAGCACTAAAATAAGCCATGTTTTGTGACTTAAAACTTGAGGCAGTTTCTGCGTCTATTGCACCTGATTGATTGATGTTTGGTAAAGAAATCCCCTTCTTAGAGAGAGTTTCTGCCAACCCATCTAGAACAGTATCTTCTAAAAAACTTGATCCAGCACCAAAAAGCCTATCAATAAAAACCAAAAACAATACCTCAGGTTGAATACCCATACTCTCCATCACTTTGTTTAGATAATCAAACATAGAAACTTGTTGAAATTTCGGAATGTTTATCTGCTTAAACAAAGGAATGTTTAACAGGTTTTTCATCGAAGATATTTTCGATACAAGTTCTGACTGAGAACTTGTTAAAGGATTTTGGGCTGGTACGTTAAAAGCCATTATCTTTCTTTATTGTTGTCGTTATCTATTTTTCTCTTTTCTTTCTTTGATCTCCTACCGTCTCTCATGTCTTTTGCCATTTCAGCAAAAAGCTCTCTCTCTTCAAGAGTGACAGCAGAAGCTTGAGTCGATTCATCTAATTCGCTATATGCAATCTTCTGGATCGAATTTGCTATATCAATGATTGATGATGACGACTTCGAAGCAAGCTCTAAATAAGAGATTGCTGTCTTACCAAGCATGGCAATCATTTCTCCCTCATCCATTTCGTTTGCAGCCGCTCGGTACATATCCATTGATTCATTTCTTTCTTCCATTTTAAGCTTAATGGCATAGTTCATCAGTTCGGTATAAGAGTCTTTGGTAGTTTCGACTACAGGAGTCTTACTATTACTCTCTTCTGGTGTTAAATTTTGATCTTCCATATCAATTTGTTTTTCATAAATAAAGCATTAAAAATTATCTACTTTTAAGAAAATTAGTTTTCATCACAGCATATTTAAATTCTAAGCTTCTTGTGATGTTTAATAAAGCGGGTTTACTTGCCCTAACAGGAGTCTCTCGGATTAAATATTGGATGAAGTGTTTCCTTGAGTGAATAATCTCTTTCAATTCAGAATATGGCATTTCATTAAAGTCTTCAATTAAACTAGCCACCGTCTGAAAAAAGAAATATTTCTCATCGTTATCTGTATTCAAATACATATCGCAATCATGGTCTAACCCAGCTAGTATAAAATGATAAAAGCCAGCACAGTTCTGGTTATTGATCCCTGCGTGGCTTTTGTCATTAAATATAGTTCTGAGGAAAGAGTAAAAAATTGCTTGTCTTACTTCTAAATCCATTATCCTTCTTCTTTCTTCTTTATAAATCCTTGTTTCTTAACTCGGTAGAAGGCTCTGATCCTAGTTAGAGAGTAAGTGATATCTTTTCTCTGTAACCCAGTTTCTTCCGCTATCTCTTTATAAATATCAACTTTATTATAAGCTCCAATTTTATGGTGTTCCGTTAGGATATACACTAGAGCTTTTGAAACTGTGATATCATTCTTTGTCCACTTACTCTCTTCACCTTTCTCAATTTCTTCTTCAAGAAGAGATTTTATGTAGTGAAAGAGTTGGAACATGATATCCATTTCTTCTAATGGCAATCCCTCCTCATCTAAGCTCTCCAGTCTCTTCGCATCCACTTCTGGTTTATGATCTTCATAATCCAAAAGTCTAGACTTAGTTTCGTGGGTCTTCTTTATTTCATTCATACAATAGTTCTTCGCCATTGTCCCGAAATAAGAAAAAGATTTATGACCCTTGTAAGGATCAAAGTTTGCAAACTTGTCGTGTATGTGACCAAGACAGTCGTTGTGAGCTGTCCTTACGTCAATGTCATATCTGAAAAGTTTATATCTATAAATGATATTCTCGACTAACCTGTTTAAAGGTTTTTCTAAATGCTTTATGTACAAGCGATTCTTCTTATCTTGTACTTCCTCGCTCATAGACCATTCAATCTTGTCTTGAAACTCCGCCAGAGTTCCATCTTCAATTGTTGAGTCATAAGTTTCTTTCCTGTTTTCTAAGTACTGTTTCATCTTAGCAGTTAAAAATCGAGTATCCATTTCTAAGAACACTCTCACCGCCTCTTCTGTTTCAGCTGTCCAGTATATTTTCTTCTTCTTTTTTTCAGGTATTACATTAACTATTGGTGCTGTGTTACCTGTCATTATATTTTTTATTTTTTTTAATCTTATAAATCTCGTTCATAACATAACTTTTTATTATTGTACTGTAGTAAGAGTAAGATTTATATCCTATGTAGGGATTAAAATTTGTAAATTTTTCATATACATAACTTAAACAATCATTATGAGCTGTTATTATATCAATGCCATAATCGGATAGCATGTAACGATAAAAAATGTTTTCTATCATTTGATTTAAAGGTTTTTCTAATTGATTTTTGTACAATCTATTTTTCTTATCTTGCACTTCTTCACTCATTGACCATTCAATTTTCTTCTGATACGATGCTAAACTACCTTTAAGACACCTAGTTAAAAATTGAGTGTCCATCTCTAAAAACAACCTAACAGATTCTTCCGTTTCATCTGTCCAACATATGTTGTTATTTTCAGGCGGTGCAGTTTTTTTTCGCTCTGCGTTACCTCTCATTTTTACGCTGTTTGTTCGATTAATTCTACTCTGCTTAAATCGTCATCGAAGAATACATAATCATCTAGAGCTGCTTGCGTCCAGTGTTGAATCTCTCCTTGAGTAATTCCACCATTTTCAGGCTTCAATTGTGTAAGGTGAGAAGGAATTTTAGAAGATTTATGAGTAAATGTATCGGTAGCTGTGTGTCTCAGCAAATAACCTACTCTTGGGATATTCATCACCTGAATATCGTTGTATACCATTCTCAAAAAGAATTCGTAATAGTTTGTTATTTTTAAACATCCTTTCATAGGATACATTAAACCATCTCTTTCCTCAATATTATCACTCTCCTCCACTAAAGATGACACTCGATAAAGTGCGCCTAAAGGGTGAATACAATTAAATCTACTCAATAACATATAGTCATAGTATCCTGCGGATTCAGCCATGTTGTCTGCCCAGCAGAATTCATTAATATATGAAGTAAATGATTCAGCGATCATATTCTTGATCAAAGGTAGGAAGATTCCAACTTTAGCGTTTTCTTCAGCATATTTCTCTGCTATTTCGTACCACTTAAGAGATACTTCATCTTCACATTCAACAACCGAGAAATAATCATACCCAGAATCTACCGCTAGTTGGAACGTCTTATTAAAGATGTCCGCAAAGCTATTAATCTCGATCTGCTCAATTGTGTGATTTACCTCTGTTCCATCGAAATATTCGATTTTCTTTTCAGTTTCTTTTCCATCCTCATCTTCTCCGTCTACGAAAACAGAAATAGTAGGCTTCTTAATAACTTCAGAAATTGTCTCTAACTCGTCATCTGCAAAACCTTCGTGTAGAAATACTACATCAATGGGTTTGTCTTGCATAGAAAGTCCGTATAGACACTTATTTAAAAGCTCAATTCTTAAGTCTTTGTTGAGGTATACCCCAACAAGTGTATTAGTTTGTTTTTGCGGCTTCAAGCTCATGTGTTCTTTCAGTTTTATATTCTTTAATAATTTCAAAAATTCTTTCCTTCTCACCACTTACGGTATAATTCTTAAGAAGGTCTTCATAGTCAGATTGGATTTGTGGAACATCCATTTCTCCAGATAACCATTTTTCCAATGCTACACCTAAAAGTTCTACCATTTGGAATATTTCTCCGTTGTGCGCCCAGAATCCATTATTATCCTTCACATACTCTTTTGAGCCGAATGGGAACCATCCAACTACGTGAGTACCAGAAGCCATTGATTCTAGTGGTAATGTACCAAATCCAGCAATCTCATCTGTATACATACAGAAAGCGAATTCTGAAAGTCTTTCAGCAAACTCTTCACGCTTCAAACCTCCTAGCTCCACAAATCTCACCCATCTTAGGTGTGGGTTTACAGCACGGAACATTTTAATGATGTTCATTACTTTGAGATTAGTTTCTTGACCTCTTGGGGTCATGAAAGCCACCATAGGCTTTTTCTTTGAGATTTCCTCTGGAAGTTGAAAGACTTCTCTATCGATCCCTTGACGAATCTTCTTGATGTTCATGCCCGGCATCGTGGTGTTGATAAACTCGGTAATAGCATCCGAAACAGAAACAACGTCTCTAATTCCGAAGTTTTGCCAGCTTTGACCATCCTGCATTCCAGTAAGGACATATGCCCAACTTTGCGCTAACACAATTCTCTTACAAGAAACTTGTGCTGTCATTTGCATAATATTAGGGAATCCCTCAGGGATAAACATAAAGTCTTCCGACTGAACTTGAAGTGGCGTAGTTTCAAACGTAACTACCTTACCTTCCGAGTTGATCGTCTTTGCCTCTTTGTCTCCTAATGCTTTGAATTCTATTTTACTAATATCAAAATCAACCCAATCAGCATTAAATGTATTAAAAATGTCTACTCTCTTTTTAGCTTTCACAGACTCTTGTTGTGATAAGTTAGGGTCGTGTTGTGGCTCATACCACACCTTGATATCATATCTCTCAGATAAGTGAGATGCCAACCTTAAGAGAACGCCAACGCCACCACTAGGGGTAGGCATTGCAGGACAATAAAAATGTACAGTGAATTTATCTCCTCTGATTCTTTCTACCACCTGATCGATTAGTTCGTTACGGCTAACCTCTTCTTTTTGGACTTCTTGCTCTTGAATTTCTTCTGCCATAATTGTTTTATTTGGATTACTAAGTCAAACTTAGACAGCTAGGATTTAAAATTCAAGTTTTTTTTAAAAAAACTATTTAACCATGTTTTTTTTGATTTTCACGATCAATCTTCTTATTTTAATTAAAATTATACACAATGGATTTAAATTCAGCAATTAAAGTACTTATCGACAGCACTCTTAAAGCTCAAGAAAGTGGGCTTTACTCTTGGTATGAATCAAGAGATATAGCTAACGCAGTTGACGCTATAGAAGAAATTTCTAGACAACAACAAGAAATATTAGCAGCTCAACACGTTAAAAAAGAAAACGAGCAACCAGCTATCCCGCCTGTTGCTCGTCCTCAAGAGTAAGTTTGATTTTAAAGGATTCTATACTGAGAATCCCTTTTTAGAATGAAGTCATTTTTCGTTTCAACGAAGAATGATTCTTTAATTGTGTCGTATATTACAGTTTCCTTGCTATCTTTACCTAGATCAATGTAAACTCCAACTACATTATCCCAATCTGCATTCCAGTGGTTTTTTCCGTAGATTTCTTTGTATCCATTACCTTCTAAGATAGAATTAATCTCATCGAGAGAATCTCTCACGTCACTCACCATCCCATTTCTAGCGGAAACCAGAATAGATTTCGTCTTGTTTGGGAATGACTCTAAAAGACCTTTTGAAAAGTCATCGTATTCAAATGTGCTTTCATGCAATAACTTTTGTCTGTTGAATTCCATATCAACATGTTCAGTTAATGGCTTACCATTAACTGCTTTAACATTGTAAAGGATGCCATCATACTTTCCTTTCTCAAACGACCTTCTTTTAAACTTGATGGTTTTCTTAACTGTCTCGTCTTCTTTTCCTTCGTTAAGAATCTTAATTGTATTCAACGTCCTGCTTTCACGAATTCCGATTAACTCCAAATTCCTCTTTTTTCCTGTTTGTTCCATAACTTTTTCATTTCTAATAAATAGTTAAGGAAATTTATTTTTTGCCACTTTTAATGTTATCGAGATTGATATTCAACCCACTTAACATGCCGTTATCTTGCACTTTATCATTCTGGCTTCTAATCCCTTTCTTTTGATCAGTAAAGGCTGTTTCTAGTATTGTTTCTATGATCTCGGAAGAAACCCCTATTAATCTATTTTTCATTTGGTCTGCATCTAAACCCTCTTCGTTATTATGCCAGCTTGCTATCTTAAAATAAGTTAGCTTAACAAGCTCGTCCATGTCAATCTGTATTTCTTTCATCATCTATCATTTTTAAACATTTATCTATTATACTACTTTTTATGTCATACTCCAAATTAACAACACCACCCTCTCCTTCAATTTTCTTCTCAATTCTCCATTCAGCACCCTCTTTCTTAGTGTAGTGCTTCATGGTGGAATATTCGTTTCCTGATTCAATGATTTTCATCCAAGTATAATCTTTCGGAAGAAGTTGATATACAATCTGTTTTTTAGAAACCATAATACTTTCATACAGCTTCCCGTCTTTATGCTTTTCTATTTCTAGGTAGTTTGCAAAGTTCACTCCCGTCATTTTGGGATTAAATACATATTTATAGGAGACACCATCTTCTGCCTCAGTCGTGAAGTTGTGAGTGGTTCCCATAAAATGAGAAGAGTGATAATTAGAAGTCTTCATACTAAAAGATAACAACGTGGCTAAGAAAAATCAAATAGAAGACCGAAAACCTGTTTTAAGAGATGCCATGCTCTACTATTATTTAGAGTTTGAATCTGAAGTTTTAACTGGAGAAGATATCAAAAAACTTTTAAGTTATGCCGATTTAGATAAGGTTCCAGATAGGGTCATCCTTCTAAATGATATCTACTCAGAAAACCTTGACTGGAACCAACTATCCAACGCAAAAATAGCTAGACTAATTTCTATGTTCATTGACCGTAAGGATGTCCAATTCATTCTGGATAAAGTCAATTTGAAAGAAAAAAAATTTAAGATCAGGGAAATCATTTGGTGTATAGCTAGAATGCCTGAACTTACAGAAAATACTTTTGGAATAGATTTAAAAAAACTCACAAAAAAAGATGCCTACACTCTATTGAGTCTTGGGCATGATTATTTTATTGACAGGATCGATATATCTCGATACAGGTTCAATCCAACAGAGATATATAAAATTGTCAGATCATATCTGTTCGACAGACCAATTATGGAAAAAGTTAAATCTAATACATTAGAAGGGTTTCACGTATCTCAAGTATTAATCAATACTGGGAGAGATAATCTTGATCTTATAAAATTAGAGAAACTCACCCCAAGTCATTGGGTAGAAGTTTTAGGGAAAAGGAAATTTTTATTTGATCTTTGTGATTTCAGTAAGTTTCTCGAAGAGGATGTAATCTTTGCTATTAAACTAGTATCAATATTTCCCGATTATCAACCTGCTCATAATTTCATTCTAAAAAAGAAAGACACTATTGGGGATAAAGGGTGGGGTATGTTGTTAGAGTTGTTTCCAACTAAATACATAGATCACTGCGATTACGGTAGCTTGTATGAAGGTACGTGGGTTAAAGTTGTAGACAAACATCCAGAGCTTCTATCTTATAGAGCTAAAGTGGTTAAGAAGGCTCCAGAACTTCCGATAATATAATTACTTCTCAGTTTCAATTATAGTAATCCCCATACTGTGAGGTGCTGGGTATTTTCCACCAAAATACGGAAACAATTTATATGTGAACCACTGGAGTAAACCAGTTGGGTTTTTATCAACTCTTTTTAACGCTCTTTCTCCATCAATATTTTTAGCTTTGAATTCATAATAGGTTTTGAAAGCATCTAAATCCAACTCCACCCACTCTTCAGGTAAACAATCGATTAATTTTTCGTACTTTCGCTCCCCGTTAACATAGCAGTAAGTGTGAATTTCTATTTTTTGACCCATAGCTCTCCATCCAAATCTTGCGGAATTTTTATGGTGGTGACCAAAAGAGAATCCAAAAAGTTTATTGATTTGATCGTATTGATCAGGTAGAGTATAAAGGCATTCTTTATCAAATTTCACTTTGATATTTAAGTCTTTCATTTTAAAATAAAAGAAAACCCAAACCAACGCAGTCATAACTATAGATGCCCAGCCGTAAATATTTTCAATGTTACTATTCAAGAATATTCCTGCGGTCAAAAAAATCATTCCAAGCGGATAAAGTAATTCCTGAAACTTCAGCCCTTTAAAAAAATGTTTACCTTGCTTAATATTGAATCTCTTTTCCATCGTTCTTTGAATTTGCTAATAAATATGTATATATTATCTTAACTTTTATTGAAAAAACAAAATGATAAATTTAGAATACTGTTTAATTGAAAATCAATACAGCAAAGACAAAGAAACTATTGTCTGCATTACACGTAAGGGGGAAATAGAACTAGATAGGTCAATCACAGAAGATTTGAACTACAAGAGAGCGGTCTTGATTCTACAGAAATATGAATTCCTCGCATTAGAGAAATTATGGTTTGAATGTTACAAGAGTGATGGTTTAGATAAAGAGCAGCTTGCGAAAGACTTTTATGATATTGGGATTGATCAATCTGAAGATTTAAAAAACCACTTAAAGGATATGATTGAACTTACTTTTGAACTAGAAAGCGACTCTCCTGTTAAAGATAATGGTGATCCTGAGTTTTTTGTACCAGACCAAAATAGTTACACAATTAATATTGACGATAAGTCAGTAGACACTACTGACTCAAATACGTTTAATTTCACAGATATTAACTTTACCGCTAACAATACAGAAAAAGCTAAGCCAACTTACCAAGCAAGCAGAAACAGTTTGATATCCTACAAAACTCCAGAGAACAAAGAAGTTGTCTCATTCTGTTTTTATCTTTTCTTAGATGCAAAGCTTTCTGTTAACGGAGAATACTATTTCCTTTTTAGAGGAGATTTCTTTAATGAGATAGGAAGTGAATCATCCAACTTCATTAAGCCAATAAAATTAGACTTTAAAAGAATTGTGTATGACGTTAACGCTGTACAAAATAAAATTGTCTTTGAAAGCATAAAAACTTCACAAGAAATTATGGAAGACATTGATTGCCTGTTCTCCACTAAATACAAATTCTTTAAAGAGTTAAAAAATTCCAAAGGAAAAACTACAAAAGGAACGATGGATTTAGATTTCAACATTCTTGAGATCAAAGACTGTATTGATAAGGGTGCTAAAATCGTTTTTGAGACATCAATGATGGACTTTCAGACACTTTGTGTGATAAGTGACCGAGTAGAAAAAGAAATCGAAGCAGAGTTATCTGATATGATGCCAGTAGTATTTTTACAAAAAGCTGTTGACGAACTACATGAGAAAATAAACACAAAAAGAGTAGAGGCAGCTACGGCAGAGGATTATGAAGACGCTTCCAAATACAAAGAGCTTCTTGAAGCTGTAGAGGGAAAAAGAAATATGATTTACTCTTACCCTAGTAAAGACATGCCGATGGAAGATTACTTTGAGAAATTCAAGATAGGAAAATTCTAAAATATGGCTTGTTATTAGAATATTTTTTCTATATTTGCTGTGACAAAAAAGCACAAGTATGGATTACAAAGACTACAAGCCTTGGGTGCAAACCAAACTATCGCCCAAATTCCACTCAGACCCTGAAGATGATCGGGAGAGTGAATTGAGAACAGTTATTGAAGACTTCATTAAAGTCGGAAATCAACTAGATGTTCTTAAAAAGAACAAATTTTACGGAAGAGTTAAAGGTCATCCCAATCACGTAGAGTCAGGGGTTGAGGTTCGTCCCTCAGATTCTAATTTTATAAAAGAATCTGAAGATGAACAGCTTCTTCATGCTATTATCGGAATGGCAACTGAAACAGTAGAAATGCTGGAGGCGATCTATGCCTCAAAATGGAAAGGAGAAGAATTCGATACAGTGAATTTCTTTGAAGAAATGGGAGACCTTGAGTTTTACCGTAGCATTCCATTTAATAACCTCGATTGGACTGAGAAACAAGTCCGTGATACCAATTATTTCAAGTTAGAGAAAAGATATCCAGAGGGTTACACTGATAACAGTGCGAATAACCGTGATCTGGAATCAGAAAGAGAAATTCTCGAAAAAGGTTTGTCAGAAAAAGTCACCACAATTATCGATGAACCAGTAATTCTGGTTTTCTATCTCAATGTTGGTAATTTAGAAGAATGTGATGTGCAGGAATCCATTGAAAAGATCAAGCATCAATTCCGTTTTAAAGATGAAAAATTTTTAAGTTTTTTTATTCCTGTGCGTAACCAAGATTCTAAGGTCGAATGTATCTATCCTGTTCTCCTTGATGATACACAAAAATCAAAAGTCAAAAAAGCAATTCAGCGACTCGAAAAAGAAATACCTGAAATAAGCTATAAATTTATTTATGTTGCCTTAACAAGTTTTGATGCATTTCATGGAATAAAAGTTCCAGCAAGATTTGAAAATTTGATGAGGGAAATTGAATCCACTTATGACGAGATGATTGAAGGTGTGTTTACTGATTATGACGAGTACAGAAGTTTTGAAGTTGAATGCGCTTCGCAAGCAAGGCATGGTTCAAACGGAACAACTGAGTATGAATCTCTTAAAACAGATGATTTAACTGACCTTTTTGATGTAGAAAAAGAACAGATAATAAAACTTGAAAGTTATAAATTTCTAACCTTCAGTTATGATGTCTGAAAGAAAAATTATCGAAAAAGGTCTTATAAATGACGAGTATTTTTATCTATCTTTAATAGAGGTGGGGGCTAAAATTCCATTAAAATTTAAACCTTTAATGGAGGAAATAAAAACTAACTTTAATGGAAGTTTTGAATATATATTTGATAATTATGAAGATTATCAAATACAAGTAGAAGTTTTCAAATCTAACAATGATATTGAGTCATACGAGACAATAGAATATGAAGATGATTATAATGCAATACTTTCTGATTTATGGAATATTTCAGAAAATAAATTATTAAAGCTCAAAAGTTATAAAGAACTTAAAAAGAAAGATATTATTGAAAAGCTGAATGCAGCCAATGAAAGTAAAGATTTGCTTTCAACAATAAAACATCAAAAATTAAAGTAACAACATGAACAATCTAGATAAACAATACCAAGACTTACTTCAAGATATTCTTGAAAACGGCACAAAAAAAGGAGATAGAACAGGAACAGGAACTATCTCAGTGTTCGGAAGACAAATTCGACACAACATGAAAGATGGGTTCCCTCTTTTGACTTCCAAGAAAATGGCAACCAAACAAATTATCACTGAACTTCTTTGGTTCTTACGTGGTGAGACAAATATTCAATCTCTAGTTCAAGATGGAAACTATATTTGGGTTGGTGATGCTTATAAGAAATACACCACGTACCACAATAACCATCCAACTATCCACTCCAATAGATTTGAGATTCTTTCTAGAAAAGATTTCATCGAAAAAATCAAAACTGATAACGATTTTGCTAAACAATGGGGCGATTTAGGGCCAATCTACGGGAAACAGTGGAGAAAGTGGACTTCCACTTATTTTGATAAATACACCTCTCAAGACCCGAAAGATTTATCAGTTCACGTAGATCAAATTGCAGAGATGATAGATAAGCTCAAAAACCGACCAGATGATCGAAGAAATATGGTTACTGCTTGGAATCCAGCTGAAGTAGATGCCGCAACACTTCCTCCATGTCATTATGGTTTTCAAGTTTGGACAAGAGAACTCTCTATAAGTGAAAGAAATATGATCATGTACGATCACCCTGAGTTTGATGTAGGTGATGTTCCAATAGGAAAGCGAGAAGAGGAAGATAAAGAACATTATCTCAAAATGGATCACCAATTATGTGATGGGTATAATGTTCCAAGGCGAGGAATTTCACTTCTCTGGAATCAAAGGTCTTGTGATACTCCTTTAGGGATTCCGTTTAACATTGCTTCTTACGGAGCTTTGTTGCAAATATTAGCCCAAACAGTAAACATGGTTCCTGAGGAGTTGATTGGAAATCTTGGCGACACTCACATTTATTTGAACCAAGTAGATGCAGTAAAAGAACAGCTTAAAAGAGCTTCTCACAAACTACCTCAATTGGAAATTGAAATACCAAAAGGAATGACTGACCCTGCTGAGTTAAAGTATGAAAACTTCAAGTTATTAAATTATATATCAGAAGACAAAATTGCCTTCGAATTATCAAATTAAATGAAAAAATACAAAGCATACCTAAAACAAAGCGGAGAAGGTTGTGATTACACAATTGGATGCGCTCAAACTGTGGTGGGATTTTTAGCAGAGAACATGGAGTCAGCTCACCTTAGGCTTAAAGAGATTATTATGGATGAATACACTGGAGAGCGCCAGTTAGATTCAGCAAATATTTACGAAGTAACTGAGGAGGTGTCTGTAAATTTAGAAACACTCTATGCTGAGTATAATGAAATGCAAAGAGCTGCCGCTCAGGGTTATAAACTCCAGAAGGAAAGAGAAGAATACGAACGACTAAAAAATAAATTTGAATAATGGCAAAAAAAGATGAATCATGGAAAGAGGAATGGAAAGACATGCCTGAATTCCACCAAGAAGATTTAACCTCTCACAGAAAAGTTGTTATTCATTTTAGAAATGACGAGGATGTGGAAGAATTCGCAAATCTTATTGGTCAGAAATTAACTCCGAAACAAAAAAGCACTTGGTTTCCTCACATGGAGCCAAGAAGATATGCACACTTAAGATATACTGATGAATCCTAAATATCCCATTTACATCCCATCCAAAGGAAGGTGGGAAACAAGGAAAACAGTAAAGGCTCTTGAGGCAATTAATGTGCCTTACAGTATTGTTGTAGAACCTTTTGAGTATGATTTGTATTCGGCAGTTATTAATCCTGACAATATTCTGGTATTACCAGAAAATGACATGAAATTAATAGGGTCAAGAAACTGGATAAAAGCACACTCAATTGAAAAGGGTTTTAAAAGACACTGGCAACTTGATGATAATATTGAACAGTTCAATAGGCTTAACCAAAATTTGCAAGTAAAGGTTTCTTCTGGAACAGTTTTTAGGTGTATTGAAGACTTTACCGATAGATATGAAAACGTAGCTTATTCAGGTTTTCAATATGACCACTTCGCAAAAGCTAAAACAAAAATGTCGCCCTACATTTTAAACACAAGAATTTACTCTTGTACGCTAGTAAATAACAGCGTACCGTTTAAATGGAGGTCAATATACAATGACGACACAGATGTTTGCTTACAAGCTCTTAAAAGCGGTTGGTGTACAATATTATTTAATGCTTTCCTACAATGTAAAGCAACAACGATGACCGTCAAGGGAGGAAACACGGAAGAGTTATACTTGATTGAAGATGGTCGAAAGAAGATGGCTCAAGCGTTAGTGGATTTACATCCAGATGTTGCGAGAGTAGCGTGGAGGTTTAATAGATGGCAACATGTTGTAGATTACAGTTCATTTAAGTCAAACAAACTAAATAAAAGAGAGGGTTTAGTAGTTCCCGACAGAGTGAATAACTACGGAATGGTCTTGAGAGATTTTGGAACTCCAAAGAACGTTCCTGAACAATATAAATAAAAATAATGAGACTAATTGACTACCTGCTGATAGCTGATATGAATTCTTTGAAATCTAAATATGAGATTATACTTTGGACAGGAGAAAAGGGAGCAGAACAATTTAAAACAAAAAACGATGAATTACGAAAAAATTAAAGAAGGAATCGAAGTATTCGGGTTCTGTGGTAAAATTGGAACTGGCAAAAATTATATTGCCGAACAAATTTTCCAAAAGATGATGCCAGAAAAGCAGACAGCAGTTTTAGCGTTTGCAGATCAACTAAAAATTGATGGAATTGTAAAGCTTGGTTTGGAGCGTTACAAATGTTTTGTTGAGAAAGATGAATTCACAAGAAAATCCCTTCAACGCATCGGAACAGAAGAGGGTAGAGATGTTTATGGAAAAGATTTATGGATCAACTATATGAGAGAGTGGATCATGGTCAACGCTGAGCGTGGAGTTAAAAGATTTATCATTTCGGATGTTCGTTTCAAAAATGAGTTTGATCTAATAGCGGAAGAATTTAATGGAATCAATATTAGAGTAAATGCTCCCGAAAGAAATAGAGAAAAATTGATCCAAGAAGCTAAGGGTGATGAGGAAAAACTAGCACTATTATCAGCTCATATCTCTGAAACTGATTTAGATGAAGGTAGAGATTTTGGTTACACAATCACTAACGACTATCAAGATAACGCTGTACTTCAAGTCAGAGAACTTATAAAAGAAATTAAAGCAAAGGATAAAGAGGATTTAGTAGTATTTTGTGATGTTGATGACACAATCTGTAAATGCGGTATTTATTATGAAAGTATCATTAATGAAGTTCGAGATTTGATCTGGAGTAACCTATCAATCAGGGTTGATAAAGAATTCTTTAATGACTCTTACAATTCTGCTTTTAAAAAGAGAGATGGAGGTTATTATAAAGTCTTCTTTGAGCTTACTAGATTTGCAAACTCACTAGCTGGAACTGTTGAGGAATTTAACATGCACATCAACCCTAAAAATTATGCAAGAATTCATAAAAAAGCTTACGAATTAGGTATGAGTGTATTCGATGTAAATTATGAAGAAATACCAAATAGAATCAATGAGTTACGGGAGCTTCAAAAGAGTGCTAGAGTAGTTTTATTTACAATGGGTGATCATTTGGAGCAATCTAAAAAAATATGTCAGCTAGGCATACAAGATATTGAGTTTGAAATATTTGACTTCAAAGACGCAACGATATTTAGAAATTTAATGCATAAGTATCCAGCTCATAAGTACGCAATGATTGGGGACTCTCTCCAGAGAGATGTTCTTTCAGCAAAAGAGGCTGGTGTAGATTACCCTATTTTAATGTTGGCAAAGCCAAATCCTTTTGTAAATTATGACAAATCAGAAGAGGAAGGATACCATATTGTCAAAAGTATTGAGGAGGCTAAAGTCTTCATTGAGAGAGAAGTTCAGGTGTCTCAGTAAATTTTTATCAACACTAGAGCTAAAATGATAAATGAACCATATTTAAAAATACATTTCTATAATAAACCAATAATGTTAGATAAAAAAAAGTTCTATGATTTGGGAGACAATCTTAATTCCAAAATTCATAGCCAAACCTTTTGTGAAGCAATTTCATTAGATAAGTTTGAGGGTTGGACAGAAGTAGGCAAAGTCTACAATCTTAAAGCGCAGGGTAAAGAATTTGGTGAGGCAAGAATTCTTGCTGTTCATGAATGCGACAAGTCAGATGTGTACAGTAGGAGCTTACCTTCGATGTTGATGTCTTTAGCATCGGGAGAGAGCAGTACTAGATGGGCTGAAAAGCTTGAAGACTTATCTCCTAAATTTTATTTTGTATTGTTTGAAAGAATAGTTCAGTTAGAACTAAATCTTAGTGACTAGGATCAACGTCAGTTGGTGTTGGTAGAGAATCTAATTCAGGGGGAGAATAAGTGCTAGTAGGATTTGAAGTTGGAACGGGAACGGGTTGAAGAACAACTGTTCCTGTAGTTCTATCCAGAAGTAACTTAACATCCCCCTTAATTTCCCACACATCATCTTCAATAGCTTCTGTGTCTTCAGATACTTCTTTTACTTCAAGAAGAACTTCTTGTTTCATTTTATTCAATCTCTCAATGTCCTTTTGTTGATTTTCATCAATTGCAGAGTTAAGATTTAAATAGAAATACACGAGCAATCCCATAATAATAGACGAGACAATTCCTAAGAACCAAAAAATAGTTTTAATATTTGTGGTTACAGTTGAATCTTCATTGAACTCCTTATTTCCTACTTTAAGTCTATTTCCCATTTTAAAAAGATGTGCAGCTATCCCAAGTAATAAAATACTGTGTGTTTGGCTGTAAGTTATACAAACTAGACACCGCTCTAGTTTCAGCAAAGTTTATTAATAAATATCTATCTTGATAAATTACTTGATCACCGTAAGGCGTAATTGCGTGAACTTTAAAGTTCGTTATGTAAGTAGCTGATCCCACACCACCTTTTCTGCTTTCGCCATAAATGTATAAAACATTCCAATAATATCCTTGACTCCAAGTTGTGTTGCTAATAGCTGCTTTAAAATGAGAATTCCCATTCCAGTGGGCATTCCACTGAATTGAGTTCACATGCATCTTATTAACATAAGGAGTTGATTCAGAGTAAGATATCCCTATCTTTTCCTTTTCTGTTGAATCAAATGTTGAATTTGCAACAGCCGAAGGAAACAAAGTTAGAGATAAAATTAAAAACAAATATGTTAAGAGCTTTTTCATATATCGTAAATATGTTCGTTTCCGTAATTTTTTGCATAATCTTTAATAAACACACCGGCTATAGAGTTTGCTTCATCCTCGATGTCCCCACCAATATCTTGTACTGGATCACCAATATTAAACAACCCAAGTTCTCTCTGCCTGTTGTGAACTAGCTCATGAGCAATACTTCTTAAGATATCTACCATAGCTCTACCTCCGCAGACAATGTAATTCTCATTATAGTAAGGAGAATAAGCTGCTGTAGTCATCCCATCCTTTTTCTTATCCATTAAAATAACTTTAATAGGCTCTTTCATTTCAAGCTTGAATTGAACAAAGCACATGAAGTCTTGTATGGTCTCTAATTTTATAGGGGTCATTCCTCTAATTTCTCCCTCTATCGTAATCCAATTCTCATCGTCCTCGATATCCTTGGCTTCGTTTATTTTGTTTTTTGCTACCTTCTTTTTTTCTTTAGCCATTTCAGGATTGGTAGTAAAAGCAAAATCATCAACATCACCTTTTTTCATTTGCTTAGCAGCTTTTCCAGCTTCTCCCGAAGGCTCAATGTCTCCTGACTGCATTTGGTCAACAACATTGAAAAACTTTCTTTGCTTGTCCGATACAGCTTTCTCATCAATTGAGATGTAATCGTTAAAGGATTTTATCTTAAGATCAGATAATGTGTCTAGATACCCTTTCTTTCTAAGGTATTTAAAAGCTAAATTTGCTGCACTCAGCTCTTCTTTATCAGTTTCAAGACCTTTAGAACGAGCATTCCATATTTTATCAGAGATTCTATCTACTAGTCCCCCGATTTTGTCAAACCCATTTGCTTTCTCAGCTTTTTCAATCATTCCAATAAAAGAAACCACCTTCTTTTTAACATCTTCGACATCAATTTTAGAGTTGTTCTTTTCTGGTTTTGTGTTCCATGTATTTTTTACAAGAGAATACTCACCATTAGAGTGAGTTTTTTGTTCAGAGTCTTGAGCATACAATTCTATATCGTGTCCTTTAATGCGAACATCGTACTTAGAATTCCAAACAGTTTTCTTAGCATGAAGAAATTCAGATACTAAATCTTCATCATCATCGATCTTATCGTAATCAATCACAAGGTGAACATCAATATCGCTAGTTTCGTTGTAAGTATAATGAGCCATTGACCCAACTATAACAACATCTCTAATAGGTGCTTTGATCTTTAAGAACTCATAAAAGTCTTTTGCAGCCGTAAGAAGGGCAGTGCGGACATCACTCTTGAGAGTTTGGTCTTTATCCCACAGAATATCACTCAAACCATCTTTAATCACCCCAGAGGCTTTAAAATCGATATCGTCAACATTGATCTCATCTAAAATTTCTCTGTACCTGTGAGGGTAGAAGTATTTTTTAGATGGGCTATTTGGGTTTCTATGTGCGGCTGATTTCTTAGACGCAAGGGAAGTGTTACGGGGGGATTCTTGAGTTAAGTCCTCGTTTTCTGTCGAAAGAATAAACTTATCGTCAGCTCCATTCCTCTCGGAAATATTTTTCTTTTTGTAAGTTCTTGAACTTCTTGACATGTTCGAGGGGTTTTAAATTAATTTTTCAAAATCCTCGCTGCTGTATTCATACCAAGTTTCAAATAGTTGATTGAAAACATTCAAGGAATGTCCTGCTTTAGAGGCGTTCATTTGATTTGCTTCATCAAGCTTGTCAAAATCAAAATTAGCTTTCTTTACTAGGACACACTCTTCTTTGTCCATAATAACTACTAATCTGTCTTGATTCTGCGGAAGACCCCACATTCTAGATTCTTTGATTCTACCTTTGTCTTCAGGGATTTCATAACCCATTAATCTTTTAAAGGTATCTTGCTCCTGTTCTTTCTTGTAGCTCTGCTTCTTTTGATCGTTGTAAACCTTCATAGCCTCATTGATCTTTGGGTTTCCTTTTTCCCAAGACTTCCCTTCTTGACCTGTAGGGACTTTAATTGTGGAGTCGGGGTTAAATGATGGGCAAATTGCTGGAATAGAGTTTCCTGATTTGTCGGTCATTCCCGGCAATAGAAGCTCATCCTCATCCTGATGAAGCTTAGAATCATGCATCTCATTAATTGAAGTGAAAATACCTTTTTCCAAATCTTCTTTCATTTGATTCACATCAGCCATAAGAGAATCAATATCATATTCCTCCCCTTCAGGAAGAATAATATTCTTCTCAACAGCATCAGCCTTTTGGTCAGAGGTTAAATCCCTGTTCAATTTCTCCAAAAGTTTTTCGAAACTTGTTTTATTTTTCATCGCAAAGTTGTAGATATATGTTCTCTGTTAATAAATACCTAAAAAAAACCCCTTATTTTAAGCTCTTTTAAAAAAATTAGTATCTTTGTAAAGAACAAACTTAAAAAGATGACAAAAGAAATTCAAGAAAATGCTCAAAAAGTAATCGATGCTGGAATAGCACACGATGGGCAGAGACCTACTATGTTTGACTCACTAGACTACGCTCTAGAGGGATATGTGATTCTGACTAATGGGGATTTTAGGTCTGTTTACAACAAACAGACCATTATCGAAACCCTCTCTAAAGAATATCAGGAAGATTGTGACCCTGAAGATGATCCGATGGAGATGGCGTATGAGTGGTTTTATTTCAATATTCTCGGAACAGGTCTTTCCGAAGGGACTCCAGTATTTATGGAAGGGTTTTATGATGACCTATTTTCTGACCTAGAATTATCCGAAGACGAAGACCTCTTCATGAAGACAATAGTGGAGGATGGTGTTTGGTCTATTTTCGAATGTGGAGCTGAAAGTTTTGAGTATGATTACCTATTGGTTTTTGATGCTAAAAAAATGAAAGCCCTCGATATTTCTACCGAAGGCTTTCCAGATTGTAGTGCTTTTCTTCAAAGGTTATGAAAGTAACTCTGTAAACCTTTGAGCTTCAGCCTGAGCTAACCATTTACCCATTTCTGGGGTTCCATTAGTAAGCCCTGCTGCTTCCGCATCCTTACCACCTAATTTAGGTAGATTGATGTAGTCCATAAAAGCTTCAATCATCTTTGGATCACCCATTCCTAACAGCCCAGCTTTTGCTATCTGCTCAAAAGAAGCAGACTGTTTGTCTCTCTTTGATTTAGCATTGTTTGGGTTTAGGGATTTTAGGTCAACCAAATAAGAGACCGCCTTAGCAAAATCCCCAGAGTACTTTGCAGCCATTAAAGCCTTGAAAAGCTTATTTGGGTTGTTGTTTCTAGCAATCGAAGCCAAAACAACAACCTGATCGTGATCATTTACCAATTTCTCTTTAACATTAACGTTAATGTTAGGGAGAACCTGTGGCATCATTCCAAAATCCTCAAGCATATCCAAGTAGTTTTGGACAGACTTAGCTTGTTGTATTCCCTTCAGAAACTCAGCCATAATAGCTTCAGCTGGCTGACCTCCGAGAGAATTGTTCTGACGGATAGAATCAGCAGTCGCTTGATCCAAAGGGTTACCAACACGAGCAGCAAACCTAATTGCCCTCATAACTCTAATTCTGTGTTCATCAAACCTTTGAGTAGGATCACCTACAGTTCTTACAATTCCGTTCTTGATATCCTCGATACCACCAACGAAGTCAATGATTTCTTTAGAATCAATATCATAGTATAAGGCGTTGATCGTCAAATCACGTCTGTAAGCATCTTGGTCAATGGTTGAGTATGCAGTTTCAGGTTTAGTGTGATCATCTCCGATGTCAGTTCTAAACGTAGCAATCTCATACAATCCGATATCAGTATTAGGAATATGATCAGGAGTGGCTACGTGGACTACGGGGAATGTAGCACCAGCTTCTTTGATTCCGTACCCACCAACTGCATTAAACATAGCCAAAATCTCTTGCGGCTTGGCATCAGTTGCTAGATCGTAATCTTTAGGTTGCACCTTATTTAAGGCATCTCTAACTGCCCCTCCAACAACATACAGTTCAAATCCAGACTTCGTAAAAATCTGGTTAATCACCAACAGGTCATTCGGTAAAGATAGCTCAAAAGGCACTCTTATTTCGTTTTCTATTTTCTTCAAAGCTTGTTCCATTAAATCTATTTCTTCAATTGTTGCTTCCACCTCTCTTTCTTGTGGAAGAACCTTAATCCCTTTCTTCTCTAGGAAAGCAACTAAAGCTACCGTCAAAGGTACGGAAATTACTCCACCCGCCAAAAGACCTAAAGCTTTTCCTACGTCACCAGTTTGCCTTTTAAGAAAAACCTTCTCTTGTTTAGTGACTTTTTGTCTTTTGAGGATTCTCATGAGAATCTCCATTGCTTGCTTAGTCTCTTGAGTTTCTCGTTTAATAACATCAGGGGCTTGTTTCTTAACATCCTTAGTTGTATCCCAAGCCTTATTGACTCCCTTTCTTATTTTCTGAAAAACATTCTCCTTAACGAGCTGTTTTAACTGTTCTTCTTCTTTCATACGTATAAATACTTTAAAGTATTCTTTGTTAAAACGAAAATTTTGTACATTTGTTGCATGATAGAAATATTAGAAAAAATTGTACCTTCGCAAACAGGCGACCCTCTCGGTCAAGTTATTGATTTATTTGATGACCTTACGGATGGAGAAAGAGTCATAGTGATGGATGGGTTTAACCAAAGAACAGGAAAGAAGCTAGAAAATTCAGAAAAATAATGGAAAGAGATTCGACAGAATACAAGTTAGCTGAGAAAATAGTGCAACTAGAAAAAGCTTTGAGGGTAGCAAACAGAGCTTTGGAGTTGAGTGGCTCTTACGGAGTCCACCCTGACATATCAGTTAGTTTTAGGGAAAGTCAGAAGTTCCACAAAAGAGTAAGAGAAGTAATAAAAGAAAACAAATGAAGAAAGATAAAGAACCATTATTCCATTTAGAATTTGTTACAGAAGAAGATCAAAAAAAGAAAGATGCTGAAACAATTTCCAATCTCAAAGAGGAACAGAAGAGTGAGTTCGTTTTTGAAGGAGAATCTCTTTATTTAGATTATTCAGGTCACGCTTTTTTGAATGGATTCTTTAATAGTTACATTACCAAATCTAGCATAAGAGCTACACAATATCTTAGCGGATTCTGGAATATAAATGGTGATGGCTACAATTATGAAGATGGCAAATTTATAAAAATAGAATACCCTGAACAACCATCAGAGCCAATAGATTTCAATAATATTAGTTTTCCGATAGTAAAAAATGTTGTTGCAAAACTAATTTCTGATGATTTAGTTTCAGAAACACCAAAACACGATTGATAATAAGCAAATTAACAGGGTTATGAATGTAAAAGAAAAAACCTTCAAAATGGTGGACTGGAATGATATATTACCTATAGTTCCTGAACACAGTTATTTATGGGACGTTGGAAATGATTCCTTCACCATTTACTTTATTAATGATCCCAGTGAAGAAGATGATCCTATCTCTAAATTTCTTATTGAGAAATATGATAATATTAGTGTGGGGGATTCAATATTAATAGGATAGAACAGAATGACAAAGAAGAAAAAGAAAATAGTACAAATTGATCTTGACGGAGTTATGGTCGATTACATGGAGCAAAAGGAAAACGGCTCTCTTCACCAAGATGAAAGAGGCTTCTTTTTGACAATGAGACCAATAGTTGGAGCTGTAGATGCTTATCACAGACTTCATTATAGTGAAGAATATGAACCTTACATTCTTTCTACCGCACCTTGGAGCAACACTTGGTCTTGGATGGAAAAAAGAATCTGGGTCGAAACTTTTATTGGTGAGAAAGCTTTTAAGAAGCTCACTTTGACTCATAACAAAAACTTAGTCATAGGTGATTATTTAGTCGATGATAGACCTTTTAATGGTGCAGCTGAGTTTACGGGAGAATGGATTCAAATGGGTTCGGAGAAATTTCCAGACTGGGACGCAGTGTTAGAATATTTAGGAGTATGAGATACTTTAAAAGGAAATTCAAAACCACTCAAGGAGTTAGGTTAGCTATCTTCCTGAAGAGACCTTATGATTGGGTTAGATTAAAGCTAGAAGGACAATCTATACTTTCTCACAAGTATAGTTATTCTCTCATTGGTTTTGGGGAGTATCAAGGAAGATATAAGATAGTAAATTTAATCATTACTCAAGAGATGATTGATGATATAAAAAAAACAATTTGAAGAATCATTTTTAAAACTTGTCCATATAAGAAACTTATCAGTCGAGCAGAGAAAGCTCTAGAATTATAATAAAACCAAAAACAATGAAAGAATTTAATACCATAGGAACTATTACATTTGATTTCAGTATCGATGTTGAAGCCTTAACGGAAGAAGAAGCTGAAGCAAAAGCGTTGGAGATAGTTAAGAATTATTACCACCTAAGCGTTACTGGTGCATATCATCAAAAAGATGAAATAAAAATCAAACACCTAGACACAGGAGTTTCTCGAAATATTCAGACGGAATTTTAACAGAACGGCTTTGATTTGCAACAAATAATTTTTTCTTGCGTTAAATAAAAAAAATTTAACATGCAAATAAAACTAAAAAGTAATAGTTTAAAGAATCTTTCATTTATCTTTGATGCTCTTGGAACGTTAAATTTATCTTACGAAGATGAAGTAAGTATCAACCAGCATTTAAATTCAATAAAAATTGATATCCACCATCTTCAATATAAAGGAGAATTTGATGGTGATAAATTTATAGATTTTATTGATCGAGTTAAGTTTGTTAATAATCTAGAAATCAAACACCCTAACTGCTTAGCTGAGAGGATATTTGCTTTAGATATATTAAAATCAAACGGTGTTGATTTATCTCAACCAAAAATAGGTGAATACGAGGTGGTTAAAAAAAAGTCGAGCGAGAGATTTTTTCAAAAATCCTCTGGTAATATTAGTAGTGTTTTTAGTTTTGTAAACCTTGTTGGTGACAAATTAATTTTCAGTTCTATCACTATAAATAAGTTTAGTTCATTTGAGATAATAAGTAAAATTTTAATTGATAAGGTTGAAAATTATAAAACTCAAAACTAATTCTTTGCGAAACGATTTGCAACAAAACGATAAATAATACGTTAAAGAGGAAACAAACAAGTAAATATATGACTCACAAGGAGCTAACAAACATCGAAGGAAGGTATACGCAGTCAACTATTGATGACGATTTATATAAGCTGAACATGCAGTACGCAGCCTTTGTTCTTTTTCCAAGAGCTAAAGTTCAATATAAGTACATCCTTCGATCTGATGTTAAATTCCCAAAAGGATTCGGAGCCGTCCTGAGAGACATCATCCACCAATATTCTGGACTTACTGCTCCAGAAGGTGCAGAAGAGTTTCTTAATAGAAGATGTGGGTATTTACCTCCTACTTTTATAAACTTCTTATTGAATTTCCGTTTCAACCCTTCTGAGGTTGGAATTATTCAACATAAAGATGGATCAATTGAAATTGATATCGAAGGATACTTTTTCTCAGCTATTAGATGGGAAGTAACTTTGATGGCAACAATATCTGAGCTTTACTTCCTAATGACGGGAGAGGCTGATAAGATTGATATCGAAAGAATGAACAATTCTGGAGAAAAAGCAAGTCATCTTAGATTGCATGCAATCAAGTTTGCTGAATTTGGAACTCGAAGAAGATTCTCTTATAAAAACCAACTTCATACAGTTAAAGAATTGAAGAGAACTGGTTGGGACAGTTTTATCGGAACATCTAATGTTCACATCGCCATGATGGAAGATTTAACTCCAATTGGAACTCAAGGTCATGAGTGGTTCATGTTTCACCTAGCCATGTATGGTGCTAGAATGGCAAATGTCATGGGAATGAGAAATTGGGCTGATGTCTTTAATGGAGACAACGGAATTATCCTTCCTGACACATTTACTACTGATGAATTCTTAAAAGTATTTGACAAAAGAATGTCTAAGCTTTATGATGGATCAAGATGGGATTCTGGAAGCTATAAGGATTTCACCGACAAATTCGTTGAACATTACAAAAAATTCAAAATAGATCACACTTCTAAACAATATGTTTACAGTGATGGGATTAACTCTTTACAAAAGTGTTATGATATCGTAAGCTACGGAAATAAAGTTCACGATATTCCTAGATCAAACTTACCTTTAGGTATCGGAACTTGGTTTACCAACGACTTTGAAGGAATCACTCCTTTGAATCAAGTAATCAAAATGTGGGCAGCACAACCAATCGAAGACGGAAGGTGGATTGATGTTTGTAAAATTTCTGACTCTTTCGGTAAAGTTACTGGAGAGAAAGAAGAAGCGGACTTGACTATGAAGGTGCTTGGGGTTAATTTAGAAGACCTTCAGAAAAAGAGTGAAGAAGCAGAAGTGTCAGAAGTATAATGGAAAAAATGGGAAGCAAATTAACACATAGATTTACAGTATTTCCTCAAGACACCAACAATCTCCAAACTTTATTTGGAGGAAAATTGATGGCTGAGATGGATTTAGCAGCAGCAACTCTTTGTAGAAAGCTTTTGATAACATCTGAAGCAGAAGGAGCGGTTACTGCATCTTTCTCTAGGATTGATTTTACAGCACCTGCTCATGTGGATGACTTAATCGAAATCAAAGCTGAGTTAAAGATGATTGGAAAATCTTCATTGAGGATACGGTTGGTGGCTTCAAAAGAAGACCCAGACGGAAAGGTAATAAAAATTGGGAGTTCTAACGCAACTTTTGTATCTTTGAAAGAAGGGAAATCTTTTCCTCATGGAATTAACTGGAACAATGTATGTTCCGAATACTTTTAAAATATGATTACAATAGGTTTATATTTCGGATCATTTAACCCGCTCACGAGAGCGCACTACAAAATTGCAGAACATTCTTTGACTCATTTGGATGAAGTTTGGTTTGTGGTTTCTCCCGCCAATCCTGATAAGGAAGCAACTGGAGAGTTAGAAGATGCTAGTCATAGGCTTGAAATGGTTAAAAGAACAGTGGATTTCTATAATGAAAACAAGAAATCTGTAAACCTATTTGCTTCTGATGTAGAGTTTCATCTTCCTAACCCATCTTGGACTGATTCTTCAATTAAGAAGATTAAAGAAGAGCTTCTTAGAGATCGAGGTTTGAATGAGGGTGAATATGATCTTCGAATCATTTGTGGTCGTGACACTCACTACAGAATTCAAACTTGGAAGAACAAAGATTACATTATTGACAACTGTAGTTTCTTGGTTTATGACCGTGCTGGAGTTGATTCAGTAGAAGACGAAGCTCTTCATCTAAAGAGTTATTATGTTAATGATCTTGGCATCCTTCCAATATCTTCTACAATAGTCCGAGAGACTATTCATAAAGGAGGAGAAATATTTAATCTCGTCCCAGATGTCGTTGACTGTTACATTAGAGAGAACGGCTTGTATCCTTACAAAACTAAGAAACGATGATCCCAATAGATATAGAACATGAACTCTATTATGATCGTGGCAAGCCTGAGTTAAGAGAGAGAACTCGTAATAGATTAATTAAGATGAAAGAGGTTGGGATGGAAGCATACCATAACTATCAATTCGGTTATGAAGGTGTGATGTCAGGTCTTTGGATTGAAAGAGTTTGGGGCTTTAGTGAAGAGAGATGGAATAAATACATGAAATGGGCAACGGACTTAATTAAAGAGAAAACAGATGAAGCTACTAAGGTGTCCTAATTGTAATGACGTTATCCGTTTAGTTCATATTGAATGGAGAACTTGTGAGTGTGGAGGTTGTGGAGGTCAATATAATAAAGACCTCATGAGCGCAACCATCGGAGGGAAATGCGATGTAATTGGGCTATCAAATTTATTCTTCAACGAAGACTTTAGAAAAAAGACTTGGGAAGAAAAAGTGGAATTCAGAAAAGAAATTAACCATTACCCCGCTGAGATTTGGTTCGGAGAGATGCAAGGCGACAATCAGATCATTCGTATTGAAGACCCTAAAGGTGGGAGAATTGAAATGGATGTAGAGTTTGACCCAGAGAGTGAAACTACTAAATCAATCATCACAGACAAAAGAAATTATTTTGTTAACCTTGCTGACGATACAAAGCCGAAAGAATTAATTATTCATAATAAAATGGTTCCGTCTTTTAGAGATGCTGAAATGAGATTGGGAGGAAAGTCTTCCGCTGTTGAAGCCATAACAGATAGAACAAAAGAACAAAAGAACAATAACATGGAGACAATCAATTACGAAGAAGTAGCAACCCATATTACCAAGTGGTTGAAAAATTACAGCGTAAAAGCTGGGGCTAAAGGATATGTTCTTGGTATTTCAGGAGGAGTGGATTCAGCGGTAGTTTCTACTTTGTGTGCCAGAACTGGACTGCCTCTAACTTGTTTGGAAATGCCGATCCACCAAAACGAAGAACATGACACTCGTGCTGCAAGACATATTGATTGGCTTGAAGAAAATTTTGATTACGTAACAAGAGAAAGAGTTGATTTGACAGCAACTTTCGATTTGTTCATGAACTCAAACAGTATTATTCAAGGTGGGGACATGTCCGCTGTTCGGCTAGCAGGAGCCAACGCCAGAAGTAGACTTAGAATGGTTCAGCTTTACTTAATAGCTTCAATCAAGAATATGTTGGTCTGCGGTACGGGAAACAAGGTTGAAGATTTTGGTGTAGGATTCTATACTAAGTACGGTGATGGAGGAGTTGATGTAAGTCCAATTGCAGACCTTTTAAAGACAGAAGTTTGGGGATTGGCAAAACACCTTGGAATAAACGAAGAAATCGTTTCTGCCATACCTTCAGATGGTTTGTGGGGAGATACTAGATCAGATGAAGATCAGATTGGAGCCTCTTACCCAGAGCTTGAATGGGCAATGGCTTATATCGATAAAAATTACACTGACATTTCAATGGGGGTTCATCCTTACAATGATGTTACGGAAAGACAAATGGAAGTAATTGACATTTATAGAGGATTCAATTCTCGAAACCAACACAAGATGGTAGAGATTCCCGTTTGCGATGTTTCTAAATTTAGAAATTAATAACATTTAAATCGAATTATGAAAAAAGAAAATTTAATAGAACAATATAAAGAAATATCGAAAACATATTCATCTTTTGAAGATTGTTATAATCTTGTAACAGAAACTAATAATGTAGAAATATGTAAATTTTGTTTAGATTCTGATGGTATTTGGAAAAGACTTGAATTACAATGGATGTTGGAATTTTTTCAAACCAACGAAGAATATGAAAAATGTGAAGTTTTGAAAAAATTAATAGAAGAACATTTTATTGCTGATGAATATAAACAAAATGAGTTGAATAGTAAATTAGATGAATATGTTTCTTATATAAATAACGGTAGTTAGTAATCCTATATAAGAATAGTAATAAAGGACGTGGAACTGCCGCTAATGAAATAATGAGTGGTTATGCGTTGTATAATAACAACTGTGCTGAACCCACTTGGTTACTTACTGAGTTTAATTATTTAAAAGAAACAACAAATATTAAATTCAAAAAATACTTTGGATATAAATTAACTGAAGAAGAAAGCGTTGTGTTTTGCTATGAAAATGATTGATATAATGAGTGAGACACTAAGGAGTGCAAAGGGAGTGCCTAATGGCTCTTTTCGGTGTGCCGATGACGAATGTATGTTATCCCCCTCTCATTCATTATATCTTTTGTTATTGTGCGTTTTAATACACTCTAACGGTTTGTGTATGGGTATTTTTTGCCCGATTTAATAATAACTAAAATTTAATAAAATGACTGAGGAAATTAAGCAATTACTGATTGACTGTGCAAACTTTATCCAACCGTATGATGATGGAGGAAACGAAGCTGAAAGGTTAATGATAAGACTTGATGAAGCACTAAAGCAAGGGTAATAATTACCTATACACGTTGTTGTATGTCTTTTTTAATTGCATACAATATGTTGTATGTGCCGTTATGAGGCACGAGCAATGAATTTTAAACCTTGTTAGGCACTTTACGATAATGGATAAGATGGAATCATTCACGTACAAAGGCTTCAAGGTAGACCCAACTTGTTATAACTATGGTTTTGAATGTATAGTTCAAGACGAAGCACCAAAGCTATTTGGTATGTCTATAAATGGCATCAAGTTAGAGATTGACGAATGGATTAAAAAAGAAAAAAGGGAAGGGGAAAACTTAGAGTACCTATAAAATTAAAGACAAATAAAATGAACGAATCAAAAGAAATGATGGGGGAGCAATGTTTAACCGAAAAACAAACATTAAAAACCTCTTTAGAAAAATTAAACCAAAGAAACTATGAACTGAATGATATTGCGTCATTAAGTTCTCTATTAGTAGAAAAATTCTTTAACCCTAATAACGAGCCTAGAGATAATCAAGGTTCTGATAGAGAAAAAGAAAGACAGCCTGATAATATAGTTGAAGTTTTTGACGAGGTATCTAAAAAGCTTGGTAATAACATAAACACTATTGGGAGCAATTTGCAAAGAATATTGGCAATAATGGAATAACCAACTTGTGAGCGTGGGCTTTTTCTTATTAGCAGAATGTTTGATTTGAAACTGAATTTAGCCCATGACTTACAACGTTTAGGCTAAGGTTAGTAGCCTTTAATACTAACCATTAAATTATAACAAGACCTATTGAGGCTATTAATTTTAGCCATTGTTAGGCATAGTTTATTATGGAAGCAAGAGAATTTTACGACAAAAGAATTAACGAAGAACCGACTATTGGAAGCGTACAGTTAATGGAAGAATATGCAAAACATATTATTGAAATTAACTTTTGTGATGGCTCTCCTATTGAATTTAACAAACTATCGGTTGAGCAACTAAAAACAATTCACAAAAATATAAATAAGTGTGTCGATTGGGTTAACTCCTAATTGTGCCTAACGGAATTGTATAAGGTTTCGTTACGTAGATTAAATAATAAATTAACAAATAAAAACTGAATTGTGATTAAGCAAGAAAATAATAAACAAACAGAAATTAGTAATGAACTTTATACGGTGTTATGCCCCGTTAATTTGTTTAGGTACTTCCTTCGCAAGCAATACAAAGACGTTGAAATTAGTAACGAAGAATGCGATGAATTAAACACAGACTTTCACAAACACTTAACAAGCCTAAAGTTAAGCGAAAAGCAAAAGGAAAACATAATGCCTAAAAGTGAAATAGATGTAATAATGAACTCTGAACACCCATTAAGAATGGATGGATTTAGCCCTGCTTATGTTTTTCATTTTGGTGAATATATAAAAAGTAGAGCAGTCGCATTGGCTAATGGGGCATAGCTGTTGTTATCGGCAGTTTAATTGAAAAATATCAAAAAGTTCGCAATAAAAATCAGGAGCAATTTATGACTCAATTTGGAAATGAATATTCTATATCAAACGCACTTTTATTGGAAGAAAGAGATTGTTGCGACAGATTTATAGAAGATTTGAAAAAACTGCCGATAACGGCTGATGATAAACAATCGTTTTAATGTTGTTTATCATTTGTTATGTGTAGGTGTGGTTAATTAAGGTAGAATGTTTAATCGGAGAACTGAACAAAAATTTTAAAAGAAAAAGAAGGGTTGATTTTAAAATTTGAATATTTATATATAAACATATTATGAGTGAAGATATGAGAAAAATGATTGATAAAGCTAAGAACTTTAATCAGTTTTTAAATGAAAACGAAAATTTAATGAACCAAATATTAGATAAAATTAGTTCTAATGGTATAACATCATTAAATACTGGTGAATTAAAATATTTGAAACAATATTCTTCTGGACAAATAAATCCAGATTTAGAAAAAGCACTTCAAGTTGAAAGTGGTTTTGTTTTTGTTTCAAAAAATATACCACTGTTAAGATTTGAATATAATTTCACCGAAGAATCAGATGAAGAATATCAAAAAATGCTACACAAAGGAACCGTTTATATTGACGGATTAGAATTTGATGGAGATATTTATTGTGATGAAAATGGAAAATATGAAGCATTCGATTTTCACACATATCAATCCAATGATGATGGCACAACTGACCAAATAGAAGATTTAGCTTACTATGATGATGAGTTAGATGGTAAGATAGAAAAATTCTTTAAAAATGAAGTTTCTCCTTACTTAACCTATTCATTTTAAAAAGTTGGCGGGATTTTTCTTTTAAAATTTTCAACCGAAATGTTGATTAGAACGATAAACGGAACGATAAACGGAACGATAAACGGAACACTTACACATAACGTTAAGTATATGGTTTTGTAAGCCATAGCAGAAATTTACAAATTAAAAACGAATATTAATTAGGCTTATAAACTATATACATTGTTGTGTGTAATACGGGATTTAAGCCACAAACTTTATAAAAATGCAAAGAAAGATAAATTGCAAACACAACAACATGGGTGCTTGGTGTACCAACAAGGATATAAAACGCTCATTGTTTGGTATAGGTGCAAGATGTTGTACTGAATTTAATGACAAAAAATGTGATTTAAAAGAAATTAGAACAAGGAAAGGCAAGCCGCCACCAAGACCAACGAAAGCGTAGTATTACACACAATGTTATGGATATGGATTGATTTTTAACGGATAAATAAACACAGAATTATGAATATAGACGAAGAAAATAAAGCAAAAGAATTTTACATTAAGAGTGCTATAAATGGCATTCATACACCACGAACTAATATGGTTGAGATAAACTATTTAGATATGCTAAAGCTAATGCACTCTTACAGCCAAGAGGTAGTTAAAAATTTATCTATATCTGGTGTTAAGAACTGGGTGGCGGTTAAAGACTCTATGCCCGAAAATTGCGACCAAGTTTTTGTAAAGTATGAAAATGGCAAATATGGAATAAATGAATGGTGGAAAAGTGATGATTGCTGGAAATACCAATTTGATAATATGATAGTAAAAGAATGGTGTAAGCCACCTTGTTCTTAACGTCTCGTATATGGTGTCGGAATTTTATTTTTCTTAAAATTATGCATTATATACTTTGTTACCAATAGTACGGATTTTAATAACTAAATTTAATATGAAAACAATAACTTCAATTATAGCACTAGCTAAGGCATTTTTTATATTGCTTGTTAGGCGTAGTGCTTCTTTACCGCAAGTCTTAATGACTAAAAATGATTTTGAATTAGTTTTAAACCACTATCTACTAAATTATTGGGATATAAAACATGAAAATATTGATGGATTTGAACATTTAACAATTCAAAATCATTTACCATTTTATAAAAAAAGGTTTGAAGAAATGAAAAAAGTAATTGATGAACGCAAGATTATTCGTGTGATGGTGCATTACACCTAACACTGGAATAGATTGCGTTTCAATGCAACTCTATGGAATGTTAAAGCACGTTTTAATGTGCTAAATTTTAAATTCATAAAATGAAAGATTTGAAACCAAATTTTAAATCAGTTAGAGAACTCTGTGAAGAGTTCGGAGTTCAGGTAGAGCTTTCTTTCGGGAAGAAATTTAGAGCTATCGTGAGCAATGATGAAGAAATTCATGTGTTACAAAACGGATGGGATAAAAATCTAATTGAAGAAATCTCAGCCTTATCTGCTGAGATGTGGAAAAGAGAAGAAAAAAGATATAAGGAGATTTCTGATAGGCTTAAAAACTTAGACCCTGAAATCTTTCCAGACAACTTATTTGAAGATAAAGAATAATGGTAAGAAGGAGCGATATTTGGTTTTTTGGAGTAATTGCATTTGCGATGTTCCTAATAATATATGATGTAGTTACGCAGACATTTCAACCTTGGCATAACTACTGGATGATTCTCCTGATACCTTATGTTCCTATTAAGATTTTTTATTCAAAATCAAAGCTGTTCAGATGGCTTAATACAGATATATGGAAAAGTTAAAAGCAGCAATCGAACTTAAGAGTAAGTATAACCAAATGGAGCTTGAAGAAGTGGCTGAAGAGTTCTCTAGATTCTCTGGTCAAAAAATTCCTCAGAAAGCTATTGAGGATTTTAGATTTGTTGGTCTAAACAATGTAGACTTTTTAACATCTGATTGGCTAAACCGATACAGCTTGAAAAATCTTTTTCAATACGAGGTTAAGAAAGAAAAGAATAAAATACCAAACCCAGAAGATGGTGAATTCCTAATCATGAGAATCATGCACACTTCTGATAAACAATTCCAAAAAGGAATGAATGTTTATGTGCTAAATAACGAAACTGAAGGAAACTGGGTTTCCCGACATTGTGATACAGGTTATTTAACAATTCCAAAAAAGTTTAGGCATATGGAGGTTAAAGTCTTTGAATATAACGATGACAATTGGTATTTAACAGGACTTAAATCTTGAGTTTCTCATTTGTTTTTATTAATTTAAAAATAAAACAAATGGAAAACTCAGAATTTTCACTTTCAGGAGGCAATGATACAATCGGATTAGATTCAATCGGAACTGGTGATGGTGTTATAACAATCACAAACGGAACCACAACAAGTTGGGTTCAACTTGAGCCTCAGCCTCAGTATGTTGATCAAGAGATATTGGAATATAATGTTTCGGAAAACAGAAAAAATATAGAAATTATTGTCAAGCAAAAACAGGCTTGGGGACAGACCTACATAGGAACTACTCCAAACTTTTCTGTTGATGAAAGAATTTTAAAAAGAATCTATAAAGTTAGAAATGGGAAGTTGAAGCTATTTAAAGAAGAAGTAGGAGAGGTTATACCTCCTCAACACATTCCAGAAAGTTATAGGTTCAATGAAGAGAAGAAGTGATAAGTCAGTGTTAACGAAAGCCTTCGCAATAGCGAAAAGAAATGGCTTTGATGTAAATCCTGCCATATTCACTGACGCTAGAACTGACAGTTGGTTGATTTCAGACCAAAAAAATTACTACAACCTTATTTTTGATCACAGATTTGCTAGAGCTTTGTTCGGCAAAGAATTAGTGACGATTGATCCTTACGGTGAAGAATTTGAAGAAGATGAAAAAGAATTCTATCAAATAGATTTAGTCAAGACAGTAACAGCAGGGAATTTCCCGCTAGCTGGACTAGTTTATATCGAGGATGGTGTCGAAATCCCTCATTGGCAATATCACTTAAGTCACATGGCTCTATCTGAAGACCCAGTGGATTACTTAAGGATTTACCTGAAAGACTTCGACAGACTCACCAAGAAAATTGAGAAGTAATATTAACTCATTGTAATAGGGGCGATATTTTTGTTAAATTTGTCCCAAAGCTTCTCAATCAACTCACTTTTTGTAACCTCAGTGTTTCCTTTTTTCTTAAGAGTAATCACCTCACAACCAGTTAACCCGTATCTGTTTCCGCTTTTGTAAGGATTTTTTCCTACACTCAAATTGTAATCAAAATAAAACAAATCTTCCCCCTCATCGTCAAGGTTTTTTTCCACTCTATCTGATATATCATAGCATATCACTTCTGGAACAAAGTAATTCCCTTTTCCATCAGTTACGAATTCATTGTGAGGAATAGATTCAATTTCTTTAATGTATTCAGTGAAGACTTCTTTGGCTGACTTAAATTTATAGTCCTCATCTTCTATAAAATCAACATTGTAATCTCTGGACTCTATATTTCCTTCTTCGTTGAATTCTATAAAACAACATCCGTATCCAATTGTTGTTTCAAATTCAAAACGGTCACAACCATCGTAAGAGCTATATCTTTCAGACAAGTAATGAATGTTATCCAATCTACCCTCTTGATTTTCTCCAAGCCTTCTTATCTTTCTTACAAACTCACCCTGCTTGCTAGGGATTCCTTCTGAGTGAAACCTATTGAAGTATTGACAAACATCAAACTTCTTGTTGATCAAATAGATTTTTGTCTTTTGCTTTAACTCTTCAATTTCTTCTTTCGGAATAACCACTGAATTACCATCAGGGTCTTGACATAAAACTTCTTTACCACTCAAGTCCTGAATGACTTTCAAATTGATGTGATGCCTATAATTAAATGTTTCTGGAGTCTCAATAGCCTTAATTTGCTCCACTAATGCTGGGTCGAGATTTTTGTAAACACTATGAGCGTCTGAATCTTCTTTTATCTTTTCTAATAGTTCTATCATGCAACAAATATACAAAATTTACGTTAAGTATAGTATTATGTGGAAATGTTTTGGTTATACGGAAAAAGTAGAAGATTTAGACTGGCAAGCAATTACCAATAAGTTTGAATGGATTAGGGATATGATAGGTGTCCCTCAAGACCCCGTGTTCCATGCTGAAGGTGACGTTTGGACGCACACACGCATGGTTACGGAAGAAGTTATATCTCATCCAGACTTTCTAAAATTAGACTTACAAACCAGACACATCATGTTTACATCTGCTTTGTTGCATGATGTCGAAAAGAGATCAACCACTCAGGAAGAGTTTAACGAAGAGTTAGGTAGAATCCAGATCGTTGCACCATCTCATGCTAAAAAAGGTGAATACACCGCCCGTCAAGTTCTCTACCGTGATCTTGACTGCCCTTTTGATGTCAGGGAAAAGATTTGCAGAATCGTAAGATATCATGGACTCCCTATTTTCGCAATAGAAAAAGATAATCCACAAAAATCTGTTATTCAAACTTCCCTCTACGGAATAAATCACTTATTGCGTATTTTTTCTGAATGTGATATGAGAGGAAGGGTGTGCGGTGATTTTGAGTCTCAAATGTATCGCATTGAATTGTTCGAAGAGCTTTGTAAAGAGAACAACTGTTTTGATAAACCTTATGAGTTTGAGTCAGACTTATCTAGATTTATCTTCTTCAAAAAGAGCCAATCCTCTCCAGATTATGTTCCTTTCAATAACATTGAAATGACAGTTCACTTGATGTGTGGAATACCTGCTTCGGGGAAAGACCACTTTATCAAGAATAACCTGCCTGATCTCCCAATGATATCGCTAGATGATATCCGAGAGGAGCTTGGATTTAAAGCTGGAACAGGAACTGGTCAAGCTATTCAGGAGGCTAAAGAACGTGCGAAGCAATACTTGAGAGTTGGTCAAGATTTTGTTTGGAACGGAACAAACATCACAAGAGAAACTAGAATGCAGTTGATTGATTTGTTTACTTCATATAAAATACACCCCGCCAGAGTGGTGATTCAGTATGTGGAAACTGCATCAAATCAGCAGGTTGTGCAAAATAAAGACAGAAAAGCTGTTGTTCCCTCGAAAATTATTGCTAAATTTGTAAGAAATCTTGAAGTGCCTGATTTGTCAGAAGCACATCAGCTCAATTACAATTTAAACTATGGCAGTAACTAAAAAAAGACCAGCAAGAAAACCTCGATCATTCAAGAAAACGTTTTCACCATATAAAGCCCTCAAGGTTGATGAACAACACTTAGAGCTTGAAGGTAAAATAATCCCAATTAACGGCATCACCTTTCAACAGAGTGGAGATATCCTAAGTGAAATCCCTCACCCAAAAGCAGAAGGAGCAACTCTGACCACTCACAGCAACTCTGCTTTAGAAAGATATAGTCCCAATAACATCGATTGTGTTCAGTTTTGGCAAAATGCCACTAGAGACTTCCCAATCAATGCAATCGCAGGTAGTCAATGTATGAGTGTGAAAGACATTGATGACAACCATAAACAGTTGATTCATCACGAGTATTTCAAAAACTTTGTCGGAACTCTAAAAAAAGAAGAAAAGGTTTTAGAGATCGGAGTAGGATATGGCTCTCTTTATAAAGCTCTTCTAGCTGAAGATAGAATTAAAAAGGAAGATTGGAATTTTTTGGATGTAGTGAAGTTAATCGATTTCGAACACCCAAACTTCTACTTAGGAAATGGATGGGACATTCCAAGAAAAAATGGAATTCCAGAAAAGTTTGATGTAGTGGTTAGTCATAACTGCTTCCAGCACTTATCTCATGACCAAAGAGTTTCTTATTTGATTGACATCTTTGATCGATTAAAGTCTGGCGGCAGACTTCATTTCAACGCATTTGTATTTGATGATCAAGATCACTCGAACATTGAGTTCTTTACAGGAGTGAGTGAAGATGGTTATCCTTTGAGTTTTTTCTTTGGTCAATACACTAAATGCATGCCTTTCACAGATAGTTGCAAACTCCTTGCGGAGATAGGTTTTAAGGTTGTAGAATTTGACACTGACCACAACAGCGGATTCTTCCATTGTATTAAACCTTGATATTTTAGAAAAATTCTTTTATATTCCTTTATGGAAGCAAAAGTAATTTCTGAAATAAAAAAAGCTTTAAACTATTTAAAAGAGAATCAGTCGCAAATTTCAGAGGATGTTTCTGAATTTGAGGACTCGATTCTCTTTGCGTTTAAAGAATTAAAGAAAATAGAGCATGAACAACCAAAACAATAGACCACTGCTGCAACAATGGGCAGGAGGGATTGATTTTAAGACGATCCTTATCATCATCTTAGGGTTGCTGGTGGCGTTTATATTTCTTTTTAATTCTGGATGGCAACAAAATACTGGTTATTCTGATGATCAAGTTGATCAGTTAAAAGCTATCTTTGAAGAAAGAATAACTGACTTAGAAGAAGAAAACAGTCAACTAACCGATTCTATAGTAGTGTACACCGAAGTTGCCAGACAACTCAGAGAATCTATTACTGATAGAGAAGGCGTAATAGATGGGCTTCAGGAAATAATCGATAAAGAGCAAAAGAAGATTGATGATCTACTTGCACAAAGAGAAGAGATAAGAGAAGAAATAAAGAGCTTGGACGATAAAGGGTTGGAAGATTGGTGGATAGAATATTTCAAGAGTAAAGAAGAAAAAGAATGAAGAGACTAATACTAATATCATCTTTGTTGTTTCTATTTTTAGGAACAGGATTCTCTCAGCATAGCTCAGACTTTCTAGCAGAAAGAATTGGCTTTGCCGAGCAAGATTCCGTTGATAGAATTACGAGACAAGCGACTGTGGTTTACAGTTCAACTAAAGATACAATAGACTTTCCAGATCAAGTAAACGAGTTTCCTCCGATAGAGGCAGAGACTGATTCGACTGGATATGTTTTTTTTAATTTTAACAAACCTTATCCGTACTTCAAGTATATTAACGGAACCAATGTTCTTTTGATGACTTCTATACAAAGTAGACAAATAGCTAGTGATATCTCAGATTATTCAATTATGGATTCAATCATTGTTTCATATGAATTTAAAAATGCTCACTACCTTAATTTGATTGAACAAAAAGATTTCACTATCCTTGATTTAGAAGGAATAATCACACAAAAAAATAGTACAATAGATGCTCACGACTCTATGTTGGCTAACAAAGACGCTATCATAGATGAAAAAGATACAGAGATCAGATTACTAAATGATGACATAGAACTCAAGAACAAAGCTCTTAAGAAGCAAAAATGGCTTATTGGTGGAAGTTTAGGAATAGCTATTGCTGTACCTGTAGCTGTCTTGATTTTTGGAAACAAATAAAAAATAATGGAAGAAAACAATAACATAGAAACTCAATCGGAAGAAAATAATCTTCTATCTGAGACTCAGGCGCAAAAAAACAACCAGTTGGTTACGCAGTTAAAAGATGCCTTGTTAATTAATCAAGTTTTAGCCTCATCGGTTGAAATTCTTGGTGAAGCTCATTTGACAAAAAATGAGAAATACGAAATGATTAGAAACCTGAATGAAGCCTCAACAATTAGTGAGGTTCAAACTCGTGCCAATATCATTAGAGAACAATTTGGAATTCAATCTCAGTCTCAAAACTTTAGAGATATTCAAGAGGACGATAGCTTTTGGTCATCTAGCTTTAGAAATGAGCTAGACAATTACTATGATCTTCATAAAGGGGTTAATGTAAAAATGACTCTAGCAGAAAGTTTGATTGAAGTTGAAAAATACTTCAAACTTCTTACGGAGTACGGTAAATCTAACGAGACCAATGTTCAAAGCATTACTGATAGAATTCTTGAACAAGAACCTAAAGCTAGAACTGGACTCGAAAGACTTAAAGGGCTAAACGTCTCGATTAACACCATTCAATAAAAGAGAAAGCATAATCGTGCTTTTCATCTTTTTCATGTTTTATTGGATCACCTGCTTTCAGCTTGAATTTATTCAGGTCTGGAAAAAAACTGTCTGCCTCAAATTCTCCTTCTACTTGAGTTTTATAAACTTTACTGATCAATCCCTTATCTAGGAATTCTGAGTATATTTGAGAGCCACCACAGACCATAATCTCGTTCTGATCATTGTTCTCTGTCCAGTCAATCGATTTAGCTACTGCTTCTTCAATCGTGTGAACTACAGTTACGTTGTCCTTAGAACCTTTGTACATCCCACTTTTATCAAGGGCATCAATAGCTACTTGGTAATTTAGGTCTCTAGTAACAACAAAAATGTGTCTCTTTGGTAAATCGAGTCTCCCAAGAGATTCATAGGTCTTTCTTCCCATAACCAAAGCCTTCCCTATAGTGTTATCTTGGAAATACTTGAAATCATCAGGAAGATGCCATAAAAGCTTGTTGTCGCTACCAATCTCGTTATTCATCCCAGTAGCCACAATTGCAGAGAAGTTCGGCTCAAAGCCCATTGCTTTACGCACACGAGCATACTGCTGCTCAATTGTGCCTGAAGCATCAATCTCAATAACTTTTCCTTTTCCAGCAAAATAATCCAGAATAGGTTTTGTTTCGTCTTCGTATTTTTTAAGTCTTCTTTTGAAGGTATCTTCCGTATCGTCCTCACGACCTAGCTCTTTAGCTCTGATGTTCATTCTCTCAATGAGAGTAACGTTATCAGTTTTGAAGTGAACAAGAGCTTCGAATGGCTCTCTACGGTTAAACATATATGAAGCAATATCTTTTGCTTGAGCAATAGTTCTAGGGTAGCCATCTAAAAGAAACCCTGCATCTACGTGTGGGTATTCCATAATGAAATGATTCTTCACCATTTCGCTTATAATTTTGTCTGGCAGAAAAGTTCCTTTGTCTACTCCAATCAATTTAGCGTACTCGCCAATTTTAGTTCCCCTCTCCATTTCCTTTCGGATCATATCTCCAGTAGATAAGTGTTTGAAATTTTGTCTCTCCGCAAGTAGGTTGCAAATTGTTCCTTTTCCTGTGCAAGGAGCGCCAAAAATTAAGTAATTCTTCATTATCGAATGTTTGTTTTAGCAAATATAGACATAAAGTTGTATATTCGCAAATATGGAAAAGATAGAGGACATAGTTATCGGTCAAGCAATGGGCGATATATTCGATTATTTAAGAAAAAAACACCCTGATAAAGATGTGTTCGAATTCAAGATTGGAAGAGTAAGAGGTCATGCAGAAAATTCGCTAGACTTAACGATTACAGACTTCGATTATAAAAATATAGACGAGGGTTGTTGAAACAAGTTTCTTTTTTTTACGTTTAACTTAATATGTACAAGAAAAAACAGAGCGTTAAGAAGACTTACTCCAATTACACTATCGAGTGTACTTACGAGAGATTTAACGGAACGTATATCAACCAATACCACATCACTTACTCTGGAGTTCATCTTCCGAGAGAAACAAAACTTAAAGAAGAGTTTCTTTATTTAGAAGAGTCATGGTGGAACATTCCAGACAATACCAGAGATACTCAAAAACAAAAAGTATATGATGCCGAAAAAGTAGCTTGGGCAAAAATAGGGAAGACAAAATTTAAAGATCACATGCAAGCCTCTAGGTTTATTGCAAAGGTGATCTCAAATAAATGGTTTGTTGACAATTTTCATATTCGAAAGATGTCAATGAGACACGATCACAGAAACCACGTTTCAGCCAGAGGTGGAGGTAAATACAATTGGCACTCTAGAGATGGGAAGATCATTATTCCTGACTGGGCATTATCAGATTATGTTATTCTACATGAGATTGCTCATTGTTGCCAGCAGTTTAGACCCGGGCATGGGAGAAACTTCTGCTTCATATACCTTCAGCTAGTAAGAAAGTTTGTCGGCAAAGAAGCAGCCGAAGAACTTGAGCTTCAATTCAAAAAGAACGGAGTACAATATTGGATTTACGGTACAAGAGAACCGCACATTCAAGAAAATTTAGAAACACTCATGAACAAAAGAAATGAAAGCTACTGTCCTTTTTAAAGTTCGTGAGGCATTATCTTTCTGATCCTGAAAGTTAAATCCCAATAAGGATTGAGGTCTTCAGTCTTATATTGCTTGTTCAGTCTTTCTAATTGAATAAAGACCACTTTACTGAGTACTTCAACCCCAGAAGATGAGGTAAAGACTATAACCACTTTCTTTTCATCAAAACCATCACCAATTCTTTCAAATGATCTCTTAATAAAGTGATTCATTTTAGTGTGAGCGCCCATCTCTTCTTCATTGATATTAATGATTTTTAATTTTTTATCAAACAGCTGATCGAAGTTCTTCTCATTGAACTTTCCAGCAATCGCTTCATCTTGATAAAGCATTGATCCCTTTATTCCGAATATTTTCTCTTCCTCTGGAAAGTGAATGTAGACCGTCTCGACTGAATCTTTCTTATAGACATCAAAACCCAATGCTTTAAGCTTGTCGATCATATCGGAAGCCTCACTTACCTCGAAGTCACTAATTTTGGACTCTATCTCAAAAAGACTGCTCTTTAGTTTCTTTAAACCCTCTTTCCCTTCCTGAAGGTTTTCCTTCATTATTTCAATATCAGTCTCATAACAAGAGATTTCGTGTTCTTCTCTTTGAATTTTTTTAACCAATTCATCTTTCTCTATTCTTAGATTAAAAAGATTTGGAGACTGCAACTCCTCTTTTACTACTGTTTCGTTTGTGAAATTACAAACTGTATATCCTGTACCCATTACTATGTGTTTTATACAATATATGAATAAATTAATTGAAATTCAAGAAAAAAAAGTTGTCAACAAATATATAATGAATCTATAGAAACACAAGTCTAACGGCAATGAAACCTCGATAAAAACTCCTCCCTATTATATTGATCTTTTTCTTTATATTGCTATTTTACCAAACAACAAATAAGAAGCTATTTATTTTCAAAGAACATAAATTGTTATGAGAAAACTACTTACTATCCACTTAGTCTGCTGCGCTCTTTTATTCTCAGTCTTTATAAGCTGTAAAAAAGAGGTCATCGAACCAGACGCTCCACAAATAGAAAATGTTATAAGAACAACTGAGATGCCTACTCAAGAAGAGTTTGACAAAAAAGTTGATTGTGTATACCAGATGTTACAAAACACTGGTAACGAAGAAATAATGGCTATTGAGTATCAAGTAGTTCATAATACAATGAAAGAAGCATATAAGAATAAAAGAAAGGTATGTTATGACACAATAGACCTTCTTGGTTTGCTTGCGGAATACGGAATAACTACTCCAGATTATATTCCTGTTTGGAACAGCCACTTTCAAGATGCAAATTGCACTGTTGCACAATGGCAATATTTCGCTAAAGAAAGAGGAGAAGATGGAACGGCAGAGAATACAGACTTAATTCCTGATCAAGTTATATGGACTGTTTCTGGAACTGATGTTGATGCTACCGCTACAGAAGGAACTTTGAAATTTGTTACATATACCACTAATTTAGAAGGAGATACTATTCCTAACACAAATTGCCCGGGTACGTTTCAACCACCCTGTAATGGCGCTCATCCAGTAGATGTTACAGCTACAGTGGGGATCGCTGTATATCAGAGGTCTAATATTAGCTACGGACATGTAAATAACGTTCCTGTTGGAATAGCCCCACCTTGTACTGAGTATTCAAGTGCTGATATCACGAATTCTTCAACATTCGACTTTGACTGTTTTTGTCCAATCGTATTTGATGAGTTTGAGTTCTTAATCGATGATGGTCTAGTGTGGGATTTGAATGGGGATCATTCTGTTAATTCAGCTGATCTTCTAATTTTATTGGCAGCTTACGGTTGTTAATCCTCTTCTTTTACTAAAACAAATTCTGGACTCACACTATAGATGAGATTTTTATATTGAAAATCTTTCGTAAGGTACACATGAATAGAGTCGCCTTCTTGGATACAACCCCAAGAATGAAGGTAACTGTCTTGAGTAATGTGGTGTCTGTAATTTTCATACTCCAAAAACAAATCATCCCTACCATTACGTTCATTTTTTTGAACACAAATAGTTGCAGCTAAGACTTTTTCATCTCCTCTCGGATCGCATTTGGTTAGAATGACCGCAAATATCCCAAAGAACATAACAGTCCAAAGGAAACCTCGGATTCTCAAGCCCATTAGAAGGACTAGAAATAATAGCAAGAAAAATAAAGTAGTTACACTCATAAAGTGTTAACGAAAAAAATTAATCATTGTTACCATCGTAACCTCTTAATTTTCTCATCTTAAGATAGAATGGAGAAGTTTTCTTAGCAATACTAAGTTTCTCCTCGTCATTTGCATCATAGAACTCTAAGCTATTAAAGTTGGAGTCTGGCGCTTTAGAATAAATTATATTACTTAGAAAGTTCTTGTCGGTACTAGTCTGAAAGTCACTCCATTCTGGATTCTCTTTCTTTTTAATATCGTCTCGTTTAAAAAACTTACTCCAAACACCATATGCTTCATCAGTAGTGTTCCCAGTTCGATCAGGCATTAACCCTTTAGGGAAAACGTCCATCATTGCAATCTCGTACATTGATGCTCCGAAGTTAGGAGAAGCTGCCACACCTGTTACTTCGTAGTCTCCAGAATTAGTTTGAAAAATCTCTATGTTTCCAACAACTTTATCTGTTACAAAATCAAACAGATTATAAGAGGTGCGTCCACCAGACTTTTCTACTACAACTTTCATTGATTCGGCAAATTCGCCTATACCAATTCTAGCTTCAGGTAGAACTTCTTGTTCGCATTTGCAAATATGCTCTTGAATTTTGTTTCTTATCTTGTCTCTTAGCATTGTAATAACTTTCTTTCTCTAAATAGTGAAACATTTATGTATTTTTTACGTTACACAAATTATGGAACAAGATACATTTACAGAGATTGAAGAGAAATATATCAACCGACCATTTGAAGAAGAGCATATGTCTTTTGAAGATTTTCAAAAAATAGACGATATTCGAGAGAAAACAAAGGTTAGTAACAAAACTCACAAAGAAAGACTTGAAAGAGCAAACTCTTTCCGAGAGCTTCAGAAAGGTGACCGTGTTTACTTCACTTATAAGTATGAAAATAAGTCCTATAATTTTATCGGAACAATTACTTCGATAAAAGGAAAAAATCGATACTCTCAAGAATTTGAAGTTGAGAACCAGATTGGTAGATTCAAAGGTCTTAATAGATTAGATAACGGAATCAGGTTTCGTGCAAATTTAGATTATTCTCACGTAGAAATTCCTATTGCACTTAAAGAGGTTCCTACAAAGAAGCTTCTTAATCAGTTTAGAATGTCTAGGAACTCCGAGTTTCGATGCTATGGGTATTATGATAGCTATTACTATGGGGGAGAAGTAGAGACCCTTAATGAGGCTCTAACTGAATTGGAGGACACAAAATTTCTTGTAGTAAAAGGTGTGTATGCAACAATTCTTCAAATGAGAGCTGAGCTTTCCACTAGAGAGCATGTTCTTTCTAAATTTGAAAAGAAAATTCAAAGACAACTCAAATGATATCAGATTTCATCACAAATATGACTTTACTCCAGTATTTGGGGATAGCAGTTTTAACGTTTTTGTCTACTATGCTTATTGGATATGAGCTTCACTTCAGTCGTGTTTTTAGAAACGAACTATATGATGATCTGAATTTCTGGAATATTATCCTTACTGCCTTCTTTTCTTTAATATGGATAGTAACAATTCCTATCTTTTTTATAGTAGTATTAATTTTCAACGCAACAAAACTTTTCAAATAATGAATTACTTACCAATTGAAGTTATTTTATTAATTTCTATTTGCTTTCTTCTTTTAAGCGTTTTGCTCAAAGATAAGATTCAAAAAGCATTCCACCCAGCTATTCTTTACTTTCTAGGAGTAGCTCTCCTTCTATTTTCTGTCGGAGCTTATTTCTTTACAGAGGACGAATGTACTTATGAATTTGTCGGAACTTACCCTATTGAATTCTCTCAAGGTGGGAATATAAATTACTTTTTTGATTATGATGGAAATCTATATGATGCTGAAGCAGTTGTGGAAAATTTTTCTAGTTCCAGTAAAAAAGTGTATATTTACTCTTCAGAAGAAGATAAATCTTCTTTAAGAAGTGTTTTTCAAGCCGAAAGGCGATTGGAATTTCGATCCGCTGAAGACAAGTATATATTGAGAATAAACAGAGATAAAGAAGTGAGAGAATGATGTGTTACCTTGTTTTTGCAATTTTGATTTTTATTGCATTTCCGTTAATATCTTACGGATCAGTTAAGTTTTTTGACTGGAGAGAATTTGGGCTTTTTGAGAAGGATAGATGGGATTCCAACAAGATCACTTACGTTGGCGGTGATTCCTCAGTAGCTTGGCTTATAGGCTCTTTTGCTTGGGGTATTGTTTTAATCTTAAGCTCTGTGGTTCTTATAGTCACAGAAGGCGCAAAACTCTTAAAAAGATAAACATGAAAAAATTAGCAACACTAATACTGGGGATGTTCTTGGTTCTAGGAACCGCATTCGCCCAAACGGAAGAGGACTTCTATTCTCTATTTTTAGAGAAAGGCTACGATCTGGAAGAAAGAATACTAATCTCAATCGCTGAACAATTCCAAACAGATGATAAAGCCACCTTCACACAAGACAGTACTTATTATGTGGTAACCATAGGGGGAGACCTTCTATGCGAAACTCATTTTAATGATGCTGAAGAGGTTGCGTTCACTCAGCATGATGTTGACTCTAACTTTTCTTACTTCTCATCTGGATATTACTATATCGTATTTTTAGACAAAATGAAAATGTATAAACTATGTCCTATATCCAGAGCTTTAAAGGGAGAGAAGTAAATCTTAATCTTCCCGTAAAAATATATCGATGCCTTAACAGAAAAGGTGTAGTGTTTTCTGTTCAGCAGAAAGGTAAAGTAGTTGGTCACACTAGCGATTTTACTCTAGTGAATGCTGTGTTTAAAGTCTCCAAATCAGGACAGAAAAGAGCAAGAGAATCACAAACTCGAAATGTTCATGCATTTGTTGTGGGAAATGTAGTTGAAAATTTTATAGGAGAACAAAAAAAAGGGAGAGTAAAATACAATCCCTTTTTAAATGATTTTTTCTATATAGAAAGCTCGGAAGACATTATTGAAAAAGCTGATAGATTACACTTCTCTAATGAAGGTCTATTTGTGATTTAAGCTCCTCCCCAGAATGCAGCCCAAAGTGCAAGCGCAGCAATGATGGTTCCAAGAATCGTAGCAATAGTGTTATTCCTAGTCATACGTTTGTTGAATTCAATTTCTTTCACTTCAGCAGTGTTCTTCATAATACCTACCTCTTTTTCAAGAGCCTCAATGTCTTGTTCTAGTTCTAAATTTAGAGTCTTAATCTCAATTAAGTTTTCTCCCATAGTTCTAAACTCCCTATAAAGATGCTTTAAAAGCTCTTTCTCAGTCCATACATCTGGATTAATCAGTTGGTCTTTTTCGTTTTTTTCTGACATCTTTCTTTGTTTATTCGCTTACTGGCAAAGCAGTAGCTAACCAATAATCTTTTTCTTTACTTTCAGAAGAGGAAATCCATCTCATCTTCTGATAACTTCCATCTTTTTTGATGTATCTGTTAGTTATCATTTCTCCTTTCTTAGGCTTGCCTTCCACCTCTCTGTTATAAATATCTAAAGTTCTTTTTACATCGTCTGGATGAATAAAAGTTGCGAAAGGAACAGCGCATAATTCTTCTTTAGTGAAACCAAGTATTTTTGCCCATGATTTATTGACATACAGGAACTTACCCTCTCTGCCGATAACCACATTCATGGTCTTACTATTTTCAAAAAAATCTTTATAAGTTTGCGACTTATCGAATATTTTGTCTACGAGATCATAAAATGCATCTCTATTGTTTAAATTAACCATCATAACCCTTGACTATTCTTTCATTTTTATCTAAAGGAAGACAAACAGCCATAATATGCTTGTTCTCATCTATTGTAGCGCTAATCCAACTTACCCTTTGGTAGTCGCCATCTAGCTTTCTAAACCTACAACAAAACCCTTTTGAGAGGACTCCTGATTTGCATTCCTTAATTTTGTTAAACATTTTCTGAGTTTTATCTATATCATCTGGATGAATATAAACCAAAAATGGGATAGCACACAATTCCTCTTCCGAGAAACCAGTTAACTCAGCCCATCTGCTATTTACATAGGAGAATTTACCCTCTGTATTCATAACCATATTAAGAGTTTGACTCTCGTAGAAAAAATCAGCATAAGCCTCCCTCTCTTTGTAAACCAAATCTAATACAGTTTCTAATTTATTTTTGTCTTCTAACATGTAAAGCGCTTTGATATAAATAGTAAATAAAAACCTCTGTTTTTGAAACCCTTCATTATTTTTGCTTATCTTTGAAAAAAAACAAACAATGGCAAAACAAGAAATGGTAGATGTTTTTGATGCTCAAGAACTCGCAGTTAATATTCTAGGACTAGATGAAAATCTAGAATATGATGATGTAGAAGAAGCTTTTATGAAAAAATTCCACACCGATCTAGATCATTTCGCATACCTTCTAGGTTATTTAGTTCCCATGATTGATGTTGGAACCTCAGAGTTAACTGGCAATTCTTATAAAGGGTTCTCAATTGATTTGGGCGGTGATGACCGCATGTTCATCGTTAAAACTGAGGTTTAATGAATCTATTCCAACTCCAAAAGACCACACTTAACTCTGGCAAGGTTTCAGAGTTCAAGATAGAATGCGATGCGTTAACCGATGAAGATTGGAATTGTATCGCTTTTCTTTTAGCAGAAAAATTACCCAACTTCAAAAGAACAATAGGTGCGCCTAAGGGCGGTAATATATTGGCTGAAAAAATGGCAGAATATGCTACCGATAAAGATTCTCTTCCCACGTTAATTTGTGATGATGTGTTGACAACTGGTGGTTCTATGAGACGTTTTAAGACTATATTAGAGACTACTGAGAGCTATGGGGGCGCAAGATATACTGGCGATAAATTCATTGGAGCAGTGGCGTTCCTGAGAGGAAAATGCCCACAATGGATAACTCCTTTACTAAGGATGTAACATTTTTAAATTAATCACGTTAGAGAATTATGAATATCATTAATATCAATGGCAAAACTATCCACACTAATGGCTCTAGTATTTCCATAAACAATAACCAATTATACATTGATGGAAAACTTCAGGATCAAGGAGATGTAAAAGTCTTTAATATTACTGTTGAAGGAGATGTTGGCTCAATATCAGGAGGATTCTCCGACATTACAGTAGGTGGAAACGTTACTGGTAACATTAATAATGGCTCAGGAGATGTTGAGTGCAACAATGTTGGTGGCTCAATAGCAACAGGCTCAGGAGATGTCGATTGCAAAAACGTAGGAACAAACATCAAAACAGGATCAGGTAGCGTCAAGTGTGGAGCGGTTGCTGGAGATGTTAAGACAGGATCAGGAAAAATAGTACATAAATAAAACTATGAGAAAACCCCGTTGGATAATTCAAGATAATCTCATTTCTGAGAATGATCGAAATGAACTACAAGAAGTCCTAGACTCTCTAGGGATACCTCATGTTGAGGTAGTTGTACTTCCGTTCTCGGAAGACCTTCCTGAATTCCCAATAGATGCCGAACACGAAAACATCTATTATGGATCGACCACGTTTATGAACAACCTCTACAAGCAACTTAAGCCAATAGGTCTTTTCTATAACCACGAAACTTTCTCCATGAAAAATTACATGGAGAAATGGGGTGAGCATATGTTTAATCACGGTGCAGAATTTACTACAATTTCCCAATTCATCAGAAACACTGAAGATGATGATAAAACTAAAATCTTTATCAGACCAGACGGAGATGGAAAAGAGTTTGACGGGACTGTGGGTAGCGCCAGAAGTGCCAAGCTCATGCTGAAAAATTTGCTTCACAACGACCCAAAAGTTGATAGTTGGTTTGAAATCATGGTAGGTGAAGCTTATGCAATTAAACGAGAGTGGAGGATTTATATGGTTAACGGAGAAGCTGTCTCAGCGTCTCAGTATCGAAACAACCATACCCTCTCGAAGAACTCTGAAGTTTCTTACGAAATAAAGAAATTTGCTGAAGAAAGAGCAAAGGAGTACCAACCTCACGAAGTCTTTGCAATGGATATTTGTGAAGCCTTAGATGATGGTGAATTAAAACTCTATATCCTAGAATGCGGGTGTATGAATTCGGTTGGATTCTACCACTGTGACAAGCAAGGGTATATAGAAGGGGTGACCAACTATATTGTCTCGAAACAAATTCCAGATCACACTCTTCTAATCAATGGTGAAGCTCACCCTTGGTCAGAAGAAATAGAAGTTATAGATGAGAGTGAGTTCGGAATGAACATCACCATATGCTTCGACTGGTCTTATAGAAAAAGGCAGGTTGAAACAAGACATAACTGCACTGAGCTACATCACCTCTACCATAAAGAGAGAAGGGATTGGTTTCACCAACTTGATTCTGCTTTTGAAAGTGATATTCACGGAACAGGAGGAACGAAGAGTATGAATAAACTCAAATGGATCAAAGCGGAAAAAGCTTTAATCTTACATAAAGAGTACTAATTGTAAAATTCCGTCTAGACATAAAAAAGCCAGTACATTCTCAGTACTGGCTTTTTTTGTTAACACATTTTTTTCAATTTCATCAATCTTCCTTTAGTGTTTAATTCTTTTCTTTTTAGAACCTTCCCTCCAATCGGAAGAACCACCACTAAGTTATCTGATTTTGCATAATAAGTATGATACCTCTTTCCTCTTATAGAGCAACGAATATTCATAATCCCATTAATAACTGAGACCTCTACCGCTTTCATACCATTCAACCTACTCTGACTATCTTGAGTTTGCATCCAAGCCGATGCTTTCATAAAATATTCACCAACCTGAAGATTTTCAGCTTTGATTAATTTAGTGTGACCAGAAGAAGTTTTTCTTTTTAATAATTTCATGATTTCATGAGTTCGTTAACAACTATCCAATTCGCAAAAATATATCCCTGATGTAAAAAAATTACACCCTATAGCTTGGCTTTTAAACGATCCAATAGAAGCTCAGAGAACTCTTTGTCCTAATGAGTGATGAAAGTTCTCCTACCGTTCTCATTTCGCTTATCAGCTTGCATTTTTTTACAAGAACCTTTAAGATGATCTATTTTCTTTTGCTTTAATTTTTTCATTCTAACCCAATTATATTATATTCGTTTTCTAGAAGAAACGCCTTTTCCATCCGTTCCATCCGAGTAAACACTTCAGCCCATGCTTTTTTATTAGATTCGGCATGTTGTATAACCCCAGTCAACACCAAACACTTATCAGCCCTCATTTTTTTAGAGGGAGAACTTTTTAAATGACCCATGCTTTTTCTTCTTCTAAGTGTTTTCATACCCTTCTATCCTGTATGCCATTTAACTCCACCACCTCTTCTAGTTATTTTGAATTTATTATCAGCCCTCATTTTTTTAGAAGGAGGTCTTTTTAAATGACCTATACTCTTTTTATCTCTAAGTGTTTTCATATCAAAATTCTAAGTCATCAATAGTTTTAAAAGTGTCAAACCTAAGATCAAGGTAAAACAGCTCAACGATAGGTGAAAGCTTCTGGTTTCTAATCTTTTTGCAAGAACCCTTAAAGTGATCAATTTTCTTTATTCCCTTCCGAGTCTTCATATCATCTTCTTTATTATTTTCCTCTTCTTTTCAACCTGAAACACTTCATCCTCAAGTATTAAATGGACTCCTACTACCACCTTTTTCTTTTTCTTTATTGGAGGTGCATCATTTATATCACTCAAAAAACTTTCAGGATTCCTAGTTCTTGAGAGTTCACATAAAACAATGTTAAAGATACGCTTAAATGTCATTTCGTCTATCGATCTTAGTTCAATAGAAGTAACCACAAACCTTCTGTCATACTCTTGAAACTCATCGCCAACAATCACATCTCCTCGCTGTAAATCAGCAGCCAACTTAGTCGATACCTTCTTTTGCTTTAGGCTTTTCCCGTTGATTAATTTCATCTATATTTGGTTGTTATTAATTTCTTCTTCTCTACCAAAACAGGCATTAAAATATCAAATGGCAAAATAACAACCGAATTCTTTCCTAATTTTCTCTCGCTATTTTTTGTCCCCCTATTATATAATTTATAGACTTTTACCAAAAAAAACCACGTTGCACTTCTATTTAAACCATCATCTACACCTAAAACAACAAACCTACCATCTGATCTATCAATCACATGACCACGCTCTAATTTTTGAGGCATCAGGGTTTGAAGTTTTTTATTTCTCCCTTCTGGACGCTTTACTAACTTCCCTAAATCTTTCATTTGATCTTTATCATTGTGTACCTTCCGTCCTTTAAGGTAATGTAGATACAATCCTTCTTCTCAATCGAATATATCGTGTAGTTGGAATCGTTCAGTCTTCCTTCGTAAGAAATTCTCTCCCCCTTAAACTCGTCAACCCCACCCAATCTCTCATCCGTAGCTGAAATAAACGCTACTGACTGATCTAAGATTGGAATAAAATGTTCTGGCACAATTAAATTCAAATCTGCCTTGCTGTTCCCGATATCCTTAATCATCTCCTGATTCACCTGATGAATCAACAACCAAAAAGCTCTCCGTCTAGATGCGTCATCTTTTTCAGAATCAACAAAATCATACATTCCTAGAATTGTTTTTTCACTGACCTCTTCTGACTCGTTCTGCTCTCCCGTGATCTCCTGAGATGAAAATGAAGACTCACCCATCCCACTAGTTCTTACAATAAGTTCCAAATCGAAAAGTAAACCCTCTTGAATCTTGTTTGCTTTTCCCGATCTCACCACATCACTTACAGTCTCTTCAACCAATTTTTTAATGTGGTCACTATAACCAGAATATTCTGATTTATACTTTTTGATATCGATCTTAAATCCCATTGTGTCTAGTTTTATCTACAAAAATAGAAAAAATTCCTCATAAAATCAATTTTCTCATTGCAATACTTTTTTGCATATTTGCTTTGTACTTAAAAAACCGAGTATAGCTCTGTTTGCTACAGGATTAGCTTTTTCAAACACAGATGAGATCAACCAATTAAAAGAAGAGGTCAAAAGTTTGAAGAAAAATTCTTAAAATAAGTCTCGGCAAATTTTTTTTTTGACACCCTAAGATTTAACCCAACCTTTTTGTAACAAATCAAAGATAATCACGTTATATAATCATGGATACAATGGATCAAATAAAAAGAGACTACGAATTAGGTCTCCCAGTTCTAACGAAAATTTTTGAACTAAAAAAAGATAAACTTATCCCCCTTATAAAGAAGGTTTGCCAAGGAGTAATCTCGGAACACTACAACCACCTCTTTGAGCCAAAAAATGTCAGAGTCACCAAAAAAACAGTAGACGATGAAGTCTCTGAAATTAGAATTGAATTCTATGACGCTCTCTTAATCAGCCCTATGGGTATTCATCTCTCTCCCGAAAATGGAGCAAACAAAAAAATTATTGCATTTAACGAAACTTTTACCCTAGAAAATCTAATCTAGTCTTTATCTTAAAAAATTTAATCTAACCTTTTCCGACACAACACACACATGTTTTAGGAAAACAAAAAAAAGGAGAGCTGTTATGGCTCTCCTTTTTTTTATATAATAGGTAAATGAATTACCACTCGATCTCCCACTTTCTATCAGTCTGCTCATCTACAGTGATTGTAGAAAAATTTCCTAGAGTCGAAACTGCTTGGATATTCGCTTGAATGATTACAGTGTTTGTAGTTGATGCTGTCAATATAGAATTACTAGGAACTACAACCTGTGAGAAGTTTGAAATTGTCTGATTTGACTCTACTTGATTAATATCTGCTAAGTCACCCAAAACAATACTCTTGTAAGCGCCAACGAAAACTCTCTTTGGCATTCCGCTTGCCTTGTAATGGAACCAAGCGTTTGTTGGTCTGTTGTTTGTTACTTTCATGTTATAAAGTATTTAAAGGTTAATGCTAATTAATATCTTAAACTTTTTTCAAACCTACTCGTTTGCTTAAACAATTCTTGTTATACTTCCACTTGTAATGCTGTAAGTGTTTCCGTTGTAGGTATAGTCACCATTAGACAAAGCTGTAGATAATCCAGAGTCTGTATAAACATTCAAGCCAGTCTGAAGCGAAGAGCCTCCCACTACATAAACTGTAGTGTTGACTCTACCTTGCGCCCAAGCGTAAGAGTCAAAAGCTGCTCCGACTGCATTAATATTTCCAGCAGCTGTAATCCTACCAGTAGTAAATGTTATGTATTTCCAAGGATCAGTCTGAAATACTGTTCTTGAAACAGAAACTGGAGAGAACCCTTGATCGTCACTGTAAAAGTAAGTTGCATCAGATAAGTCATATACATCCTCTCCAACCTCGTTGTAGAATGTATAAGATGTTCCTGAAGAGCCTGATAAGTAATAAGTGTCTGATTCCATTGCGTAATTTGAAGAAGACTGCCTAATACCGCTATTAAAGGTTATCTTTTGATTGGTGTCGGAAGCAGGTACGTCATATTTAAGGGTGGCACTTATGTTGTAAACAGTGGTTAAGGCTTCGTCTTGGTAGATGGTCGCACTCGGTTGTGATAGACTGACTCCATCCGCCACATAAACAGTATAAACCGTAGTTCCGATCTCATTAGTTAAAGTGTAACTATCAGCTCCAGCAGACCCGTTAATATGAGAAATAAGACCATTTGTAATCGTAATCGTATCCTCAGCATACTTGTAATCTCCATTATATCTCGATGCCAATTGAGTAGGAGTTCTAGAGGTATTAAAAATCGTCCTTCCAATAATAGCTAAGTCACCCAAACTGTTTACAGAAAAAGCATGCTTCTGACCATCTTTTACCATCAAAAAGCCTTGCTTGTCAGAGTTGATCTCCACAACCTTTCTCTGCCACCTAGCAGTATCAGTTACAG